AAACAGCTTACGTTGGGTACAAAAAAGAGAATTTTCAGGCATATAAGCAGAATCTACAAACAACTTATCCTCTCATTTGGTTGTATAAGGGATTTTGCCGTGTTGCCAGTGAGATTAAAATACCGATAGACGAACACGGTCGGCTGATAACAAAATCGCGCCATCGGTACTTGGTACAGTTGGCCGTAGAACTGTACAAGACGAAGCTCTACGGAGAACACCAATTTACCGGCAACAACGGCAAGCCCATATCCTGTGACACTTGCGATCACAAGAAGCGCATAAAAGTCTCTTGGGCTGATGGCAGCAAGGAAAACAGGAACCTAAACTTAGGGGTTGAGCTTAGAGATGAAGTTGACAAGCTTGTTCTCTCTCGTGGTGGTGTGATTTCAAAATACCGTAAAAATCACCCAGGCGTCAGCTTGAATACATTCATTCAGGCGGCTATTCTGACCTATGTGGCTGAGATCGAGAATCGCCCGACAACCTTCTGCGATTGCTGCCTAATGCCAATCGCAGGAGTGCAATATTTGTACGGTGACTCTCGTTTCAGTGCAGATGCCTATGAGATAACACCAAGCCCAACGGCATCTATCGTCTATGTCAGGTACAAACGGTACTTGCCAACCAAAAGCAACGAGCTTGAGACTTTTGGCATTCGTGCTCATGCTGTCCCTATTTCGTCCGAACACGGCGCTAAAATAAAAGCGTTACTCAGCAGAAAGCTTAGCGACGATAAGCTTGAAACTGAACTTGAGAAGTTTGGTTACAAGCTGAGCGTTGTTATGGGCGAGGGCTTAGTAAAATTAAGGACAGGTCAATTTTTAGCCGTTTGTCCAATGAGTGAGATACCGAAATTAATATGAGAGAAAAAGTCTACGAATTTAGCAACGGTGTGCGTATTTTAAACTGTACCAAACACGCACTTAACTTTCTTGACAACGGACAAACTATCATTGTTGAGCCTTCGGGATTTGTGATCGACGCCAAAATCAACGAGCAAAACAACGGCTATTTGTCAGAATATTTTGGTACTGAGATTTTTAATACTAAATTTCTTGGTGATTTTGAGGTGTCAAACAAAATTGACCATTTAAGCCGAGAGTTTAGCTTGGTTGGTAAGAAGGAAGTACTATTTGTGGGCAGTCAAATAGCAGCACAGGCTTATCCTGAAAGAGTTGCAGCCTTAGTATCAGTTGCAGGCTATGAGAGAGCTGAATGGAGCAAAAAATTGATGCGGTGCGATAAATTTATAATGTTCTAATGAATCGAGAAAGAATCAGAAAAACGCTGCTGTTTCTTATATCAGCCCAGTGGTATGCTTTGTATAAAGCCAGAACCGGAGAAGTAAGTCTTACTCGTATGCAAGAGATCAGCAGATTAGTTGAGCGCCAAAGATCAACATACCTGTTGACAGCTTTGGGGTTCTGGCTTGTATTCTCTTTCGTTACAGGGCTTTTTAGCTTGATTAAAAACAATTTGTTTGGAGTGTGGGCTGCGCCAACAGCAGTTCTTTTAGTGTTAATGTTCTTTGTCGTTATAGCAACCTATCGCGGCTTATTGAATTTTTGGGCAATCAAACATCTCAGCGTTCCGGATCACGCCAAGATCACGGCCAGCGATACACCACTGTCGGTGCTTGATTTGCCGGAGCCATCTAACGGAAGTTTTGCCATCGGCATCAACGACCGAGGCCCTCTAATGTACAGCCTCGGAAAGCCGACCTTCGCCGGCAATTTAGCAATAGCTGGTAGACTGCAATTTCGTGAACATCTGCATGACGCCCTGATCTACGGTATTATGAGCGATCCGAACTTTGTCGCTCTAATTTTTGATACTGATGGCGGACTGGATTTTAGTTATCTACGCTACGATTATCGAGAACTCTTAGGGCTGCCAAACTTAGAGAGATTGTTTACCGATGAAAAACTGGTTGAGCTTTCCAGGCTAGCAGCTTTGCCAAGAGTAATTGTTAGAAGCGAAGATGGCAATGGTGAGATTCAGGACAGCTTAAACTGGCTCTCCGGTGAGTTTAGCCGCAGAAGCCGGATCAAAGCTTTAGAGCCGGAATCAAACTTTGCGCCGATTTTGATTGTTGTAGATGATGTTCTGGCCTCGGCTTTTTTGAATAAGGGCAAAGGCGAAAGCAAGGGCATTTATCAAGTAGACGTACTGCATAATATTGCCATGCGCGGCAAAATGCTCTCAATGCACTTGCTGGTAATCCTTCCAACCGGCAAAGACTGGTCGAGTATGGATGAAGAATTCAAAGAGTTCTTTTCTTGTCTGGAAGTCCATCACACCAAATTTGTTGGGAAGGAAGGCAATACAGCAGCGATAAAGAATGTTGTTCCCGCAAATGATATGGTGTTCCAGATTTACCATAAAGGAACGCCTTATACGCTCAAAGCACCAACGGTAAAGCCTAAAGAGCTTGCTGCAAGGATTTATGAGAAATCTGCTAATATGCCAAAGCCAACAAAAGCGCTGGAACAGGCTTGTCGCAACAACCGGACGTATCGAGACTTGGACAAGCCGGCAATCAATATCCTGCTGCAAGAGCAGTCGGCAGTTTAAACTAACTTGTGAAAGGATGTGAGGTTTGGAGAGAATTAAAATCAAGAAAGTGAGAACAGAAATGGGATTAATTACACTGAGCAATGTCGATAACGAGTGTGGCAATCCGTACTGTGACGGAGAAATAAAAGATAACGCCATAGTCGTAGGCCAAAAGCTCGAAATCAACTGGCTGTCCGATCCAGCCAATTCAATGAACGGCGTAATGACGTGTGGCAGTTGCGGCCATTTTTCCGGGCAGCCTTTGGCCGATGTTCAAAATTTAATGGGTGAACAAGACGCCATATCACTTTAGAAGACCATCATGCTACTTTGGCACCAAACTGAAAAACAAGGCGAGTACGTTGTAGAAGCAGAAAATGTAGACCAGCAGGATTTAATCGTGAATTCTGGTGGCTACATTTTTAATCCCAGTGAGACTGGCTTCTCAACGCCACCGCTGGAGTTTGACAATTCAATCGGTTGCATAGTCAGCTTAACCGGAATATTTGAATAAAATGGGTTTATTCTCTCGATTCTTTAACGACGAGCCTGAGCAAACCGAGTATTTTGCTCAAGGACTTTCTGAAGATCAGAAAAATGCGCTTCGCAGTTTTGCTCAGGGATCGGTTGACCTTGCTAAGGAACTGGGCTGCGATGTTTCTGATATTGGCGTGAGATTCACAGTTGATGCAAACGGCAATCCTGTTGCCGAATGCTTTTATGACCCGTAAACAAATTATGTTGGAATTACGACCGTTACAGTGGCGCGAGGACAAGCGCGAAGATAAATTCAAGATCGTCGGCAAGCTGGGAGAACACAATTTGTTTCTGATCTCCAAAAACAATATGCCAAATGTCAAGGCCGGTAAGACCTACCGCATGTGTATCTTCGTCGGCGATACCAAGTTTGCCTACAGTGACGAAATTTATAAGCTCAAAGAGACTGCACAATCGTTTTGGAATAATATTGTAAAATTGGCTTTGCCGAAGAGTTATGAGTGAGTATTTTGTAACAATAATCTTCTTTTTTATCGGTTGGGGCTTTGTCAACCATCTTTCGACCGTAGGCTATCGAGAAGTGGCAGGCAAGTTCGGCCAAAAGCGCCGTGTTGCTGTTACCGATCCAAAAAGATATTGGATGTCACTTAGGTTTATCGGCGACATCCAGAGAAATAAAATCTGTCACGGAAAGTACAATCTTCAAGGCATTTATGCTCTGGTAATAACGATCTATCTGTTTCTAAATTTTGGAAACGTTCTTTACGGCGCTTCCGAGTGCTAATTTGTTTAAATTCAACAAAGAAATAGCTATTAGAGCGCCATTTGGAAGCCCTTATCTAAGCTTGATTTCCATAAAATATCATGTTGGTCAAACACCTAAGATAAGAAAGCCGACTGATTTTGACAAAATTAGGCTCTTTGTCAGCAAATGGTTTATAACCGTAGGCTTTTATAGCTGGTATGCGCCTTTGATGCTGGCCAACTTGAACAAGCTTGCTGACAAGCTTTTTCCGCACAGTGAGCTTGCGGTTCTGGTTGCCAAAATAATTTTGAGAGATAAAGAACTTCCGGACGAATACCGCAGTGTAGCCCAACTTGCGCCTAATGTTGTCGAGATTGATTACACAGGAAACCCCAATAACGGCATCCCTTTTGTCGTTGAAAAGGACAACATTGCCAAAGGCGCAGGCTACAGATTCGCTACGGTCGATCATCGCACAACGCCTGGAAAAGTCAGAATTACTTTTTCCAATAGTCCAAAAATAGCCTTTGGCACAAACGGAAAAGCAGAAGTAACAGAAAGCCGCCCGCTTTATCTTTATGGCATCAGAACGGGACGAGTGCTGCCTAACGGCGACAATGAAATAAAAATAGGCCATACGATAAATCCCAAACAAGCTCAGAGTGATTATGGCCGAGGCAATTCTGATCCTCGATTTATACTGCTGGTGCAAGAGACTGAAACATTCAACGAGAAGAGTGTCCATAGCGCCCTGATCGACTATTATCAGGAGCCTGCGGACGGCAATCGTGGAGAGTTCTATCAGGAGTGTGCCGAGTTGTGGAAGATCGTCCGAAACATGCTCAAGAAAGAGCCTGAAGAAATTGTGAAATCAAGTATTTTGCCGGAAGGAATTTTTGAATTAGCATGACTTTTCAAGGCTGTGTAATTTTAATCAGCAAACGGCTTTCTGATGGCACTGCCTCAGCGACTACCGGCCAAATGTTGCCTGTACTTGTGATGATGAAAAAGATAAATGAATCTACCTGTAAAATTCAATGATAAAGTCGCTTTACCAAAAGGCGCCTTTCGGATCGTGTTTCAAACGATACTTCTTGAACACACCTGCTGCGTCTGCGGCAGAGAAACGCTAACTGATATACCGTCAGTTGTTGGTCGTGTTGTTTGGACAGACGATTTAAGACATCTGCCTTACGACAATACCCATAACGACGAAACTCAAGTTGTTTGGGGCCTATACTTGTGTATGGATTGCACCCAACAAGCGTTAGGTTTTAAAGTCAATATAGAAGAGATGCCGATGTCCGATGCTTTTGCAGATAACAAGTGCGAACTGACGACCAAACTCAGATAAAACAAAATCAGAGTCAAGGCGGTTGGATCGTCCAACAAGAGACTGATTTTCGTTGTTCTAATTGCGGCGCAGATTTGAAAGCACAGGCGTTAAATCAAACCGAATAATTTCTGAAGGAGCCTATGATCCAAAGACTTATTTCTACCGATACAATGAAACGCTTTGTCAAGCGTTTTAAGCGCGACTATGACGATGAACTCGGCGCGTTAAAACAAAAGTTGGCACCAAGAGACATAGCTGTAATCGTAGACGCCATCAACTTATGGGAACAAATGAAACGTGATGACAGCTTGTTGCTTACACTGTCAGATAAAGCTCGTCTTTATCCAAGCTCGCATATTTTTCCTAATTCGGCTTTGGATTTATGTCAAAACTAAAACAAAGCGCCATAAACTTAGTTGTTGTGCTTGGCATCGTTGCTTTGATCGGCTTGTTTGATGCCGTCTTTGGCGGAATAATCAGTTCAGGCTTGTCAAGCGATAGCGAGTGGTCAGCCTACGACCAGCGTGTAAATGACGGCTACCAACTGCTACTCGGTTCTATGGTTTTGGCTGGTTTGATCTTGCAGATGTGGTTTCGAGAGTTTGACAGAAACATCGTGATTTTTGCTCTTGCGATCTTTCTGCTGCTTGCCGGATACGTCGAGGATGCGATGTATTACATTTGGCTGTCAATAACACAATACCCCATCGAATTTTTTGGCCAGGGGTTGCTCGAAGTCGAGACCGGCTTTCCAGAACGTATTGCGGGTTGGATCGGCTGGATCGCCCGAAATTGGCTTAGACTGCCTTTCGATGGATTCGAAATAAGCGCAGTCGTGCTTATGAATTTCATCAGCATTGCAGGCGTATTTGTGTTGTTTTATTTGTTCGAGCGTGAGAAAGAAAGAGAACGTAAAATTGACGGCGTGATGAAAGCTATATTTTCAGACGAGGACACTGACGCATGATTTACTTAGGAATTGATCCTGGCTTGGATGGCGGTGTTGGTGTGATAGCGAACGATGCAAAACTTGTTTTCGGTGTCCCGACTTTAATTAGAAAAAAAGCAAAAGGGACGAAAAGAGAATATTTAGTGGGACAAATGGCAAATATTCTGCGGGACACGCTTCGGTCAGGCTCAGGTGTATTAGCTTATTTAGAGGATGTGCATGCCTTTCCGATGCAGGGGACGGTGAGCATGTTTAATATGGGAGAAGGCAAGGGAATTTGGCTTGGTATTCTCTCTGCATTGGAAATTCCTTATGAGCTAATCAGTCCGCAATCTTGGAAAAAAGCAATGGGGCTTAACAAAGATAAGGAGGCATCAAGACTGTTAGCACTTAGATTGTTTCCTGAATTAACCGACGCTTTAAAACTAAAAAAGGACGAAGGTAAAGCAGAGGCGATACTGATTGCTGAATACGCACGTAGAAAAAATGGAACCAACAGCTAAATTCTTCGTGCCACCGCTGGAGCTTTGGGAGAAGCTGGCAACGATGGCGCTCCTGGCTCGCAGCGTCGTGCAAAATGAAGCAGTAGCCAAAACCAAAATTGATGAAATCGAGGCGATGCTTTCCGATCCGTTCCTAAACGAATGGTTGGAATGGGCGGCTAAGAATAGGCCCTATAACACATCGAAAATTGAGCCAACATGATAACCGAAGCCAAAATAAGAGAAAAACTAGATCAGATCAGCGTCCATCTTGATCTGATCCGAACAAACTTGGCAACCGGAGAGCAAAATAGTCTTCTACCGGATTTGGGCCGTTGGTCAACCGAGCTTTACAGTCTTTTGCTCGACCCGAATGCAACAATCAAAAACGAAGAATTGATAAAATGGCTGTCAGGCAAAGAAAGCCTGCTGGACAAACTTTAAGCGAAAGGAATTTTTCAAATGTCACTGCCAAAACCCAAACCAGGAGAGCCGGTTGGCGTAATTTACCCAGGCCCACTCTATGAACCAGTCGAAGTTCCGGCAGAATACGTCCGCGACATGCGGCCTGAATCTCAAGGCGGCCTGTCGTATGAAGCGCTTTGTGCAAAATGGTATCCGTCCAAAAAGCCGGAGTCTGCTGCAAAACCAAGAAACGATAAAGCAGTAAGTAAAGACAGAGTTCGCCACCGTCCGGACTGCCCAACTTTGAAGCAGGCTGGAGGAGAATTGGTGAGAGCTTTTACTAACTTTTTCAGCCTTAGAAACTTATGACAACGAATCTGCCACAACCAGAAAGAATCAACGTTTTCAAAGTCCCAAAATTTGGGCATCGCTTCTTTCTGCCGCTTGGATTCCAAGAACCTGATTTTATTTCTATTCCAGAGCCGAGAGACGCCAGGGAGCCTTATTGTCAAAAAGCCATTTTCAATCTAAGAGACGTAGTGCTATTCGGATTGGCTGCATTGCTGATCGGTGTGTTTAGCACGGTCGCTGTCTTTACGTGGATAAAAGGCACTTGGTTCGATCTGTTTGCCATCGGCGCTATCGGACTGGCAGCGGAAGTTGTTTATCTGATCTATAAGTCGAGGTAAAGCCTGGTTGATGTCTTTGGAATTCTGGGGCTTCTCGTTTTGGCTTGGCTTTTAGTTCGAGCTTTTCTGAATTCGGATCGAAGAAAGTATCGTGATGTTATTGTCAGCAAGTACCAGGATGCCGACTACTACTATGGCAAACAAGGTTCCGAGTTTGACGATCTTGAAGTTAGAAAGGCTATTATAAAAAGAGATGGATGGAAATGCAAGAAGTGTGGAAGAAAAGTCTACGACAAGCCCAAAACTTTCAAGCAACACTTCTTGCACTGGCTCGGACTCCGCAGACGCATCTGTATCGACCACCTAATTTTTTATGTATATGGGGGAAAAGGAACGATGGAAAACGCTCGCGTGTGCTGCTGGCGTTGCAACTCCAAGCGCGGAGCAAGAATGGATCGCACTTGTCTTGAGCAGGTGCGAAAAGAAGGAAAGAAGATTTACTTGGGAAAGAAGGTTCCAAAGTTTAAATATGAAAGGAAACGTTATGCTTGAATTCTTACTGTCTTTGGCTGCCCTTCTGTTTGTAGCAATAGCAGAAGCCGTTTTGGATGAAAACCAATGAGATATTCTTTCAAGTACGACAATCAAGAATTCGATGAAGCTTTTGATGTTGACACTGCCGAAAAGAAGCGTCAAGAGCTTTTGGCAACAGCGCTGAAGAACCAAGTTCAACCGTCGATGTTCAAAGTCGTGCTCGACGGAAAAGCCGAGATCAAGCTAACCCAAAAGCTGATATGAGCCTGACTTTAACCGAACTTCGGACTTTGCTTAAATTGCTGTCGGGTGATCCTGATAATGAAGGCTGGTATGATATTAGGCGCGTAAAAGACAAAGCGACACGACGCAACAATATCTCAGTGCATATCAGCCGGCTTAAAAAAAACAAGAAGCTGCTGGAGTCCAGCGGCAGCAACTTTTACAAGCCGACTGAAGAATGCTGGAAGGTTTTGGAAAGCCTTTATGGTGAATTAGGAGCGCCGTTGGCAAAACTTCTTGAAACACATGCAAAAATACAAAAAACTTCCTAACGGCCATCAGCGGATCACCCGCAAGATCGGTGTGGCCCGCACCGGCAAGAAGAGCGCATTTAAGCCTAAACAAAGTGCCTGCGCTTATCTGCCGGCCAAAGACATAACACAGGCAGTGCTAAACCATCCCAATCGGCTGACTTGCTTCAAAATCAGCAACGACGAGAGCATCGAAGTGGACGGTATTTGCTCTGCTGGAGATGATAAATTCGAGATTTATGGGGAAGGCAGGAAGTTCAAGATTTCCGGCGAGACTGAGCTGCACGTTTACGTTTAGAGTTGTTTCACACTCTCCTTCCTTTATCCCGCTTGCAAGATATTTTTGTGAGTGGGATTTTTATTTTAAAAAAAATAAAAGAGCCATCCGGAAAGGAAAACGGATGGCTCGACTTGAGTTAGGAAGAGTGAGAAGCACTCTCGTGAGAGGAAACAACAGCTTTTTTCGGCGTGAGCTTGAGGTGTATATCCCGCAAGACCTTGAGCAAGCGCAAATGATGCTGGATCATATCGCGTGTAGGGTCTTGCTCATTTCGTCTATCTATCTCGGTCTGAAGCTGCACGATCACTTCGGTATCAGAGACCAACTCAGTATTGTCTCTGATGAATTCGAGCGCCTCCAAGCACTCGGTATGCTCGTACAACTTGCGGATCGCCGTCTTGAGCGAATCTTTCATTGTTCAACCTCCTTTTGCGTTCACGAGTCATCCTGACTCATCAGAAAGATAGCGAAAATTTCGGAAATTTGCAATTAAGATTTTGGCTTTTTCAATAATGCCAAAGCTTCCTTACCATTTTTCCAAGTGCTCGCGGTTCCCGTCGCTGTAATTCCAGCCAATACACCTCCGGCAACGTACTCCAAAAGCGGAACGTAATCGGTAATTCCTTGCGAGATCGCGTAGATGCCGCCAACAAGAGCGCCTGCTGCCATGAGAAAATAGCCTATGGCCTTTTTTATCGCTCCGTCTGGAATTATCTTGAGCGCCCGCAAGAAACCGATGATGATGTTGAATACCAGCGTAAGGGAAAGACCCTGCCAGATCAAAATATCATCAGGAACTTCCGCTGCCGGAGCTTCTTGTAAAAAGTTCAACAGCATAGGCATAAGAACGATTAACATAAAATTTTACTCCAATAAAGTTAATCTTTTGGAACAGCATGGCGATGCACAAAAAACACCGCCTCGCCGTCCATTTTCAGTAGTTTGTCCAAATCCTTGAAGGTGATCTTGGCCGAGCCGTTTTCTCCCCAGGACAATCCCCACGAGTTTACCAAATTGACGCAACCTGCCGAAAGCTCGATTTGGTTGGCCAACAGACAGTGCCCGCCGATAATTTGTCCTGTCGGTCTGATAAAGCCTTTGGTATCCGGCTCCATCATGCCTTCCGTCCAGTAGAGACCGAGCACTGCCGGGCCATGATAGGCCAACCCTAAAAGCAGGTCAGCCAGTCCAAACGCCCAATAGTAACCTTCGTAGTAACCCAGACGCCTGCCGATTTTGACCCCTGCGATAACGCTCGTTCCTTCATACTGCGGGTTGGCATTCGGATATGCGCCGCCTTCCCATTCATCTATCTTCTGTGCCTCCCAATAGATTTTCTCTTCAGCAAACCGGTGGTCGATGCCCTTGCTTTCAGCCGGTCGTGCAATCAGTTCGTGTGCGATGCCGTGACCGACGCAACTTCCGGATTGACCTTGATCGAGCAAAGTCATACAGCGCCAGGTATAACTTCGCAACGGCTTCTCACCAACCAAATCGCGCACGCGATAGTTTTTGCTTCTCTCGTCAAACTTGGGAATGCGCCCCAGACGAGGATCGGAAACCAATACGCCGTTTTTTAAAATCACAAATTCTCCATCGTGTTCAAATGTTCGTCCATTTCTTTCGTTAATTTCAACAGATACTTTTGCGATTCGCCAGCGTGGCACTTTGCCAGAACGGTTCTTAAGCTCATCCAGGTTTCTTGCATTTTCTTCAACTTTTTCTCTTGAACCTCATCATCGTAAGCGCCCTTTATTCTTCCTTTTGTTTTTAGAATCGCATAGCAAGTCAAAAATCCTATCCCAAAAAGCGCTCCCGCCAGTCCGAGAACTGGGAAGTATTCCATTAAGCTAAAGTGATAAAGTCCCGATTTTTATAGCTTCTGATCTTTCTTTTTACACTGTCGCCGTCACGATACCCTGCCTCGTTGGTGTTGCCTTCTATCGAAACAAAGTAATCATCACCAACTTCAATGACAATACCCGTATGCACCCAGTCCCTTTCGATTTTGCCTTTGGACAAAAACAAGCCTCCGATAATCTTTTCTTTTCTGTGTGAAGCATAAACGCTGCTGATGAATCTGTTTCCCATTTTTGCGCTTTGTGCCAAATCATCGCAGGAAAAAGTCCTGAGAACCGGCATTTCCATGCCTAATGTTTCGGCGGTCTGAGCGATGATAAAAGTGACGAATCCGGCACACCACGCCATTTCCTCGCCTTCGTTGCCGTCCATATACATTCTGACCCAGGGGCCTCGGTTGTTGCCGCCGACTTCTCGCGGGTTCTCAGCCAAATGCTGTTTGGCATAGGCGATAACCAATTCCGGCAGTGAACGTCCATCTTTGTAAAGCGGCGATACGGCATAATCAAGCGGTGCTTTAAGCAACGCAAAAGTCAAAGCGTCTACGACGCCGGTTGAAAGCAAGTCGTTCTTCCTCTGGAATTCTACTACAGCGCGTCTTGTGGCCGGGCCATATAAGCCGTCAATCGAAACGTTATAACCCGCCAAAACCAAAAGCTCTTGGATCAATCTTGCGTCTTGATTTGGCTCTATGCTCCCATCAACCGGCAAAGAGACTTTCGGCAGATAAGGCTTCATCGTATTTTTGTTTTTCTCTTGTCAGATACTTCTAAAAGCTCATCAATTTCAGTACACAACAGGATCGCCGCAAAGTATTGCTTGGCTGACAATCCTGCCCGCCACGAACATAGCAAAGCTCGCAGCCCCAACCAAACACCTTGCAGCTTTTCCAAGCGTTCGCTTGAGGTTTTTGGCTCTGCTGGCTTGCCATAAAAATAAAGCATAAGCTTTACTTTGAATTTTACCGCAAGCCAATGAAACAGAGCGCCAAACAAAAAGCTCGTAGCGAGCAACACAATCGGAATAACTATATCTAACAACGCAACCTCCTGTCGCGTTTTTTCTTAGGGTCGGGCAAACAGCTTGATTAAATCAGGTATCATCTGTGCCGCTTGCAAAACTCCAAAGATTATCAAAACCACAATGCCTATATTCTTGACTCTTTTGTAGTCTTTCACGTCATCAACTGACAGAAGCCGACTTTCGATCTGCTCAAAGAACTTATCATGTTTGTCCAATCGGGTCGTCAATACTGCCAGCCGCTCCCGATGCTCCACGTCTTGCGCCATGCGTCCATTAAGCATAGCCTCCAAATGCTCGATCTTGCGGGTCTGGCGTTCAAGTTCGGCAAGTATGCGCTCATTGTAGGACTTTTGATATGAAAGCAGTTCTTGTTGGAAATTGTCCTTGTCCATATTTTCTAATGCTTTTCCTTCGCTACGCAAAACGTGAATCCGCTGCTATTCCATTTCAGACAGAACCATTCTATTTCTCTATATCCCCCGTCGCTGCACAAATATCTGTTGGTAAAGCCTAAAAGCGGCTTTTCTTTCATTGTTGCCGCCGCTTGGATCGTTTTCTGCCGGTCATCCGGATGCACCAGTTCAAGCCAGGGTGTCGCAATCAGCTTTTCTTTTGTCCAGCCAAGCAGCCTCGGCCAGGCCTCGTTGAGTTTGATAAAAAAGCCTTTTTCGTTCGCAATGCAAACCAATTCATCCAGGCACTCAAACAGCGGCCAGACTAACTCGACTGTGTAGGCCGTTTCCAATTGGTGCGCCAGTTTTCTCATCTCCACCAGCCGCACCGCCGTATTCCTAACCTGTTCCATAAGAGGTGATCGTTTCAAGCCTACTCTTTACTTCTCTTTCTTTTTGACAGCCCAATAGCAACAAAAGCCAGCAACAGCAGCAAATATTTTTCCAAGCTGCCGATGATCACGCGGTTGCGGGTTGGAACAGCGGCAGCTTCTAATTCATGTCAGTGAATTACGATAATCCGTCTGCGCAATTGCATTTGTGATCCATGAAAAGCTGACCCTTGCCACTTCAGCCCCAAATAATCTTCAACGCTATGTGTCGCGAGGTCATAATTTTTTTCAAGTGGGTTAACAATGAGAAGATTTGAGTAATTTGATACCGTATCATCAAAAGTTGAGCGTACCCTATAGATATAGTTAATTCCGGATGGAAGTATCAAGTTTGGTGGAAATGAATCAGTGAAAGTAGTATCATCCGCATCTGTTTTTGTTGCTATGAGATGGTCAGTTGGATATTGAAAATGCGAAGGAAGGTACTTTCGATAAAGCTTGTAGCCATCCGAACCGGCGACTTTATCCCACTTTACAGATATTGAATTTGGCGTGGTTTGTACAGTATCCAAATTCGTCGGGACTAAACCATTGTACTGAATACCCGCCCATTTTTGATAAAGGTATTCCAACACACCAGAAATTGTTGCATCACTTTTTCTCCCCTCGAAAACTATCAATTCAAAAATATATCCGTCATAAGTCTGTGATGCCCCTGACAAATATCTTCCAAGTCTTGCATTACTTGCGTTACCGCTGGAATAATCACCTGCTGACGTATTGGCTGAATCTCTTTTAACTCCGTCAACGCGCAGCATATAATCAGGATTTGCAGTTTGATCATGAGTAACAACTACAAAGTTAATATTGCTGACCCAATCAGTTCCAGTAATTGACGTTCTATTAAGGGCAGGACTTCCAGTTCCGTCACCGATCTGAGTTAACCATCCGTCTGTTGCTTCTATAACTCTAAGATGCGCGCCAACGCCAAAATCCGCATCAGCGGTTGAAAAGATTGGCCCATCTGACAATGCCGATGCTTTAAAAACTACAAATGCAGTCCAATCCTTGCCACTTTGGTGCATGAAATTATATAGACTGGTACTGCTATTGTGCATAATGTAATCTGATGCAACAAATAAAATCCCTGGCAATCCTGTTGCAGATATTCCAGTTTTAAACAGAGGTCGATTTCCTGCCGTAGCTTGCGTAAATGCCCCACCAACACTTCCCCAATTATAGGCGCTATCAATATTTGCATCTGCACTGTATGGATTAGCTGCATTCCTCAGACTATCAGCTTTAATCCACAGCCTTAAAGAATCTAAAGTACTCGGTATTATTGGCGATTGCGAATAAACGCTTGATGAAATTAGAACAAACAAAACAACGATATTTTTTTTCATTTTTGATCTCTGATAAATGTGCGTCTGCCCAAGTACCGCGACCGGCAGCAGCAGAAAAATTTTAAGACAAAGTTTCATTAATCTTTCCTCGCAAAGATAGTCCCCCACAACTGCTTGGGATCATCTGCCACTGCTGTTATTCGCAAAAACACCGGAGCGTTAGCTGGAATCGTGGCGTCGTCAAAAGCGGTACTGACTTCGTAGTCATCGGCAACCATGCCTGAAGTCTCAATGTTCGTACCGCGAGTTCTGGGCGTGGTGTGAGCACGATGATCAAAGAAAATTGTTACTGTGCCGGTATTGGTTGTTACCCAGATTGAATCTATCGTAAAGGCATAAGGCTCGTGAGCGACCATAACCGAGTCGCCAACCAGAACGGTATCAAGAAAAGAAAACTTGAAAGCGATCTGTTTCATCTTTGTTGGCAACGCGCTAAAAACACTGTCAGCGTTTTGCTGCGCCCAGTTGATCTGAGTATCTGTAATCGTGTTGCTTGCCAACTTAGTCCCAACGATTGCCGCTGATGAATTGATGTCGGCATTGACGATGGTGTTGTTGGAAATCTCGGTGTTAGTCACACCGCCGGTTGGTATTTTTATTCCTGCCGACGAGAGCGAAAGCGTCGTGCCGTCAATGTCGATCCGAAGCGAATCTACCGCCGTCGCTCCATTGACAAATTCAAGTCCGGAAGCGCTTGCCCGCAAAACGCGAAGCGTATCAGCATCGGCTTTTACACCGTCCGAGCCTATAGCATTGAGTGTCACTGCCCCGGTTGTGCCACCGCCGCCAAGTCCTGTGCCTGCCGTTACCGCGGTAATATCGCCTGCACCAACCGCCGAGACTTCTGCTGCTGTCACCACACCACGCGCATCGACTGTCAACACATAATCCTCCGTTTGCGACTCGCCAAAACGAAAATTTGTGACCTTCACCGTGTCAACCGGATTGGCCTGGCTGATCGTATTTCCAGACTTTTGCCAAAGTCTTGACCACCCGCCCCAACCCTGAGCTTGCGCGATCTGCGGCAAAAGCAAAAACGCCAAAAGCAAAATTGTTTTTTTCATCTTATCTCACGATTTTATAACGTAAAGTTCCGGTTAAATCCTTGTTGGCACTGTAGCGATTGGTTAGGTAGACTCGAATCGTGTCGGCAACAATGACATGACCACGCAGTTCAAAGAATCCCCCCGAAGATGAAGTTATTCCGGAAAACCCAACACTGACTGGATCGCCAACCTCCGCGCCTTTATAAACAACCGTCGTTGAATCGGTTGCATCCTGCGCCAAATCACCGGGATTCCACGCAGTACTTTCCATCGGCCAATGCGTGAACATCTCCCGCCAAATGGCTCCGTCGTCGCTATAACTGTAAAACATTGACCGCAGGCCGGAGTGAGTTCTTCTGTCTCTTCCATCGGAAAAAAAGAACTGGCCGTTTCCGCCACCGAGATTTTCTATATGGGTGGAGTCGGTAAAAAGAGTAAAAAGTTTTCGTCCGATCAGTGTGTCAGGGTCAACCAGATTTACTATTGTGTCTATGGCCGCGTCGCTGTTGGTGAACTGTATAAAATCGACGTTGGCAACGTTAATCTGAGCCGTGTCTTCCTTGAAAGCGAAGCGCCCTATATTGTGCGATCGGATTGGCCCCAATGCCGCGCTGATTGCCTCGCCGGCAGCAGAATTCGCAAAAACCCTTACAAATTCAATCGGCTTTTGGGGCAATGAGCGGAATCTCACGGTTCCGTCAGATCGAACGATCTCGCTATAGACGATTTGGGAGTCCCCAATTGAAGTATCCCAATTGTCAAATGCACGTGCGTCGATGATCGAGCGCGAGAACATTTGATGGCTGCCATCCCAAATTGTCGAGAAACCGTTTGCATTGCTACTGGTTTGACCTATTAGTTGAGTATAAATATTCTGTGGAGCGTAGGCCGATTCGTTATAAATCGCCTGTTCCAAATCGACTCTCGCCGTGAAATCCGTATGAATCCAGAACATCAGATTGCTGGCATCCGGCCCGAAATGAAAAGCACGGCTTCTCTTCGCTGAATCTGCGTCAAAAATCTCAAAGGTTAAATGTGCCCATAGATTCTCTGCTCTACCATTCAAGTAAAAGCCGGTAGTAGAATCTGTCAGTCCCATTGAAACATTACGCCAGGAGTTTTGGTAAACTGACGGTGTGCCTGCGCCTGGAACTCCCGAAAGCTCACCAGTGCCGATTACTGCGATACCGACTGCGTTTCCACCCTCCTGAATTACTTTTGCATCCCCCATCGCAGGAACGGCAATATGCTCGAAATTATTGTTGCGAAAAGATGAAAACGCTGCTGCTGCTGCATTAAAAATAATTGCGGTATCGCAGTTGATTAAGCGAAGAGATTCAAGATAGTTGTGTTCCGTCCAACCCTTCGCTGACGTGAACGTATTGTAGAAAAGAACGCCAGTGTTAAAATCCTGCATCTGGCAATTCTTAACGGCTTGGAAGGTGACATTATTCAACGAGACGGCCACGCCATTACCGCGAGTGCCGATTTGACGAAAGCGGATTCCAGACACGACATTCATCGCCCGAAAAAATGAGTTGGAGCCTGGTGTTGTGCCATAGACTGTTAGAACAGTGTCGTTTGCCGTTGTGCTAATCGCCGCGCCTGCACCGTCAAGAAATATTTGTTTATTGAGTCCATTAATCCTGATCGTGGTGTTCACCAGATAACCCGCTGTATCAGTTGTGACGCTTGCCAAGCTCGGCATCAACTTTACCGTCGATCCGACCGGAGCGGCGTCAATGGCCTTTTGAATTGCTGGCCCGGCATCGGCACTCAAGTCGTTCTTTGCGCCCCACCATTCCGGTCTGATCATGTCTAAGGCTGTTCCCGTAAATACTACTGTACCAGAGCCAGTAAACACCTGATACGGGCCAGCAAAAAAACTTCCTTCAATTCTTAAAGTCGTGCCCGAAGCCAGTGTAATCATACCGCCTCTGTTAATCGACAGCGCGGCGGTTTGCCGGATTGTATCGGTTGCAGTAATGGACTCGTTGGTTGAGACGATCAATAGAGCGGTGTCAGCTTCGGCGCGGTTGATGGCGGCAGCTAAAGAACCGAAGTCGTCGGCTGAGTAGCCTCTTTGAATTCCTGCGGTAGTCAGTTCAACTAGCCGTTGAAAAATTTGGTCTTCAAACCAAGATTTAGAAGGCACAGTCTGGCCGCTAACTATTTGAGATAATTGAGCTTTGGTCTTGTCAATCAGATTTGGAAGCTGGCCAAAAACAGATGTTGCGAGTAACAAGATTATAACTTGTGTTTTCCAGAGAATTTTCATGTCTGTCGTACTCACCATGTTGAAATCCATAAGAGATTAGGAAGCTATTCACAACTTAAATCAACAGGGAATTGAACCATCGGCTGATTTTCGCTATCCACAACGTCATGACGCATATCAATAATACAGCGCTCCCATTCGTTTGTATACATCTGCACCAAGTTCATATTTGCAGCGCCGTTCATTTTCAGCACTTCCGCTGTAATTCCCTGAACATAGGGCATAAAGTAGCGTTCTGGTATTCCTATTGTATCTTGATCACTGCTAATAGCGTCAGGGAAACCTGAATAGTGTATTTCAATCTCAAGTCCTGCCGTTGTCGGTGCATTACCGTTCTGATCGACCACACCGATATATCCGTAGATTCCCCGCCGTTCAACGTAGAAATGCCAATCAACCGTTGTGCCGCTTATGACGTTGCCGGTTCCTACCATATCCTGCAAGCGGATCACATCTTCACGGGTGATCTTGCTGGCTAAAATATCATTGATGTGCACTTCCTTGATGTGCAAAATGTCCGCAGCAAGCTCGTAAGTTGCTTGATTGGCAACAGTTGTAATTGTTGCCGTAGCTGAAAGCAGGTTAGCACGACGCGCTGCTTCCATGCCTTTGAGGTTTATGAGATCATAAAGCAGTCTTCTTGGAATTTTAGTCCGGTTTACTCCAGCTTGACCAGCCATGATCTCGACCAAGTCACATAGAACACCGACATTCGTATAAGCGATTTTCTCATCTCCTTGCTGGCAAGATCACTTCACTGCCTGCATTTTCAAATTCTTCGCCAGTCACGCCTTTTGCTGGCTCTGCGGCGCTGCCAGCAACGACTGTAGCGGGCATGACGATCCGCCCTTGTTCGTCTTTGACTGCTTTTAGCGCTTCTCCTGTCAGCCTGATGCCACGCAAAGCCGGGTACATCTTTGACAAGTCCTTCAAAACTTTGTTCATTACTTCAATGTACTCGTTTACGGCTTTTTCACGCGCAGCTTTCTTGAGAAATTTAGTCTCGGTTTTAGTTGCAGTTCTGGGCACGTCCACGCCTTGAAGCTTGGCAAAGTCTTTGTCTTTGAGCATCTGAATAGCGCGGATCGTTTGAAAAAGTCCACGCACACCTTTGAGCAAGCCATAGACTTTACCAAGCTTGGAACGATAGAGCAGTTCGCCAAAGACAGTCTGGGTGACGACTCGGCCTAAATCCTGTGCAGTTTTTTTATCTCCACCTGCTGTAATCTTTTTATCCAAGACCTTCTTGACTTCTTCGGTAAACTGTTTTTGGCCTCTAAGCTTGCTCAAATTGTTTGCGCCACGTTCAGCAGCTTTCTCATCAATCGTACTGCGAATGCGGCTTTGCAATTTATCTAAATTGAGCTTGTCTTTACCCTTTGCGCCAATTTCAGTAATCAGGTTATCGACGCGATTAAGCTCAGAGAGTGAAAGCCCCTGTTCGACGCTTTTCTTGCGAAGTGCTAAAAGCTCGTCACGCAAGGCTTGAAACTCCGGCGCGGTAAAAGCTTCTTTATTTGCTGGCGCTTTTGGTTGCCCGCTTTTGATTTTTTTGTCAACAACGCTTTTAACTTCTTGTGCAAACTGTGTTTGATTGTTTAATTCGCGGACGTTGGGCACTCCCACTTGCTCTGCTTTTTTCTCGATAAACGAACGCAATTCTTTTCGCAACGTACCTAAGTTTTTTCCGATGTTGGAAGTCTTCACATCGCCAGCAACGGTAAAGACCTTATCTCCCGCCATATTGTCGATTAGCCGCTTGACTTCGTTTATCTCGGAAAGATTCAGACCACGATTTTCGTTTCTTAACAGCAGCTTGACGATATTATTGTATTCGTCTTGCAGCGGCTTGGCAAGGTCTTTGAACGGAATGCCTTTCTTCAAACGCTTGAGATTATTGAGAATCTTTTTGTTAAGCTCCGTTGAAAATCTTGTCTTGCTCGCACCTTCCAGAGCGTCGTCCAATGTTTTCTGACTTTGTTTTGCAGCGCTTTTCAGCTTTTCAGAAATCGCCGCATAGTCATCACCGGCTTCAACGCCCATACCGACCAGACGTTTACCAATATCACCCGCTTGCGTCTGAGTTTTGTTGGTAATGCGATAGGTCTCTTGATCGGTCAAATCCAAACCTTTTGCAATTCTCTGGTCGGCAGGCGCAACCAAGTCAGACAGCTTCTCCGTGCCAGATTTGCGCATATCATAAATCTGATCCAGCGCTTTGTCAGCGTCATCAACCTTATAGGTCTGCGAACGCAATTCAGTTTTTGGCGGTTTGGCGTTTTGCGAGTAAGCTGCCAAGCTCTCTTCGTCCAATTGCTTTAAAACTGGATCGTTGGCCAGATCGTCAGCCGAGGCTCCAGCAATTTCAAGCTCTTCGGTGCGTTTCAAAATATCAGCATCAATTTCTGGCGGCGTCCGTGTCGTTGGCGCTACGTTAGTTGGAACAGGCTGATCCAAACGCTTTAACGTAGCATCAATAGTCTTACCGCTGGCTTCGCTGATTTTGCCAGCACGTTCGGACATCTCTTCCAAAGTGCCGGTAATGCCCATTTGCGCAACAGCCTCGCCAACTTTGGCTTCTTTGGTTGCGTCAGAAAGCTTTACCCTTTGCGCTCCGGTAAGCCCCATGCCTTGAAGCATCTGCTCATTGACGTTGGCATCTTTAAGCAAATGCTCGACACCGAGTCTTTTGTTGGCAAGCTTGAGCGAGCCAAGTATTGCAACTTTACCTGCTCCGGTAGCTATGCTAATAGGATCGCTGACATAATTTAGCCGATTGACCATCTCGGCAGTCTTTATTATATTCCTTGCTTGTGATGCCGACAAAATACCTGCCTGCGCCCCTTTAGTTGCTGCTGTCTTTCCCAGGCCTGCGCCTAAAGTCGCAACTGTTGAGACAAACTCAGCAGGATTTTTTTCTATTGTATTCAGCACACGATCAAGCGAGCCTGCATTCTCTACGATAGCATCGCCAATAATAGAAAGAGCTTGGTTCTCTTGTTCAGACTGCTGCTCAGGCGTCAAATCAGTGCCCCCTAAAAACTCAGGAAGCGTCTGTCTTAACTTAGCCCCAGGATAGAGTGCAACATCTGCCACAGGCTTCGGCAGCACTTTTCTAAGCAGTCCGCGTGTCACCGACCCCAAGCCTTCAGCAGTTTGAAACGGATTCATCAGCATGTGAGCCAAGCCCTCCGCCATTTCTTTTATATCTGCTCCGTACTCTTTTCCGGCATCGCCAAAACTAAACTTGGCATTTATGCCTTCGATCTCATAGCCTTCTCCAATCATTTGGTTGACCAGATTTAGCTGCGCATCCTCGCTTGCTGCTATACGAGGGTCGGAGTCAATAATCTCATTCAAACGATTAGACGAGACAAAGACCGGCGCACGTCCGGATTGCGGCTCTGCCAAAGGCTTCAATGTTTTATTAGGATCGGCCATTATTATTCTTTTCGTCTAAGCAATTTAAGCTTGTCTCGAATTTCAGTCTCGTTGATCTCGCCTTGTGACGACTTAAAAGTTTGCCCTGTTGTTTGGCTCTCTCCCGGTTTAAAGTTTTCAAGCGCTTCCGGAAAATAGCTGTAAGGCTTGGCAATCAAATCAAGATTGTCGATGCCGAATTCATTGCCCCTGGATCGCCCTTTTTCAACTTCTTCGTTGGCAAACTTCTGTGCTCTGGCTCCAATAATATTGACTGCCTCTCTAATCGAACGCACAGTTTCATCCGTAACCGCGCCACCTTGTACGGCACTTTGTATTTTTGAAATAACACTGTCAACCAAACCTTGCATTTGTTGAGTACGGATAAATTCGGATTCCCGTACAACCGAAAGCGGGTCGAGCATCTTTTGGAAAGTTGTAAGCACAGTTTGTTGCTTAATATTACGATTAAGCTGAGACTGTGTAGAATCAAGAACATCGTTCACTTTAGCAGCCTGACTTCGCATTTCCAGAAAGTCTTTAACCGGAGCCGATTGTGAGACATCTTTACCGAGTTGTCTAACCAGATTGGCTTTTTGCGGTGCGGTCAGGGGCTTCTCTTGCGGTTCTGATAATGCCTTAGCTCTGGCAAGATTTTCTGCGGTTTGCGACCTTTTCAAATCAATCTCAGCCTGTTCCAACTGCTTTTCCGGCTCAGTCATAAGCGATGGCCTTGCGCCTTTTTGTAAAAGCTCGGTATCGCCAAAAGCGCCTGCCGCTGCTAAAGTCGGTGCCTTTTCCCCAGTTGCTACCGCCTCTCCATACTCGCGGCCAAGTCGTTCACGATTCGCTCTCCCCAAAGTTTCAATTGCCAGTCCCTGTTGCCCTGACACTGCGGCTTGCGCTGCAATCTTGTTAGGATCGCCAGACTCGATAGCAGCTTGTAAATCTTGTAGCCTTTTTTTGTCAAGCTCGAATGCGTCAGCTTTCATCTGCACATCAAGCGAAGAACGAATCAAATCTGGATTATTCAAAATCGAACCGAGCATACGCAAACTGGATGCTGGATTTTTGGAAAAATCGGCTGTAGCTAAATAATCCGAAGCTAAATTTTGACGTGTTTGCTCCTGAATTTGTTGCATAAGCCGAGCCTGTAAAGCCGCCGACTCAGGACTTTGCCGCTGTGCTGAGAGCGCATTGATTTGCTGTATAAGCGGATCGAATGGAGTAGCCATTATGAAATCCTCGGATTGGTGTAGCCAATCGGATCAAACTGAAAATTAAAATTCGATGCCGGCAATTGTTGGAACGGATTCATCTCCGGCAAAGACTGGTAAGGATTATTAAAGTATCTGTCGGGCATCACGACCGGATTATTGCTAAAAGAGCCGCTTGGCAATGAGGTTTGTGCTAACTGTAATTGCCGCAACTGATCCAAATAAGGCTGAAATGGTGAAGGCTGATTTAAATTATATAGCGACATACCAAGCCCAGCCAATCCACTGAAAAGCTCACCGCGAGACTGTTGTGCCTGCTGTGCTTGCTGATGTTGCATTTCTTTAACCTGCATAAGCAGTCTTTGCCTTTGTGACTCGAACTGATCGCGGATTCTCGAAGCTTGATCGCTGATAATAGCATTGACCGCTCCCGAACCTCCCAATCCAGCAGATGCTAAACGTCTTCTTGTAGAAGCTGCATTCTCAGCCAAAGCACGAGATTGATCAAGTTGTAGGAAATGCCTAACATCTTCCTCAAGATAGCTTTTCGGCCCGTAAAGCGTATTTATAAGAGACCCTAAAACGCCTGAGCCAGTTGTGGCTAAAGCAATTGCCGACATAGGTTCCATAATCTTAACTTGCTTTTCTCAAAAAATTTTGTTATCTTGTTTTGTTCGCAATTGACGTTTTTTATTTATAAGCCAACAATTTTTCAAGCTTTGCCGAGAGCGTCCCGATGTCAGGGACACAATCCAGCCTTCAAACGCCGATTGCGAACAACTCTCGGCATTTTTATTTGAAGGTTTTTTATGCCAAACAAGCGCAAAAAGAAATTTCCAAAAATTACGAAAAACACCAAATTTTATTGCAACCAGTTCGTAGTTGTTGGTTTTTGCGAAAATGGCTGCCATTACATCGGTCAGCACGATCATTCGATTGAGCATCAAAGAAACTGCCTTTGCACCGATCTGGTAATGATTCCGTTCGATGACGAGCCGCCTTGTGCGACGATAGCTTTTCCATCCGAGAAAATTAAGAACGGTATTTTTGTTCTGCATTTTGTTCCTGCCTTTATGGGCGCCTATCCTTATGAAACCGTTGGCGAACCGGAGAATTAGACATGAAAACTAAAAGACTTGACAGAATAAAACTAATCGGTAAAAAATTTGGACAGCGTATTGTCATTGCCATATCAAAAGTTAAAAAGTATTACTTTGACGTAAAGTGTGTTTGTGGAAAAATCTCTACTGTTCGACATCATGATCTATTAAAAACATCTCATTGCGGTTGTTTAAATAAAAGATGCTATAAACATGGCAAACACGGGACTAAAATATATCGAACTTGGCAAGGCATAAAATCTAGATGTAAAGACAAAAACAATCAAAACTATGGCGGTCGAGGCATAAAAGTTTGTAAAGGATTTCATAACTCGTTTAGCCACTTCTATTCGATAATAGGCGATCCACCGTCACCTAAACACTCAATTGATCGCATAAAAAATAATCTTCATTATTCTTGCGGCATTTGCCCAGAGTGTAGAAAAAGAAACTGGAAACTAAACTGCAAATGGGCTACACAAAGTGAACAATCTAATAATACTCGATCTAACCGAATAGTGACTGTTGGTAAGGAAAAACTGACAACCCAACAATTTGCTAATAAGATTGGTATTCGATCCGACACTTTCCGTAAGCGACTGGACAAGTACAAATGGTCTATTGATAAAGCTACCACTACTCCAGCATTAAAAACGAAAAAGAGCGTAGTCTATAAGGGAAAAATAGAGTTTATCAAAGAACTATCAGAGAAATCAGGTCTAAAATATGCTACGCTATGGAGACGCTTATATATTTTGCACTGGCCTGTTGAAAAAGCTGTAGATATGCCTGTAGTGTATTAGTCAAGCCTTGAGTTGATCTCTGCTAATATCTTGAGTTGATCCACCTCCAGCGAGGTGTTTCCGGTTTTTTGAGAATCGGACAGCGTAATTTCAAAAGATAAATCTTTGCACCACAGACCCAATGGAAATTTAAATCGTTTTGACTGTGCTGTTGTTTGTTCTGCCAGAGTCGGCACGAACGAGCTTACGACTTGTTCGCCATTTCGATAAAGTTTCAAAGTAATTCCACTGCCTACAGACTTGTAACGAATATAGCCTTCGTAAGGAATTAGCTGTTGGTCTTGCGATCCTTGAAAGCCAGTTGTCTCATCAAAGAATGATTTAGCGGTAAGTTTAGCCGAATGCCATAAAGGAACAATTACCGTGCCTGCCTGTGTTGTCCCCGAATCGTGCAGATAGATGTTACTTGTGCTCATACTGTACAAGCTGCCGTCTCTCGATCCCAACAAGATTCTCATAACATGAGCAAAACTAAGCTCCGTCATTTCTAGGCCTTCGCTCAAAAGATTAACCGCATAATACTTTTGGTCGGTTGGAAATGCAAACATAAGCTCCGAACGCTTCAGCCGGATTAGTCAGAGCATCAAAGTCGGTTTTTAAGCCCTCACCAATCATCGTGCCCTGTCCGGTTTCATCAAACACAATGAAGCCAGTACGCGACACGCCAAACACTAAATTTCTACCGGTTGGTGGATGTAATGCAGTTGCAATGCTATCAGGAGCAAGAATACCTTCTCTTTTTCCTATTCGATCCAGCGCAAAATCGAATTCGGCTCCTGTGGTTAAAGTCAGGACATAGGCATCGTCTTCAGTAAAGATCAGCAAACGGCGTTTTGGTGATACTACACCAGGAGTATCAGATGCAACCGCCAAGCCTGTGATTGTCTTAGCACCAAAGAAGCCAAGATTGATGATATTTGATCCTCCAAAACTATCGTAAGTTGCCACACCTGCGCCGTCGATAGTGCTGGAAATCAAGTAATTGTCAAGTTTTTGAGTGCTTTCCTTGTTGCGAATTTTGCCGACAATAAAGTGCGAATCGAGGGCTACGCCGTAAGCAAAATTCGGCCTGACACCTGTTTGGCCTACAGTGTCGATATAGGTAGAGCCTAAAGACGGGTCACTCGTTAATTCAATATAGCGTGTGCTTTCGTTGATTTTTAATAGACCATCGGTATCTAAGTCTAAAACCGTCTCATCACTGCCGTCATCCATCTCGGTAGCACTGCCGCTTATGCTGAATCGCCGCCAAAATTGCACATTGGCAGTCGCTGACTGTCGAGCAAACACATGAAGTCCGGTTATGCGACGAGAAATTAAATGCTTTGAATAGTTCGTAGGTATTTCATCCGTATCTGAGGCAAAACCAGTAAAAGCCTTTTCAAAACTTGATGTTGTCGAATTCCAACAAGCGTTATAAGGTATATCTAAAAAGAACCGAATTGATTCATCCGAAGCTCCGCCTGTTAAATCAATAGTTGACTCTTCTGAAAGCGGCCCGATCTGAAAACCATCGTACTCGTAAGCACAGGCAAACAACCAAGTCTCTTGCGCAATCGTAGCACCAGGAGAGCTTTGTTTGGTTAGCCGCATAATACCGGCATCAGGCTTAAGCATCTGATGGATGTCGAGAAAGAAATCTGAGACGGTATCGGGAACTGACGAACTCGGTGAATCGTCGGTATTTCCGAATTGCCGATTGACATAGCCATACCACAACTGGTATTGGGTTGGAAAAGAATAAGTGTTTCCCGTCATGCCAATCAAAAGATTCTCCCTTTGGACAAACCTTACAATGTTGTCAACATTATCGAGCTTGCCAGTTTTGATCGGCCAACGAGAAATGTAGTAAGTATTGCCAGAACCGTTGCCGTTGAGTGCACCAGTTGTAAAAGTCAATGTCTTTGTGGCTCCGTCATAACCGGTGACTATCGCAGCAGTTTCGCTTGCACCAATAGTAATCGTTACAATCCAGCCGTTGTAATAATCGTCATCTGATGAAGAAAGCTCACTATCTACTATTTGGTCGGCGCTGCTCGATGCGTCTGTTGTGTAAGGCCCTTCAGACTCGGTAATTTTTCTAAAGCCGCTTTGAAAAGCCGAGCCATCCCAGTATTTTCCAACCCACAAATGGTTATTGCTCGATCCATCTTGTCCGTGCAAAAGGTATATGTCAGTGTTGGACGGCGAAGTAAGCCCAAGCTCACCGACATTCTTCCAAGTAACAGAACTCGGCAAAGTCGAGCCAAACAAAGAACTGGCAGCATCAGCATACGCGCCGGATTTAGACAAGCTTCCAGGACGATCAGTAAGCGAAAAATTCTTGCACTGTGTACTTGCTTCAACCGAAATGTCAATATCGCTTGAGCGCCGGTCAATGCCTCGAAATTTTCCAAGTATGATGCTTGCCATTAGAACAAGTATCCAAATACATCGACCGTTGTCGTCGCTGCGCTGCCCTGAAGTGTATTCATTAGCACTTTGAAGGTATCCGCTGCTACGCCTCTTGTCGCTCCCGCCTTTGCAATTAGAACCGTATAAAGCGTCGATCCGGTCAGTTCAGTATGAGTTGCATTTGCAACAACGTCATCAAAAGCGGCACTATTAAACCCAAATGAATAACTCGCAGTTGTCAAGCTTGTCGATGCGGCTCTAACTACAATATGCGTTATAATGCAAGACTTTCCTGTTGGCACGGTGTACAGCGTTGTAGCCGTAGCCGTGTTCATGTCAACGCTGGTTGTGGTTGACAACCTTGTTATTGCGTTATCTCTTAAAGCCGCCATTATACTGCTACAATCTCGTCGTCGTTAGCAATCAATTCATCATTATTGAAAACCAAGTTACTCCATCTTAACCCCGTTGTGCTTGGAGAGTCCGGCAAAAGTATTTGGCTATCTGAGCCAACTGCCAAACGGTCGCTTGAGCTTGAATTTCTGGCAATCAAATCGCCTTTAGTTGTCAATATGGACTCAGCAATTTTAAGATCAGCATAAGCTTTAGTCGCTGCGTGTAAAGTCGATGTTGGTGCGCCTGATAAAGTCAAAACGCCCGTCATTTGTGTCACCGGACTTTTCAACTTTACCGTCAACGTCCGTAGTGAGATCGTCAACATCAACTTCTTGTGCTCCGCCTGTTGCGGGCTGAGTGACCCTAACATTGGTCGAGCCACGAAGAGAAAATTTCGATATTTGATTTACTGCCATACACCTTCTATTGTTTTGTCCAGCCTATATTGTCGCCAGAATTTAGCTCTTTTGTCCAGCGCTGCCGATCTATTAAGTCAGCGCCGATAGCTGTTGTGGTGTCGCCAATCTCAGAAATCGGACTATCAAACCACCCGCCTGAGCCGATCACTTGATCCGAGTCCGGAGTTAAAGCCCGTTCAGCCAGATAGTTGCGCCAAACCATAAGCCGATGATTGGTTGGGTCGGTAAAGAGCAGCATTTCACCATAAGTCTTGATATAACCCGGCCCGGCTATATTTTCATTTCCAGTTCCGTTCGAACCTGCGGTTGTTTGTAAAGCCAGTGTTGCGGCAGCATAAACTTTTATCGAACTGGTTTCGCCCACATAAAGCACATGATCTTTAATTGCCACACCATAAGGTGTAGAGAGTCCGGTAATTTTGTCTCTATAGGCCATAATACCGTGACTATCCCATTTTAGCACACGAAAGTTGCCAACGTCAGAAATATAAAGCACTCGCTCGTGCACGTCGTAAGCGATCTGCTGCATATCCGAACCAAGCTGCTGATTGCCGGTTCCAGCACTGCCGGTTGCCTGCTCGATGCTCAAATCCGAGAGCTTGATTCTTATAATTCTTCGATTGCCGCTATCAGCACACCACAAATATTGCCGGTTGGCTGAAAGTCCTGTTGGTGCTGAAAGCCCGGTGATTTGGTTGACATAAGCCAGATCACGAGCGCGGTGCAGCTTGATCCGATTATTGCCGGTATCGCTGATAAAAAGAAGCCCGGAGTCAGGATGATAAACAATATCTCGTGGACTGCTGAAACCGGTCGAGCCGGTTCCGGAAATCGGCAGCCCGGTCGATACGTTGATGTCGCCGTAATGCGCGACGAAGGCCAAGCCGTTTAGTTTGAGCTTCTTGATGCGGTTATTGCCCGAATCGCACACCCACACGAAGCGGCCATCCGTAGCTGCTCCGCGAGGTGTGTTGAACTCTTCGTCGTCATCGCCCGATGCTGTCCCGCCAAATTTCATCAAGTAGGCAAAATTGCTTGGCATCAGTAAGGCTTAGGTCTTGGCTTTGGTTTAGGCTTTGGCTTCTTTTTGCCCTGTATTTGCTTGCGGCGCTCGTCGGCGTATTTGCTTGCGCCGCGATTGCCCTGCGTTGCAGTCGGTGCTGCCATCATAGGCTCCTAATTTTTAAGCCCCATCAACTCCATTACTGTTGATTTAGCTTCTTCTTCGCTCTTAGCAACGATAGTTTTGTCTTTTCCAGGTTCGCCATAATAGCAGCGAATAATGTAGCCATTCTCAGCAGGCTCCACATGCAAGCTTTTATGCTGCATCGACGGCACACCTGAGATTGAATAAGAGCTTTTCTTGGCGCTTTTATGCTTTGGCATTGGAAGCTCCTTGTCTTTTCATCATGAAGTCGCCCTGATTTCTGGCGAATTGTCCGACAGTTTTGGTTTGCGGCTCATTAACTGCGCCTGAGACCAAAAGCTGAATTTGCTGCTGTACAAACTGATTTACAAAATTAGCCTGCTCGAAATCGCTCTTATCACCGCGCATTCTTCTCAGCTTGATCTCGGCCATTAGTACGATCAGATCATGCAAAATAGGATTAAGCTCGCAAGTCGTAATAACTTGGTCTCTTGCTGTGCCGCTGGCAGTAGTGCCGAGTGTAAAGGGCATCCCAATATAGGTAACGATCAAGTTTATCGGGTAGGAACCGACACTGACCAGCAAATAGAGCTTGCCGCCTGATATGTAGCAGCGTGGGTCGCGGGTCGTGCCTTCAAAGTAGCGGTTTTCCGTAATGCCCAGTTTGCTGGCAGCAACCCTTTCGACCCATCTTGTATAGCCATCCTGATCAGTAAAACGCGCATTAACGAAACCGTTTCGGAGAAAATAACGTTCTTGAATCTGACTGCCCAAATCAACACCGGTTGAGTCAATTGCGATTGTCTTTTCTTCTTCGATTTCAGAAAGCAAAGTAAACACATCTTGAAACTTTTGCTGAAAGCCTAGCAGCATTTGCACTAATTCGCGTTGCGCGGCGTTGAGCGCTTCGAGCTTGACTGTCGAACTCCAAACTTCTGAATTTGGATCGTTCAACAAGTTTCCAAGAGATGTCAACATTTCAGATGCAGTCATTTGTGCCTTTGCTTTATCAGCTTGTATTGGCTGCGATAATAAAAATCTTCACTCACGACCTGCACGACATAATCAAATCCTGCCGCACGCAACAGGTACTTTTCATCTTTTCCAACATCAATTAAACTTGAGAGCCAGTTGAAGCATTCAGGCTCAGATTCAAAAATCGGCGAGAGACCGAACTCTTTATCTGTCAACTTGCATTTCGGCACACCTATGCGCAGGCGGTAGTTTATGGTTGAATCAGGCATCTTCCAGCGCAAAAGCAAATGCTCAGTCGTTCTTACTGTGCTGGTGTTCAATGTTTGCCAGTTCTTAAAGCCCACGTCGATGATTTTAGTGCCAAATGGAACTTCAAAAAGCAGGGTATCGCCAAAGTCTGCTTCTTGAGCTTGGACACTGCCGACAAATATAAAAACGGCGGCCAGCAGGTCTCTTACCAGCCGCCGCCCAGGGTATGGATGGGTCAGATGGAGCTTAAAAAGTCTCGCCATTTTAGTGACGTTTTTTTAATGTCGTACTTTTCACGAATGCGTCTGTAGCCTTCCTTGCTCATCAAGCTTCTTGCGCCTTTTGCATTCCATAAACTCGCTGTTGCTTCCACAAATTTCTCAGCATACTCGCTTGAATAAGGATCGCCAGGAATCAAAACGCTTTTGCCGTCTTTTATCGTTTCAATCAATCCTGCACGTTCTGATGTGATAACGGGGACTCCGCTTGCCATTGCTTCAAGCGCCACACCACAAACCGTTTCGTTGAATGTGTTCGGATAGAGCATAGCGTAGTAGTTTGGCAGTTCTTTCCAAAAGTCTTTTTGCGGCAACGGCTCTTTGACTTTTACATCAGGCAGCTTGGCTATTTCCTGATAAAGCCATTGATATTTTCTTTCCTGCGGATCGTCGTCCAGATAGAGCGTGGTCTTGGCGTAACAGTCGAGCGTCGCTTCCGGTATTTGCTTTTTGATTTCCGGCCACAGCCTTAGAAAAAGTTCCAAACCTCGAAATGCAGTTGAAGCATAAATAAAGCGCGGCGCTTGGCATTCCGATCTGGTCTTGGACAGGTTCTTAACATCCAAACCTTTCGGAATAGTCTCAATGCGTTTGTCTTTTATTCTGAAAAAGTTTTCAAGCCAGCGCTCTTTCTGCCAATCGCTCTTGAGCACAATCGCATCGAGATTGTCCGTTACCAGTTTGTCGTAAAGAATCTCGTTATTGGCCTGGTCGTAGTCGTCTCCCGACCACAAAACAACTTTCTTCGGGCGGCGCTCGCCGAAGAGCAGCCGATTGCGGCGTGGCGATAATATTTGATCGTGAGCGCGAACGACGATCAAAACGTCGATTGTTTCTTTTTCGAGAATCTTAGGCAGATCATTATAGTTGAGAAAGATCGCTTGGTTGAAAACCCCGCCACGCTCTTTGACATTGCCAAAAATGTAAATCGGATGGGCGTTGCCTTCTTGAGCATAAAACGGATGAAGTTCTTTGGCTAAACAAAGCTCTTCGCGCTCGGTGCCGCCACAAACGATCCGGCCTTCACCGATTTCGTTGATGTCGAGCAACTTTGGCGTGGTTGTCCAAAATCCGATTTTCATTCTGCTTGATAATGCACGATATTGCGATACTTGATCGACTCGTCTGCTGCCAACTCAACTAATTTGGCGTAGTCACTGGTATAGTCGAAGTCGATGCCGTTCTTGTAAACTTTGTAATCAAAACCGTTTTCCCACATAAAAAAATGATTGGCAATGCCAAACTCATCCAGCAGGCTCTCTTCTATTTTACGCAAAGCCAAATCATCAATCATTAGATACCCATTAATTGCTGTTGATTTGGGCAGCAGCTTGAGCGTATTGCCTACCGACCAAACAAACCAAAAATGGTGCATCCAGCCGCGCCAGTTGTCGCTTTGCACACCCTTGCGAAGCTCGGTTAGAATGTGTGGCGTCTCGATATAACCGCACCGCGCCACGCGATTCATCTCACGCAAGACAAATTCCGGATTGTGCATATCTTCCAGCGCGTGACGGCAATAAACAAAATCAATTTCCTGATCGGCAAACGGCAATCTGTCCGTGCAAACGTCCAAACGATGGTACTGCCTGCCGTTGACTTTTTCTTCCAGCCGCCAGTCCACAACATCAGTAGCCAAATTGAAAACATTATGACCACCGCCAACGTCAAGAATGCGCTTGAAATTTTTTAATTGCAATTCCATCAGGCTTTCTTTGCAAACCAGGTATCAGCCATAACACCGTAGTTATAGCTAAACACTTCCATTACTGCCTTTGCCACTTGGTCACAACGCAGATTCCAGGAGAAATCATCGCCAATAATCCAGCCTCCGGTTCGTACTTTGGGCTTCCAAGCTAAAATATCCTTCTTGACTTCAGCATAAAAATGATTGGCGTCGATATAGACAAAATCGAAAAATTCGTCGGGAAAGTCCGCTGCGGCCACAATGCTTGGCTTTCGTATCAATTGCGCACGGTCAGCATAGCCGGCCAAACGCTGTTTGGTAGCTTCGTACATTGTGTCAGCGTCCGTATCATTTTTAAACCACAACCAGTGTGCCACTCCAAAATTCAGAAGCTCAGATTCAAGATTTTTTCCAACCGGATAAGCGTCGATTCCCACCATTTTTAAATTAGGATTGTTGTCCAGAAGATACGCCGTAGTATCTCCTTTCCAAACTCCAATCTCGGCTCCGATCATTTGGCTCTTGCCGCTTTGGATCAAAAGGTTGATGAATTCACGTTTGCGGTCGAAAGTATAAAATTCAAACATCGGCCAAATGCCTCCGGGAGTGTTTGAACATCGTATTTCGTAACACACTCGCCTGCTCCGGCGACTTTTTTAACAGATCGAGCAAATTGACATTTGCTGCCAACTGCTGATCGGCAAACTGCACGGTTTTCCAGGACTGGCAGCCGACGTGTTCGAGCCAGCAGCCAGTAAAGACTTTCTGCTTTGCGCCTTGTTCCTGCCACGTTCTAAACATGCCCTCCTGACCGCCCCACTTGGCGTCGTCAAAAGCATACTTGTGTTCGGTCAGAAAAAGATCGCCGTTCGGCTGTTTAAAGCGCTGATAGAATTGATTGGTAAAAGCAAAGAAAAAGCCGTAAAGCGTATCCTGCCAATCAACACCGTGCAATTCGATAAATCCGGTGTCCTGTTTTTGTGTAGCGTGTTGCTTGGGATAGCAAGGATCGTCAGTCAACGGGCCGTAGCTGGTTATAGCGTTGTCTTCGTCCTGTTCGATGGCTGCGATAAAATCCTTAATCGAACTATTGAACTTGATGTCATCATTGGCAACAATGATAATCTCGTAGCCAAGCTCGACTGCTTTTTGGATGCCTAAATTCCAAGCGCCGGTAATTCCCAATTTGATTTGATCGTCAATACGCAAATATGCCGTATTTGGCAAACTCAAAGCAAGCTCTTTAATGCCCGTGCCTTCTGATTCATTGTCAATCAAAAGCAGATCGTAGTCAATGCCGGTAGCAGCTTTTAACGTGACAACAAAATCTTTTATCGTTCGCAAGCCAAATGGCCTAAAAACCCGGGAGTAGTGACAAAGAACAATAAAAACAGTCTTCATACTGCCGATAGTCTCACTTTCGCCTGCTCCCCATCAGTAAAAGGCATCACCAGCATGTGGCCGACATGCCCGCATTTAATAGTAAAATCACACCACACTTCAAAACCCCGTTCTCTGGCATTGTCACAGAAAACCACATCTTCAGTCGCAAACTTCTCTTCATCGCCATAAGGCCGATAATAAAACCAGGGCCATTTTGTCGATTCAAAGACTTTGCGCTTGATCAACATACATCCGGTGCCGATGCTGCAAACTTGCTTTAGTGTGTCACCGGCAACCGGATTGTAAGTTTGATATGGTATCTTTTCGCCGGCGCGATTGTCTACAAAGCAAGTGGAGTTGTATGGTTCGATCTTAACAGTATAAAAACCTCCGACAATGTCCTTATCGTCCTGGAGCAGACGTGAAAGCGTTGCTTCCGGAAAGGACATATCGCTGTCCATAAAAAACAGATGCGAGCAATCCGTCTTTAAGAATTGCTTGACAAACTCGTTGCGATTGTTGACAGTGTTGCCCCATTTCAGAATTTCACAATAAGTCCGACCTTCTTCCGGCAACAAATTTTGCGCCGGAAAGAAGGTCTTGAAAAACTCTGTCGATAGTGAGTCACCAACCGGAATGCAAACCATAACTTTGGACAATTCCGGCATTACGGGCCTACCGCTGTTTTGGTTCCGATCAACATAACACAGACGCTTGATCCGGAAATTGCTGCCTGTGAAGAACGCGATATTGTAATCGCGCCGTTTGACACCGCGCCGGTTGGAATGGAAAAGGCCGGCAAACCTGCGTCAGTAGCAATCGTTGCATCGTTGATCAGCGTGACGAAACCCGCCCAGACATTGGCCAGCCGGGTGCGAAAGGTTGCCGAAGTCGAGGTGGTAGTATACGTTGCCGTACCCACTTCAAGCTCAAGTTGGCCGGGTTCGATGCCCTCGGTTGCCGAGGGCATGAGTTTAAAATTAGCCATGTATGTATAGCTCCAAGTTAAGATTCAGTTTATGCCGTCATCGGCCAGTAAGCAAATTGCATACACCAAATTTTCAAAGCATCGGCAGTTGTGGCATCAGTTGTAACACCCTTAATATGCACGATGTCAAAATCCGTAGCATTGCCATTGACTTTGCCCCAAACCGTAAAAAACGGCTTGTCGGCCCCTGGATTATCGCTTGTTGCGATTGCAGCAATTGTTTCGCTAAACGCCGTTGCTGGCTCTCCGGCATCATCAGAACCAGCATGAGTAGCGCCAAGATCGACCGTATCGTAAGTCGTCTCTATAGTCACACCCTTTGCCGCTTCGTCAGCAATCAAGCCCCATCGCACGTAGAACGGATAGGCCGTGTCCATGTCGTGCGGCGTGGAAACCACCACGTGCGCCTCGTCGCCATCCTGTAAAGGCGCGACGATAACGTGTTCCCATTTGCTGGAGGTGCCATGCGCGGTTTCTGCTGCGCCCACCAAACTCATCGCTTTTACCGGAACTTCGATAACTTTGACTTCCGGCACGGGCTTGTGCAGATGCGGGTGGAAACGTTCGCGATGATACTGATTTAAAACATGAGTTGTCGAGTCTGCCATAATAATCTCCTATTTAGTTTGAAAGTTCACAGCGTTTGAGTTCCTCAAGTCTTGACTTAAAACCGTCACGAACCCGTGTAATCGAAGCCCAAGCGCCGTCTCGATATTGCATTCCGCTGGAGACTTTATGTTTGACAAAATCAACGCCAATCTCTGCCTGCTGCTGCTTTACTCTCAAATAAGGCAAAATAGCTTCAAGAAAATATCTGGCTTTGTTGTCCGTTATCAACCAATGGTGTCCTTGTTTACCGGCCTGGTGTTTAAAAACGTAGCCGCCAAAAAAACCAGCCACCCAAGTCAGACACGCAGAAAACTTCTGGGTAAGCGTAACCCTTAGAGAATATCTTGGGCTACGTTGCTTATTCCATTCGCCTTTTGATTTGTTGATAAGTATACAACCTTCACCATCGAAGAATCCTGCGATGTAATGCAAATAATGGGAGTCTTCTTTGGATACAAAAACATCATCAGACGATGAAATCAGATGTTTTAAAATTCTGCGATTGCGAAGTTCAAAAACAGGAATTGGTTCGTAACGATTCCACAGCTTTCTCTGAGCATTTTTTCTTATCTGAAACGCAACAGCTAATCTCGCTTGTTCCTCCTTGATTCTCAGGTATGGAAGCAAAGCTTTAAGAAAATTCAGCGCAGCGTTATCTCTTACGAGGTAATGATAGCACTGCTTATGATTCTCTTTTGGTCTCTGCATCTCAGTTATCAGACCTCCAAAGCCAAGAGAAAGAATCCATTGCAAAACCTTTTTATCAGTATTTACAATGCTAACCGAAAGATCGAATCTCGGCATTTTTCCTTTCTGTGTCTTGTAGGTTGAAGCAATAACCGAAATACTTCCTTCAGCGTCAAAAAGACCAGCAAGATAGGCTAAATCAGATTGTTTCAAAGTCTCCATAGATAGTTGATTATTATGAAGTTAGCCTGTAATCCCGAAGATAACCGCGTGAGCATCCGGGAAAGTGCGCCACAAACCGTTTTGGCAATAAATCTCATTGACTTCGGTATGAGCACCCGGATTTTGCACGTTGGTCTTTACGGTCACGTCGATGTAGTTCATCAATTTCATATACTCCATGTCCACGATAATCGCGTCCATCGAGTACTCATTTAGCGAGGTTGCCTGATCGGTCAAAAGCGGATGGCGATGCAAAAGCGCAATGCCATGACCAAGCTCAAGCTGCATGACCGTCCAGCCATAGCGTTGGCTGTACTCATCGTTGACCGTGATGAACTTTTCCAGCGCGTTGTAGAGCACCGAGAAGAATTTGCCGCCAACAAACCAGTGCTTGATTTGTTGGGCGTTGCCATAGCGATAGATGATCTCAGTTTTCTCGCGGAGCAGATCGAGCGAGAAAGCGCCGCCAAAGTCGATCAAGCGGGAAACACCGTCAAGTGCTGTAGACGCGCCAGGAACAAACTCAACAATACCGCCTGTCATCCAAAGCGTCGAGCCTTGTGATTGGGTGATCTTGGATTTACGACCGAAGAAATACGCCCATTCTTTCTGACGGAAAAAATCAGTGCGCTTCATTGCAGCGCGTTGGGCTGGAGAAAGTTTGCCATAAACATCAAGCGGCTTTTCCGAGTCAGTAACGCCCCAGGTCTTGGAGAAGAACTGGCAATAGTTCTGCACGTCGGTTGGCTCATGGCTGATCGGGTTGGGAGCATTCCCCCCGTCAGCAAGAGCGTTGCCCATGTGAATGAGCTTGTAGGTTGTGGCCAGTTGGGTGGGAGATGCCGGACTGTTGCCGTTTCCACGAAGAACACGCACACTGGCCGTACCCGAAGCCAGACCAGACAGCGTAACTTGCTGCACGATCATAGTTTCAGGCGCATAGCCGGAAGCGTATTTTGTGGTGGAATAGTTTGCGCCGGTAGCATCGCAAAAAAGATCGGGGCACTGGAGGACATCACCAGCCTGCAAGAACAGGGCTTGCGCGTCAGTGATGCCTATAATATCGGAGAGTGAGCCAGAGCTTGATGCAGACGCCGTAGCAATATCGAACTTGACCGGCGTTTCCTGCATGGTAAGCACTTTTGGCTCCGGATCACTGACTTGCACGGTTTTCATCTCCATACGCAAGATGTTGTCCAACTTGGCGTAGGAGCGTTCCTGCATAACGATCAGGTCACTAAGCGAGTATTTACGCTTAGTGGTATACATATCGGCGACGCCCATTGCGCCCTGCTTGACGAATTGGGCTGCGCCTTGTGTTGCACTAAAAGCTGCCATTTAAAAAATTCCTTTATGTGGCAGCCGGAGAAGACTTAAGGTGAAACCATATCACGAGGAATATCGACCGTGCCGTAAAGGTCAATTAAAGCTTGGACTTCTTTTGGCACTTGCTTGGGCGCTGGTGGAGCGCTGCCGCGTGAAGCAACTGAGTCCGGTTTGTTGGCGCGTTTGCCGATTGCAGCCTCAGCACTCTCAGGTTTGGGAGCAGGAGGCGGTGTATGTGTGCCGTTGGTCTTTTGTCCGTCCAAAGCTCTCTTGAGTGTTACCCAATCGGTTTTAGACAGGCTTTCGAGCCAGCCGTTAATACGAGCCAGATCAGGCTCGCCGGTAAATGGATTCTTGTATTCAGGAAAAGCATTAACAAAGTCATTTGCTTGCTTAAGCGTCATCTGCCGCGCTTGCTCTTCAGCTTCTTGGGCACGGCGAGCTTGATAACGCTGTGTCTCTTTGTACTCAGCACGAGCGTCCTGCCAAGCTTGATAAGCACGTCCTGAAAGAGAGTCAGGATCGCTTACATCGTCCTTATCGTACTCTTCTCTTTTGATGAAGTCCCATAAGGACGGTTCGCCTTTGGCACGAACCTGCTCTTTTGGCGCTTCAGCAGGTGCTTGGTTTCCTCGTAAGGAATTGACACCAGCCAGCATGTTCATTAGAGCTTGGTTCTTTTGCCGCTCAATCTCAAGTTCAGCCCGTCGAGCGTCGGCTTCGGCCTGGATGCGCTTGGCTTCGGCTTTGGCTTTGTCAGCTTCACCTTGCCAAGTTCGCCTTTGCTTTTCGTCTTCCGCTTCTGCGGTTTCCTCGGATGATTCTCCGGCTTCTGATTCTTTTTGTGTGTCAGTTGATTGATTGGCCTCTTCTTCTTCGGGCTTGACTGACTTATCAGTTGCCGGAGTCGTCGGGGCTGGAGTGTTTTCCGGTTGGGGCGTCGTCGTAACGACATCGGAAAGATCGGCGTCAGCAGGAATAGTTGGTGAGTTTATTCCGATAGCTGTCATTGCCGAGTTTAAATCTGTTGCTTTAGCCATGCTGAACTTGTCCAGTATGTTTAAGAGTAAAAAACTGCGGTAAAATAAAAAACCCTGACCGATGTTTTTAGGCATCAATCAGGGTCTTTCCTCCGTCCGGGAGTAGCATTACCGTTGTAACAAAAATATAGCGAAATTTTCAAAAATCAAGAACTTGCTATCAACACAATAAAGCAAAACTTTAAGTAAAAGTCAAGTAATTTTTCCTGTTGGCGAATGTAAAACCCGTTTAGGCAAAAAAGTCACACCTTCACGGTCAGTTGTAAACTCAATTGAGCCGGAAGCTTTGGCGCTCTCACGCTCCTCGATATAGTTGGCAAGCTCGATCAAAAGCGCCAATTTGTGCGTATTGAAACGTTCGAGCTTGGCTAAAAGAAATTCACGAGAATAAGTCATTGCTCTCAATACCCGTAAGGACGGCTAATATGCAGTTCTACCCTTATTCGACAGGCTGCGGAGAGACCCGCATAAACATTAACTCTCGCTCCTTGACATGGCGGCAAATCCGCAATGGCACTGATGTCATAAGTGCTGTCGGCATCGGTTGCGCCCCAATCATACAAGTTCACAATATCCACGCTGTCACGATCAGCGGCGCTTGATCTTACCAATGCGTTTTCCACTTTGTCAAAATACAAAGGCTCTATTGAGATGGTCAGGCTGTCGGAATCTTCCACGCCCGCTGCTGCCGTATCAATATAAGCAACTGCCTGTACAACGCCGCTATAGTTGGTGTTGATTGACGTTCGTGGCAGCAAGAAAATAAAGAATGTGTCCGACTCTGCTGTCAATTCCGTCCAATTAAGCCCGGTCGGATTGCTGGTCGGGTAGAGCATCGTCACCTGCTGAGCGCTGCAAATAACCGGCAGCATGAACAGTGTTAAGAAAAGTAAATTTGATTTTTTCATAAAATTCCTATTTGGTTTTTTGTCTGCCGTTTTTCTTTACATCACGTACTGCTCTTTGTAATTCTCTCCTTTGAAATTTCATGTCTGCAACGAAGCGGCTGATTTCCGGTTCGATCTCGGATACGGCTTTTTCCCTTTGCAACGACGTGACCATTTCCTGTAGCCGTCCAAGTTGCTGTTGCAGTACCTTTATCGTCTGTCCCGATTGCTCGTTGGCCTGTTGTAATTGAACCGTAGTATCAATCGTCTGCAAAATCTCCTGACGTTCCGACTCGCGTAAACCAGGTAGCCTTTTCAAAACTTCGCCAATAAGTGCTGGCTGCTGCTGACTGAGTTGCTGAAGAACTTGCAGTTCGTAAACCGATTGCGCTGGCATAGTCGAACCGAGCTTGATTCGGTAGTTGGCTTTGATCGAATTGAGATCGTGCAAAGTTTCCCAAGCTCCAGTGACTTCGTTATAATAAGGAGCGTTGATTTCTCTGGTAATAGGCTTTTGATCTGCACCAACCAATTGAAAAACTTTATGCCATGTATAAAACGAAGTCTGCCATTCCAGCATATTATTAAAACTACGTTCGATGGCTATTTCCAAACGGGACAAAGGTATTCTGAGGATGTCTGTGGCCCAGGCTCCTAATTGTTGCGTAGCAGCAAAAGTCTCAGGAGCACCACGAGGATCGCCAGTTCTCATACTGTAAGTCGAAAGCTGAAACTCCATTGCTTGGGCAAAATATTGCACCAGTGTAAACCACGCAACAGGAAGCGGTTCCGGTCTGACAATTTCCCCTGGAAACTTGCCTGTCACCGGGTGCATCTTGATATTATGCCAGCTTCCAGGAATGGAAAAATCTCGCTGGAACTTCTTCATATCGTTAATGCCTGCCACTCCGGCATCAACGATAACCCGCCAATTAGATGCAAGCGCAGCATTGAGAAGTGTCAATCCAATGGCCGCATTGAGCATTTCCTGCTGGCCGATCATAAAATCGACTTCGGCCAACGGCATTGAGTTTCCCGTATCTTCACCAATAACCGGCACAACGGGATAATTGGAAATCGGTAGAATCTCTTCTGATTCGGGAACCAACACACGCCCTGAAAGCTGCTGATACTTGTGGACGCGCCAAACTGGGGCTTCTACTTCTTCAAGCCTGAGCATTTCAACTTGTCTGCGATCAATACCAAGTTGTGTAAGTTGAGCATCTTCAACTTTCTTTTGCAAAAAGACCTTATCAATATCACTTGGCTCTTCATCGTCATCAAGGACTTTGTAGACCAGCCCTGTCGATTTCTGCCGCAACACCCTAACGTCAGTTATTTGTCTGCGGTAAACATCAAGTACCCGAATAAAATCGGCTTTCTCTTCCTTGTAGACATTCGTGATAATTCTTGGCGTTGAGGTCTCTATCTCCTGCCCGTGCGTAGTGCGGCCTTCCCAATAAATTTCGTCATTATGACAATAAATACTTTGGTCGTTGGGAATTTGATCCCTAATCTTTTTTGGTAAACTTGCAAAGAAATCAAGCGGCCTTAAAAGCTTGGTAACGATGATAACTGGCGCATCGTCAAATAAAGGATGAGCACCAGCAGCCTTATCAGTAAAAACGTTGCGATAAGAAAGATCACGAAATCTTAGTTCTCCGCGTCCATAGTCAGCAATATTGTCCACATCGTTGAGAATCCAACCGATGCCGTGCTTTTGCTGACGTGTTACTGTGCGCTCCATGAGCACGCTGCCCAAAGATTGATAAAAATGATAATCAAGAAAGTCATTCAGAACTTGCGCCAGTCCCACGTCTTCCTTGCGAGTGCCATAGACAATACCTGTAGGCTTTTGAGCAATCATCATACTTATTCTGGTCAAAAGCAACGGGCGAAGCTTATTGAGCACAATGTCACTGCCGCCCCTCGCACGAAGCTTGTCCGACCACCCTTTCGTGTGTTGAGCACCAGCAACAGCCTTCTCATTCTTATCACGACCGCGCCGCCACTCCTGGCTATCAGTTTTGTATGCCTCGTAAGCATCCCAATCCATTTTTATTTGTTGGTCATTTACTGCCATAGCTTAATTCGCTTTATAAATATTCCAATCGTAACAACGATTAACCAATTGTCGATTTAAATTCTCGACAACTGAGCAAAACTTTTCCTCGTCTTTCAGCAGATCGAGCTTTCTTCGTCTTGCCCAGGTCAGCGCCGCATGTGTGATCTCATGAGTAGTCACGCCTACGCCCAAATCTCTTTGCCAGAAAAAGACACATCCGCACAAACGCGGATTCTTGAATTTCTCCTGTGAGTTTGCAAACGATACTACACAAGCTCGAAGCGATTTGCCCATTTGATTTCTTTCGATACCTGTGGCTCTTACAGCTTCGAGCATCGTCTTTTTTCTTTGAAAAATCCAAACCAAAAAATAAAGCGACTTGTTTTCAGGGTAAATGCGAAATTTCCAAAATAAGTTGGAGTGTCGCATTTAATAAATCCCAAGTTCAGCAAAATTTGTCGGCACAAAGCCCAAATCGTCGTCAGGCTCGTCGCGCTCGATTCTGAATTTTTCCAATCTTGTTAAGGCTCGAAACAAAGGCTCAGTACAAACGTGAGAATTTTCTTCACCAAATTGCAATGAATCGAGAAGGTGAGGCGATTTCATAGAGTCAAACAAACGACCTTCATGCTCGATTTCTTTCATTTCTGGCCTTATGGCAATCTGTCCTAACGAAAGACGAGGGTTCAAACCAGCATAAATACGGCCTTTTTTGTCTGGCGGCTGGTACTTGATAAAGATTGGCGAAAACGGATATTTGGCAAAGAATGTATCACCAACAACTTTTTCGTTGGTCATAGGCGCGTAGATTCTGGCTCCGCCAATGGCCTCGATAACGACGCTATTATAGAAATATTTTTTATGCAGCTCTAAAGCTCGATCTATAATTTTAGTTGGCGACATAAAATTGTAATCAAACTCTAAAATCCAAGTCATATTAAAAACAATCGGTTCTCCGATGTTCTCGATTCTTTTAAAAACTCTGCCACGAGCGACGGTCATCAAAACCCGCTCGTCAGCGTTGTCGCCTTCAGCAAAGGCAGGATCAATATAGAGAAAGGTATAAACCGGAATTGGATCGGGGTATTCGTCAGAGATCAAAACATTTTGCACACCTTCGTAGCGTTTGAACGTCATGTGGTGATAAACCCATCCTGTCAGTTCCTTAGTCAATTCCGGAATGATCACATTTTGACGCTCTGCCAGGAAAATACCTCTTTTACCTTCTTCAACAGCTTTCTTTGCCTGTGCTCTTAATCTCTCAGTTGGATGATAGCTTTCCCAGATACTAACGCCTTTGATTTCTTTTGGATCGTCAAGTAAATCAGGAGAGCCGTCAGGAAGCACCAGTGAGTGAAAGGAAGTTCCTTTGTATTTCTTATCCTTCATAATGTGGTCGAGCAAACAGCCGGGGCCAAGCAAATTTCCAATATACCTGACCTTGCCATAAGTTGAATCTATTGCGTACTCAACTTCTCTCTCCCAGAAGGATTTATGCGACTCAAGCGTGGAAGGCTCACGCATGTCTGGTGAGTCTTCTACATCATCGCCTAGTATCAAAGTATAACGCCAGCCCTTTTTCTGACCGGAACGCACACTACCTCCCAAACCGATTGAGCGCAGATAAACGCCGTTGGTCGGCGCAATCTCGTGCGCACTCCAAACCGATTCTCGGCTTTGTGGCCTAAGCTCACCATAAACTTCTAACAACTTTGGATTGCACTCAATATCAAATTTTAGATCGGCAAGCATGGCTTTGCCGGAATCCCCCACCTTACCGATAAGTAGAATATAAGGCTCAAGCTTATAGTAAATTCTATAGAGCGTATTAAAGCGAACGTGACTCGTTTTTGCGAGTTCGCGTGGGCTTGTACAGTAATAATATTGGTAGTTTAGGGCAAGAGAGTAATGAATGCCCCAGTGTGGAGGAGCAATATCCTGAGTTCGCATATAAAAATGCGGCTCGTTCTCAGGATCACCAAAGAAATACATCGACCAGGCAATAACACGCTTGGTCGTCTCGGTAGGATCGTTTGGCACTGGCGCGAACTCAGCTTTAATCGCTTCGCGCTGGCTTTTAGTCAAGCTGAACAAATCATTGCTCTAAAACCGTCCTGGCGGTTGTATTCCTGGATACTATCAGTCTGCTGGTGACGGTTTCCAGGATGTCCGTGCTTCGCGGCGTCCCGCTAACCAGCAGAGCTTTTATCCTACGCACCGCTATTTAGGTAGGATTGGCTTTATCAAATCTATGCACTAAAAATAAAAGCGTGATTCTCGAAATTTTTTAAATTGCCAAACTGTCCGTGATTTTTGTAGTATTCGAGCTTGAAGCCCAAATCCTGCATTAAGCCTGTCAAGTCCTTGTCAGTAATGCCGTATTGCCAGATCGCCGTCGAATCGGGATTTCTTTCAATATCTTGATACGACGGATGCTTTTGATCGTGAGGTACATTCCTGAAATATTCATCCATGCCCAAACCAAGCAGTCTTATCGAGCTTTCTGATTTGATCCACATCGGATTATAGATCAAAAAGGTCTTGACTTGTTTGGCATAAAGCTTGATAACGCTTTTCCAATCCGGCTTTGCCTGATGCAACAATACGTCAAACATAAAGGCAACATCGGCATTGCCGATCTGTCCGGCGATTTTAGGCGTGGCAAAGTTCCCGCAAATGTCGTAAAGATTCTTTTGGCCGTTTTTTATCTGATAGAATTTTTCTGAAAAAGAGCTGTCAACGATATAAGCACACTCAGAATGATACTTGCCGAAAGCATAAAACGTGTAAGCCCCGTCTACGTTCCAATTGCCGCCCAGATCGACAAACGATTTCGGCTTCGGCTCCCGGCTAAAAGCCAGGTCGATCAATTCAAGCTTGTGCTGATTCACTTTTTCTCAAATTGAAAGTAAGCGTAGCCGTCTGCGACCGTTCGGAGAGTCGGGACGTAGCCTAAACCAAGCAAACGGTCATATTGCTCGATCATCTTTTTGTTGTTGGGTGCTTCGGGATTTTTGAAGAGCACACCAGCATTTTCCAAATCGAGTAGAGCTAATGGCATTTTTAGAAAGTCATAAGGTGAGAGTGGCTTTGGCTCTGATGTCTCGATTGTTCCGCCAATCTTTACATTTTGCAACGGTGTTGTCTTAGGCTGATCTTCAATACCGCGTAAAATAGGTTGAGGAAGAGCCTGTTTGATCGTTGGCTCGACAACAGGATATGGATGCTTTGGGATGGGAGCGTCTTTTGGTTGCTCTTTTGGCTTGGATAAAATCTCAGAAAAGGTTTTTGCCGGACGTTTAGCAACAGCTTCCGGTTCAAGATTTTTCTTCGTTGCTTTGACATCAGGTTCCTTACTTTTTGCCTTTGCCATAACCTTTTGCCTTCGTTGGAGTTTTACCGCCCGCCAGCAATCCCATTAAACCGCGTTGTGCCGAAGTCAGAGGCTTGCCATGCACTGTGCCGTCTTTTAAGATTCGCTTGGCCTTATATCTTGATAGCAATTTCTTCTTTGGCACTTTTCATCTCCTTTAGTCTTTTTTCAAAGAAATTTCTCTTATACAACTCAAAGCTAGACGGTAACTTATTACCATTAGAAAATTTGCAGTACCTATAGAACTTAATAGCTAACTCAGCTTGCTCTTTTTTAACCGTCATTTGGCTTACTATACGCTTGAGAAAATCAGCAGCTTTTATGCCATGTAAGCTCCAAACAAATGTATTTGCTAAACGATTAAAATATAACTTTCCGCCGTTCTGCTTAGTCAATTGAAACAAATGTTTTATAGCTTCAAACTCTCGCATTTGCACAGTAACAACAAGATTATGATAAACAACCGAATTATAGTATCGTTTTGTACCGTAAATACCTATACATCCTTCGCCATCTACAATACCTGCGAGATAGGCTGAATCCTGTGGCACAGACCAATCAACATTCGGCAGATCAGTACTACTTTTGAAATTATTAGCAAGTTTCAATTCTTTTATTGTATTCTCAAATTGATCTCGCCTACTTAGATCGTCATTAGTCACTAAGCTATTACAACGATAGAAATAGCATTCTTGATAGAAACTTATAGCAAATTCAGCCTGCTTTTTCTTAACCTTTAGAAAAGGCAAAATTCTCCTAAGAAAAACAAAAGCTTTTAAACCATAGATATGCCAGCCGTATAGCATCCCGTTTTTTACGATTTTATTTTTTTGCTTAGATTTTTTCGTTTGTGTTAAAAACGCCAGTTGATTCACAGCACCGCTATTTGTCATTGTAACAGATACAAGCAATTGATGATATGTGGACTTTCTTACACCGAATGGCTTCTTTTTATACACGCCTATAGTGCCCTCGCTATCAACTATACCTGCGCAGTATGCAGCATCGCTATCTGACATAGCGAACTTACTTTCGATATTTTCAACTTGTTTGCTTCTTAACTCAATTTTCTTTCGAGGCCTGTTTCTTATTCTTGATGCCTTTTTATCTGCATCGCAGCATAATCTGCATCTTCCTGTTCTACCATCAGAGTTCCTCTTATCAGGATAAAACTCTGTAAAGTTTTTACTAATTTTACAAAAATTACAAACTTTTGACATAGGCATACAACTATTCAATCCTTTTCACTTCCCAGCTTTTGCTTTGGATGGGTATTTTCTTTTCTTAGCCATTTGAAATCTCCTTTGCTCGATTCAGTGTTTCGCCGATCATATCTTCAAAATTAAGCGGCACTGGCTCAAACAAGCTTTCCGGCGCTGCAACCGCAGGGCTTAGATTGTAACCTGAATCTTTGGCGCGTTTTGGCCATCGTGCCATTACGTTGGATTCAAATTCCGGCTCAACCTTATACCATTTGCCCTGCCACTTTAGATCGAGCTTGGGATCAGGCGCTTGGGTTTCTGTAGCATACTCCGAAAGCATGTACTCGATCCAGGACAAGCGGACTGCATTTTCCACCTGCGGCGGGCTTTTTCTTTGTTCCAGCGCGATATTGGGATGGTCTAATGCACTGGCTTCGATAACATGGCTGCTCTTCTCGAATGCGGCAATGAATTGCGCCTCTTTTACCGGACGATAGAAAGCCACAAATTTAACGTTTTCTCCGGCCAACACACTTTCCGCTTTTTTCCAAAACGCTTCCGGTATATCGTGAGCACGGTCAAAAACAATCAGCAAATTAGTCTCGCGTTTCGGCTCGAAAAGTGTAATGTCTTTGGCAGTCAAACCCTGCGCATAGTGACTATAATTCATCTCCATGCGCGGCGCTTTGGGAGAGAGTCCAAAACGTTCTCCTCTTTGCATTCTAATCTCAGCCCAAAGCTTGTCCACAAGCAAATCTTCGGTCGGGGCCACTGCCAAAACTACTGAAGGCACAAAGGCATCGAAGAACCAATTGATTAGAACAGCCGCAATAAAGCTTGCGCCTTGATATTGACTGCCACGAAACAAAATTCGGTTATTTTTGTTTTTGACTACTGACTGCAAAAGCTCGCTTTGCTTTAGCGTTGGCCTTCTTTTTAGAACATCTCGCATATATTTGAGCGGTAGATCACGATAGCTTTTATAATCCCGACCAGCCTCTAAAAAAGCGAAAAGCCTGAAGCGGCTTTCTGGCGGCAGGCTCTTGTCTTCAAGAAGATGCGCAGCTAAAATCCGGTAAGCTGCCTTTGCCTCTTCAGTCAACGGCAGATCAACATTTTTGATTTCCTCGAATCGGGCTTCTTCTGTTCCATCAGGTAACTCGTCTTCGTTAGCATCGTCATCAAGCAAAGCTTCGGTACTGATACCAACGCTATCGTGGTTTGGCATTAGCAGTCCGGCAAGATAAGCTTTATGCTCTGCCGGCAACCCTTCTACCATCAACAAAAAGGCGTCTTCTTTTGACATCTCAGACTGCGGCAGACCATAAAATCGGTTGAGTAGAATGTTGGCAGCAGCTACGCATTGACGATTTTCGGTATTAGTCGCAACGTCATAAAGCGCGTCAATGACTCGCTTCAAGCGCGACATTTTTGATTTATACCTGTGGTCGGGCCTCTGCATATAAGCCCGACCAAACTCTGCCAAGCCAAAACCAATTTTGGAGCTTTTGTTATCTCCCGGATACCATTTATTTAAAAAATGATCAGCCGTTTTTGGCGCGGTATAAATTTTACCTGTTTCATAGTCGCTCATATTACACAAAGATAAACAATTACTTGAACTCTGTCAAGTAAAATCTACACAACAGAGGAAAATGGCGATTATTTTGTTCGCCGGAAGGCAGTTTGAGGGCAGTGTACAGGCGAAAATTTCGGGATGACTTCGGCAGGTCTGCTCCAGTCTGAAACGAGTCCGCCAATTTTGACTCGCGCTCGAACATCACATGGAGCGCCGTAGAGCACGACAAAATTCTTTTCAGACTCAACAGTTTTGAAAACTTGTTTGCCTACGGATGTTAATTGCTCGACTTCAAATATTGCATTTTCAACATCTGATCCCAAAACCAAGACGGGGCTGTATTGGTCAAGGTCGTAAGAAATGTGCAGAAAAGTGATAAAAATATTAACACTTGACTTTTTGCGCAGTCGGACAGACCAGCGCTGGGCGACACACACGCCCTCTATCGGCTATCGGTATCACCGAATCGCCGAATGCTTTCCTTGCTATGCCGATGGCTCCGTTAACATCGGCGTTGATTGTAAATCCAAGCGAGGACTGGAAAAGTCCGCGCTTGATTCGCTTGCCGAGATAGTTCTCGAAATGTTGCATCGGTTCTTTGGCAAAATGATCGATCTTGGAAGTGTAGCTTTCCTCGCTCTCCATGACTGTGATACCGTACTCACGCGCCTTGTAGGAAATCATTCCTGCCAAACGAGCATGCGGTATTTGCACGAAGTTTTGATTGTTGGATGAACCAAGATTGCTTTCTTGCTTCCAAAATTGATTTCGACCAATGACGATTGTGCCAATGCGATTCTCTATACAAAAATTTATGATGAATCTGCTGGTCTTGTGCAGGTAATCATTGACTTTGTTGTTGCGTTTCGAGTTTATGCTTTTTATCCTGTGCGAGCTTTTGGTTTTGATTATGGATTGCAGACGCGCTTTTTCTTTGTTGAAAGACTGGTTGATCGACTTGAGCGGTCTTCCGTTGATCAACGAACTTTCGGAAACGTTTGAGAACATGGCGGCAAGATTGTTCACGCCAAGATCAAGCGATACAAAGTTTTTCGCATCAACTTCGGCAGATTTTATTTCATCATCATACACTATGTCAAAGACGAATTTCTGGCTTTGCAATGTAATGCGAACCTGCCGAAATTTATTAGGTTTGATCTTTGTCTTGATCGGCTTTATTTCCTTCAATCCAAACTTATCAAGTTTAGGAAACTTTATTACGCCACTTTTCACTTGTACCTGCTGGCAAGTAAAAATGACGGTTCCGGTTTTGTTCTCACGAAGATATTTCGGGATTGACGGTTTGGCCTTGAATGATGATTGATTTTTTTTAAACGCTCTCAACGCTGCAAACCACGATGTAAATGAGCGGCAAGCCTGGATAACTACTTGTTGTGCGGTCTGTGCTGGTAAGGTGCGATACAATTCATGATTCTCGGAGACGAAAAAATTGATAAAATCTATCGCAGTGAAAACCGGCTCACGCCAAAATACTTTTTGCCGTTGGACAAAAATCACCGTGTTGTATAAAGCTTTTGAACGATTGGCAAGCTCAAAAATATTTTTGTCAAACGGTCTAACATGTCGTTCGACTTTTGATATGAGATTTTCAGGTTTGTTCTTTCGTTTCATGAAATAAAAAACCCTTGCAAGGTGCCATCGTGATTCACCGAAACGGTGGATTACGAAACCCGCAAGGGTCATTCGGTAAATCATGATGGCACTTTAAAAATATAAAATTTTTATGTCAAAAGCAAACACTTTTATCAAATTTATGCACTACAATCGTTTCGGGTGGGTTAAGATCAGTGCGGTTGCTTTCGAGAATTACAAGTGGGACGTGGGCAGCCAGAGTAAAGAGGAAGATAAAGAACTTGTCCATAAGTTGCTAAACGCTCCTAAAGTTGTATTATACAGTTCGTTTACCTCCCTCGATAGTCTTTAGGAGCAACTTCAGTGCCTAACGCCGTGCTGCTCAAGATTAATCAGTTAATTCGTGCAAATCTGGTATTTTTTCCAAGCCTTTTTCAAGTTCCAATCTGACAATTTTATGCCCCATCAGCTTTAGAATGATCGCATCTGTTAACTTCAATTTGCCGACATAATACGAGGTTTTACCAACGTGAACAAACCCGCCTTCGACTAATTTTTGTTTTACACTTTCTTCTTCAGACATAGCAAAATCGTGCGGTTAAAGTGAATATAGCGCAGCAGCGGCCTTATACCTTTAAAACACCAATACCAGGGTACTGGGTTTATTCGGGTTTTAGCCTCGACTACAAAATTGGCTTTGTCGATCAAAGCCATTAACTCGTCTTCAGCAAATTCGTGAAAGTGACGAGGGCCACGTAGAAACCTCGGACGATCAATTGGCGTCGAGATAAACAATCTACCATTATTGGCAAGCAACTGACAAGCAGATTCCAGACAAACCAAAGGATTCATCGGGTGTTCGATGACCTCAAAGCAAAAAACATAATCAAACTTTCTGTCCAACGAAAACTTGTAGTCGAGATCAAAATGGGTATTCTCAATAGAAAATCCTAACAAAGACTCCAACGATTCGGTGAGCTTGGTGCGATCACCCAAATCGAGAGCACTGCTACCTTCAAATGAAAAATTTTTTAACCATTGCAAAGTCAGCTTCCAGCGTTTTTCTACATCTTGCCTTAAGCCATACTCTTCATCAACACTATGCTTTAGATCGAGCATAGAATCTCAAAAAACGGTTTTTCGCATCAGACTTATTATATGGCCGCGATAGGCCAAGCTATTTAGGCAAGTTGAAAAGCAGGTTTCGCATTTGGTTGCGTTTAGGATCATGCGCCGTGTTCCTAAATTACCTGTTATATCATCGCCAAATTCGTTTTGGCAAACATAAATTTTACCGTCTGCTGCCATCACCACAGCCGCACCGTCTAAAAACGAACAGGGGGAAGCTCTTTTGCCAGTACACATTTGCTGTAAATGGTCTTGGTTTAAAGCTTTTGATTTTATATTTCCTGTTTTGCGTCGGTAAATCTCTTTAAGCTCGGCTTCGGTATCGTTAGCAAGCTGAAAAAGCTCTGCACGATTTCTTAAATCATCACGGTTGTAAGCTGGTGTTACGTTCCAAACAACGCCCAAATCTTTAGCTAAGGCTTCCAAGCGATTGATCTCGTCCGGTGTTTGAGTAGTAATAACGCTATTGATGGTCGTCTCAATATCGTATTTCTTGCTTAACTTTACACTTTCCACAGCCTTGTCAAAGGCTTTAGGAATACCACGAATCAGATCGTGACTTTCAATTCCGTCTAAGCTTATTGCTACAACAAAGCGAATTCCTCGTAGATCACTGACCAACTTCAAATAATTCTCCAACCGATCCGGATAAAGACCAGATGTGTTCAAGTGTAATGTTTCAAGACTGAACATACCACAAACCATTGCTGCAAACTGTGGCAGATCGCTATAGAGTAAAGGCTCTCCTCCAGTAATACCTACGTAAGAAACGTCTCTCAGCAAGCGATCAGACAGATGTTTGTGCCACTCTCTTAGGTCAAGATCGGTAGACTTATTTTGCCAAATATTGCACATTTGGCACCTTAAGCTACAACGATCAACCAAGTTTATCGTCAAAGCCAAAGGCTTTTTGCTTAATTTAGCGTACTGATAGCGAAGAATAGGCAGCATATCAAAATCCCAATCTATCGGCTTCCAGGTCAAATTCCTTCAAGCGTTTCTCTAACTGACTATGGCTAAAGCTCGTAGCGTCGAGGTCTTTGCCAAATTCGAGCAAATGAACAATCTCGTGTAACAGGCCATCGTCAGCAAGAAGATCACAGGCATCAATCAATTTAGCGTTGATCAAAGCGTTGCCAAGAAAACACAATGTATGAATGCACTCCACATATTTCTTTTGCCTAAAGAGCTTGGCAGTAATATTGATCCGGTCTCGTGCTACTGGCCGACTGCCTAAACTAATGATCTTCTCTTGAGTTCGTCGTTTGGCTAAAAGCCGTTTGGCAGTGTCTTTGTCTTTGGCAATGACGTAGCCGCCGAATTGGTTTCTGCCGACTGGATAGGATGTAAGAAAGTAAAGCATAGGCTACCAACTGTAAATTAAGGCCTGTGTCCGACCTGGCTCACCAAAGATTCAACATCGTCGTAATTTAGCACTGGCAGTCCGAGCGCCTTCAAGTAAAGCTTTATATCTTCTTGCAGTTCTTTCACCGTCTCTCCGCTTGGACAGACTGGATCGACAGTAATGGCTCTTACTGAGCCGTCTTTGTTGTAGTAAGCTTCGTGAATGCCAAAATTCACAAACTTAATAACAGCTAAACTCTTACGAGAATCAACTTGTTCATGCTTGACAACTCGATAGTTCCAACTCATATCAGCACCTGTAGATTAGCCAAGCTATACAAACTAACAAACTGGCATAAGGCCAAATCTTAAGCTTAGCCAAGCCAAGCTGATGCAATTTTTGAATCCGATAGTCGTAAAGATTGAGCAACCCGCCCAGACAAATAAGCGCTAAAGGAAAAACAACCAACCAAGCCAAAATTGTTATGAACTTTTGCATCTGTTTATTCTCCGAGAAATTCTTGCCATCTTGTTGCGTTTTCGAGTTTTAGTCAAATAAGACACATTTCGTCTCGATCTGCCGTAGCCTTTTTTCGTTGCTTTTCTCATTGTTCGCTCTTGCTAGCTATCTTCGCTGTGTCACCCGAATAGGTAATGTCCCAACGCCTGAACAGATAAGGTGTTGGCCATACAGGTACAGGCATAGGAACAGGATACGGCTGCGGTATGATCGGACTTGGGTTTTTTGCTCTCCACTCCTCAAGCAACTGCTTAACAGCAGTCAGATCAGACTTTGCGTTAATGCCTAAAGCAGCACCCAAGATTTGGTACAGTTCTTTGGCTTCTTCAAGATCGAGAGTAAACTCTTGATCTTTGATTTTCAGAATAACTACAGGTTTAGCTTCCATAAGATTATAACCCAGTTAAAATAGTAGTTCTGTTGAACCGACAGTAAAAGCAATGGCATCCTGTCTGAATTGTTTGCACATTCCTTTCGTTCATACTTTTACTCTGATAAAACGGTTTTCAGGTGGTTCGGTTCTTCTTAGCCGCATGCTACAACTATAGCAATAAGCTTCGTCCTCTGTAAGCATACCAAGATCATCTTCATCGCAACGAGGGCAGTTAGGCATTTTACCAGCTTGGGATCAAGAGTTACTTAGACCCAAGCTGGTAAAATGATGTCGTAAGTTGGTTTCATACATCTTCGTTAAAAAGTTGACACGGACAATCACCAATCTGCTCGTTGATAAAAACCAAACAACCATTTTCAGTGTGGCTAAACCTCTTGTGACCACAAACACAAACTTCATCATCATGTCGATTATCCATTTGCTTTACGGCTTCAAGAGCTTCTTCAACGTTATAGCCTAACCAGTCTTCATTTCTTTGATCCGACGAGTACAACCAACCGCCACTTGGCCCACACATTTCCAGAGCTACACCTAAAGGCTCGTACCAAGCTTTAACGTTAGTATACCCTTTAGTTTCAAGAGCTTTCTTGATTTTCTCCGATCTGTATGACATGGTTGCTATGGTTCAAGCTTTCCTTCAACTCGTTACCTTTTAGCTGCCGGTGTATCGGCACCTGAAGTCTACACTTCAGTTCTTGCTTCTACGAGGGTTCTTACCGACACTCACTCTCTGCAAGCGTTTAGGCTTTCGCCAAGTTCCGGTGTAACTCACCGTACTTCTTTAAGTTTAGAGCGGCATTCAAATCACGATCAATGGATAAACCGCAATCGCAGGTGTAATTTCTATCCGAAAGAGTTAAATCTTCTTTAATTGAACCGCATTTTGAGCAAAGCTTACTTGATGGAAAAAATCTATCAGCCACAATAACCTGCTTATTACGCCATTTGGCTTTGTATTCGACCTGCCGACGAATCTCACCAAATCCTATATCGTGAATAGCTCGCGCAAGTTTTTCATTTTTCAACATTCCTCGGACATTCAAGTTCTCAAGTACAATTGTGGAAAAATTACCTGTTATATAGTCTGATAGCCTGTGTGCAAAATCTCTTCGAGTGTTAGCTATTCGCCAGTGCAAAACAGATAAACGTCCTGCTGATTTTATCTGGTTGTTACTACCTTTGGTTTTCTTAGAGTGTTGCCGTTGACGCTTTCTAAGTAATCGCAACTTCTTACCCAAAGGTCTAGGATTATCAAAAAATTTTCCACTTGATAATACAGCAGCATGCCTTAAGCCAAGATCAACACCAATAACTGCTTGGTTCTCACAAATTGTTGGTTTGATCTCGGTTTCAAGACATATTGCTACAAACCATCGTCTGCCTTCATAACTTACTGTAGTTGAAAGCAGTCTTCCGCTCCGTCGCATTGGTTTTGCCATTTTTACGAAACCAATTTTTGACAATCTAATCTTGGTGTCTTTAATATAGAAAGTTCCAGGGCCGTTATCAATTCTTGCTGATTGTTTTCCTGTTTTCTTTTTAAATCGAGGGTATTTGCCCAATCCCTTAAAAAACCTATCAAAGGCAACACCCAAATTTAAGATTGCCTCTTGCACAACACGTTTTGGTGATTCATACATCCACGGAAAGTACTCACCTTTGATCTCGTTAAGACCTTTGTTAAGCATTTTGACATTTGGCTTTTGACCGTCTCTACGAAGTGTTTGCCACATTTCTAAAGCCCAATTATAAGCAAAACGAGATGCTCCAACAGCTTGTTTAAGCTTTTCTTCTTGAAAGACGGTTGGATAAATACGAATCTTCTCTGCTGCATGAGTTTTCATTGGATTTGCCTTCCTTCAACTCCACGTTCGATTCTGGCTTTAGTACGTTTGTTAAGCCATTCTAACGCCTTTTCCAAGTGATAATTAGCATAGCCATTTTCTGGACATTTAAATTGACCACTTTGGAAACCATTCAACCGATCAATCACGATTGCAATCAAATTTTCGTTTGTGCAACCGTTGACTCCTGCCTCTTGAATTGCACCGTTTTGGAAACTAATCGAGGCAAAAGGCTTATGTCCTTCGCAAGGCACACGATCTTCAGTTGGATAGACTCGATACTCATGACAAGCGCCACCTATTCCAGGTAGCCCTAAGCACAGGACTTGTGTACGACCAGGTTCACCGATTTCGACTTTTCTCATAAAGGTTCCTTTCTAAAAAGCGCTCTTTGAACATTGTTCGTTTAAAACAGGCAAGCGCCCTTCTGATTTCAAAGCATTAAGTATATGCCACACACTGGTTCTTGGTACTCTATTTCCAAGTTCTTCGGTAATCTTTTCTATATAGCATGTTGACGGATTCGATCTCTTTTGAATCGCTTTTTCATAGGCTAAAAGAACAACAGTCTCTCTTTCCGTATTCAGCGGCACAGATGAAACAAGTGTTTTCAACTTAACTTTTGGTTGCTTCGGATTTGAGTACCGATGGCCCCCATGAGCTTTTAAAATATCAAAAGCCTGTCGTTCACTAAAATCAAACCATTCTCCTCTTACACATTTGCTATCCCAAATATCCTGGATTTCTTTCTCTTTCTCCACAGGATCGTCACATTCTATAGCCCCAAATACTCTTAGTTCCCTCGGATTGCCAACTTGCAATTGTTGCAGCCTCAATTCAGCACTATCCGTTGTAGAACCTATCTTGAAAAAACTGTTCCGCTCATCCTGAATAAAATAAACAAATCCCATTTGTGTGTCCTATAAGATAGACATAGTAAAGACAACAACTTAGTTAAGCTGTCCGAAACTTTCGGACAGAAGGTGTCCGAACTGTCCGAGAAAGTGTCTTAAGACTGTCCGATAGGGGTGTCCGAGCCTGTCCGATGCAAAAGAGACACAGAACCCTTAGAAGGGGAGACCAAGTCTTGAATTTCTCTTAGTTGTGCCTCCACCTGCCACTTTTTGACTCCAAACTTATCAGCGATCTCTCGAATAGAGATTTTCAAACTGCCTTTTGCTTTCATCTGACAGGCTTCTACCCAAGTCTCAGGCTCTGATATTACCTTAGCCTCGATCACTCTTGGCTGTGCAGCTTCTTGCACAGTTGGTTTAATCGGCACAGAGAAGCCGGCTTTAGCAGCAGCAAAGGTTTTTCTGTAGGTCAGGCTCTCCTCTTCAGTATAACCGTGTACCTCGCCTTTTAGCTTCGGGGCCTCAATATCCGGTTTATCTGCTACCTGCACTTGGGGCTTGAGCTTTTCCGGCTTTGTCACTTCTTCTACTTTCCAAAGTATTGTTCCCCAGTGATAGCCAAGCGGTGTGCAAGCAAAGAACATGAACGAGAGCATGAAAGCCTGTAACTCATTATCAAACTGCAACATTGCTCCATGATAGATCATAGTACAGGCTGTTAGTTGCGCAATATAAGCACAAGAGAGCAGTACATTTTTCCACTCGGTATGCACCAAAGTAGCGAAGAATGCCAGCATGATCGCCATAAGCGAAGCCGAAACTCCGAATTGAATGCCAGACAGTCTGCCAAAGAATGTATCAGCATCTTTTCGTCTCTGTGTAAACTCCGCTTTAACTAAAGCTTGATGCCGCTCAACCAAAGCATAGTAAGGTTCCCAAACCCGGTCGATCTCTTTATCAGCCGCAGCAATTAGTTCTGAGTAAGGATTGAACAGGTCTTTAGCTCGCATCGCTCTTTGATTGAGTGTATCATAAACGGCCTTCGAGCGCTCAAAACTCAAGGCTCGGATTTCAGCCTTGCTTTTTTCTGCCTTCACGTCATTCTTTATTTGGATTGAGTCTAATTTGGCTCTTTCTTCTTTAGCTAAATTGACTAAAACCCGCTCACCGTTAATGAACACTTGAAAAGAAAGCTCACCGGCGAAAAGCACAGTAAAACAAATTCCTATAAATATTCTTCTGAGAACCATAGTTGCCGTAACTCATGTTGCTCCTAACCCACCGCACACCGTCCTATCCAACCCGTTTATTTAAAAAAGTCCGGACAGCCTGTTTTGCTGTTAGATACGCACCTTTGGAGGAGCGGCTGCCCGGACTGCTTTCATATCAAGAGCGCTCACATCTCCATCTGGGAGAGCCTCGTGAGCGCTCAATCTTGATGCACTACTTCAACACAGGATTTGAAGCTTGGCATCGAATAAGGCGCCAGCGATTGTTACTTAAGGGTTACTGGGGAGACCAGATTTAAGTAACAATCTGCACTGCTAGCCCAGTGCTTTAACTGGCATAATGCTGGTCTCGATTATTTTTAAAGTAAAGCTCCAAGCAAGCTTGCGTGTAACATTTGCTTCGGGATGAGCTATAGTTAATTTGCCTGCCTGGAGCCGTTTTCTATTCATACCGATCAAACAAATATTCAAGCACGTCAGCCCAAGTCGCATCAGGATCGTCTTTCTTTTTCTCTTCAAGTAGAGCTTGCATCAAGTCCAATAGTTCGGACTCTGAAATCGTCATGATTTTGCCTTTGCGATCCCAAGAGAAAAATTTGCCGTTATGTTTTATTTTCACTTTGCTCGTTTTCGATTGCAAAATACAGATTAAATGCCGAGTGCATAACATCAACACATTCTTGTTTGGCTAATTCCAATCTAAAGCGTGTATGTGCACTAACAACTTCACCAAGCTCCTCAATACACGATTTAACATGCCGAAATACGGCACCAGTATTAGTCGTCGTCTCAAACCCGTCGTAAAGCTTGGCTTTGTCTATGATTCTTTTTCTAACAACAGCAAGTAAATTATCAATCTTCTCTTCTGGCGTCATCACTATGGCCCTCCACCATTGGAGCCGCCGCCTGAATTTGTTTGCACGTTATTCTCCTGATTTCCAGATGTTTTTGTATTTCAAATAGCTCGATTCTTCTTCGCTATCGTCGTCAGCATCGTCGTCATCAACAGTATCCGACGATTCAATCAAAGTTTCATTTTCCACAGATCAACTCCTTTTTGTTGCGTCTGAACCAAACCCGCGCTGGATTCTTATTGGTTCCCTGCCAATAAATTTTATTATCAGCTCCACACGTGCCAATAAAACCAACTCGATTTTCAAACCAACTGCGCCACACAAACAATGCTGCTGGCAAAAGAATAGTGTATTGGGTCATAATCCAGTCTCATCTCTATAGTTCAACTCCTTGTGCCCTTAAAACATCTTCAAGCTTTTTAACTCGCTCAGTAAGAGACGGTTCTTTGATTCCAACAACTTCTATCAGCAAACAATTCACATATTCACTCAAATTACCGTTACTGAGTTTCTTGAGTTTGGCAACTAAAGGCTTATCCAAGCTCATAGCGATTACTTCTTTACGGGTCATCTAACATTACATTCGTTATTAAAAAATTTCGTTATTAAAAAATACAATATCAAACAAAACTCACGCTTATAATATATTATAAGAAAACTATAAAGTCAAGCTTTTTCTTTTGCCTCTTTCGGCCTTATAGCACCCGTTAGATGTTTTTTAGAGAAAGAAAAAATCACTTGACTTTTGGATTAAATTTGCTTAGATTGATTTTGTGCAGGCATAGCTCTCAACAAAAGTCCTTTCCTTCTTAGGAAAGATTCCATTAGCACAATAACAGCCCCGCGAGTTTTGTTGAGACCCTGCACAAGTTTCTGACTCGCGGGGTTTTTATTTTTGGCCGGTTAGAGAGAAGGAATATCGGCGTCAAACGGCGGCGCGTTACAGCCTGAGAATTTGCGGATGAACCGAAAGGACAAATGAAAGTCCGAGGCCTGTGGAATTCAGGCCAGTCTAAAAATGGATTGTAGGGAATCGCGTTTATATCAGGCTTAACCAAGTTAAAAAACTTGGAACACGGGTTCGAGTCCTGTACCGGCCACAAATCAGGCAGCGATGACCGAAATATGCAAAGACTCTCTTACGACATCATCGGCAAAATGGCTGAGACCGAGTTGCCCAAACTTCTCTACCAAAACTACATTCTGCGCAAAGGCAACACACCTAATATTCAGTCTTTTGCCGACTACGTGCTGCGTTGTTGGGATAAGCATTATAATTTGACCATTAAGCCTGACGGCAAAGAATCCTTTGGCCATTTACGCTAAAAGCCACCTGCGGCAACGGCATTTAAAAGCCGTACTCGAAGGTGAATACGGCAGAAAAAAGATCAACGTCCCGAAGAAAACCGGCGACGGCAAGGATCATTATTATCGCATCCTGGCTCCAAAGGGAAAACAAAGACAATGGGCGCGTTTTCTCTCCGACGATGAGTGGAAAGGCATCAGCGAACTTTTTCGTTATCCCACCTTGCGTTTGGTCATTCAAGAATTAAAAAATCTTATCGGCGATCTTGGCGGTTGGGAAAAATCAGAAGAGACACAGCTTTCAAGCTGGTCAAACTCGACTCTATGGGACAAGGCCAATCGAAGCTTACTATTCGATCTCAAGTATTATTACAACAAAGCCAAAGCCGAGCGTGACGAAATCAAGAAAGAAAAACGCATCGACTCGACTTCAGCGCCCATACATCAACTGGCCAAGATCACTAATACTGATAGAAAAGTTATTTGCCGAATCAGGAAATTTCTGCTGTTGGCTTTTATCGGCAGCGGCGAGTTTCTGACTATTGGGGACAAAGATTTTTGGAATGCAGTAAAACGAGGGAAGCAGATTAGAAGTTCAGCTTTACAAAACCGTCCTCGGATGGATAAAGAGAAGAACCCAAACTCCACCACGCCTAAAAGCGTGACATGCTCTTCAACCCTTGAGCGGAAAGCGGCGATGCCTCTAAAAAAGGTATTACTGGACGTTCCTCTTATCCGACACGAAGACGGTCTTGAATCAATCGAATCTGAAGACTTCTTAGACAGACTGGATCGAGCCATCATGCTCGACGCCAAGCTCCAGACGGTCGGCAGTATCAAGATGTCGGCACTTCCAGCCCATCTTGACTTTGCTTTTACCCTGCCCGACCAGGAATTTAACGATCTAACCATAAAAGAAGTTGCGGAAGATTTCAACTTCTCGATGGAAAAGACCGACTTAAGAGCGTTCTTGTGCGCTACTAACATGAGGCCAAGAAAGAAGAAAGCCATTAGAAGCTTTCCGGCTCCGGCCAGTCTCGAAGAAAACTTCAGATATGCTCGTACTTCCGTAGATGAATCCGATTTCCTGCCATACTACGATAACAGCGAATATTGGAGATCGAGAAACATCTTTAGAAGCGTAAGAAAACAAGAGCAAAAGATGGTAGAAAAGAAAGAACCTACAAGAGAAGAGAGAGAAAAATCTACTATCGGTCGGTTGATTCTTGCTATTGACGGATTTAGCTCTGGACGTGTGTAGTATTAGTCCCTGCTGTTTCTGAGTTTATTTACTACTACACTATACAGATCATCATCGCCAATAAGGGCTTAGTGTCTTTAATTTTATAAAGTAAGGTATATGACAATCAAAAAATTCTTAACTCTTACAGACGGTCAATTACTTTACAATCTGCCGATAGACGTGGATTTGTCAGGAGTCATGTCAGCAAGACTAAACCAACAGGAGGTAAAGTTAAAAATTGTTTGGAGAATGGAAGGTAATGGCTACTTAGTTCCATACATTTTGTCACCTGTAGCCAATCCAAGCGAAGCTGATGAAATCGAAATTACCTATGAGACGACAGATTAATGCAAAGAAGCACAGTCATAGAATACCCTGGCGTCTACAAATTAGAAAAAGCCCGTCATCTCGAGCACATGCTTGACGAGATCGAAAAGTGCGTAGAGCCTTCATCCTTTGTCAAGCTGAGAAAACTGGTCAAAGAGAACAAAACCGCTTACGATAGTTTGGCAATGTCAGGAAGATGGATGGTTGGAGCGCCGGAAGCTTTGCTCAGATTGATTTTGGAACTTACAGAAAATAACATAAACCCGTTGGCATTAACTGAAGCACAGGATCGAATTGAAAAAAGCTTGACTTTTTGATTTTATTTACGTATATTGAATTACAGTCAACGCAGTACAAAAATCAAACAAGGAATTTTAACCATGAAAACTCAAGCCAAGCCTAATCTTAGTCCGTTGGGAACATGCAATCGTTGTAGTGATGTGGCTTATGTTCAACTCAAAAAAGGCATTTCACCTGGAGTTTGGACAGAACCCGAACTGCTTTGCAATGATTGCCTTGATAAAGATCGCAAGGCCATGCTTAAAGCCGCAGGCTGTGAAGAAGAAACCATTGGAAATATAACTTTTGAATAATAGGAGAACAGCTTATGAGTTTCTTTGAACAAGAAGTGCAAGTTGAAACCAGAACCGAATCGGGTTTTTGGACAAGCTTAAATTTTGCCACTGCTATTCCGATACCAGAGATAGTGCAGGAGTTTTTTGAACCGGCACCATGTGAATGCGGCATATCGAGTCCACCGACACACATAAATCTCATCACAGGAACACGCTTCTATGACGACGAAAGCCATGAGTGTGCAGGGTATCCTTGCTAACAACTTAAAAAATCAGATATGAACACGCTTTATAAAATCACTCTGCTGCTTTTTTGCACACAAAGCTTTGCCCAAACCCGCTTTGTTGTTCGACCTGATGAAGTCGGGTTTGTCATGCTAAAATGCAAAACCGATTCGCTTCAAATAAGCATTATGGATGTCTCGGGAGAGGAAAATCAGATTACTATTTTAGCCGTACCATACGTACTCAAAAGCAACTTCAACGAGGATTCTTTGGAGCTTTGGTATCACATCTGTAAAGACGATACTGCCTTTTACAGCCAAATCACCAAAGCTCCAACAAATAGAAAGTTTTTGTCAAGCCTCAACGAAATTAAAAAGGGTCGAGCGCCTAAAGGCGACTTGCCTTTTGTCGCACAATCCCACTTATCTACAACCATCTTGAGATTTTCAATTGATCCAGGAAGAAAGTCCCGGTTTCAAGATGGCTCGACAGTTGGGGCTTATTTCGATATACAGACAGATAGCACTGGCAGCATAATTAAAATCTGGAAAAAGAAGCAGTAGGAGCTTTAGCCATGTCATTGATGAGGCGAAAATTCATTATTGCTATTGTTTGGCTGTTAGGCTCAGGTCTCTTGATTCTACCCTATTTTGTAGGAAAAGCCGCAAATGAAACTTTCTTGCATTTGTATCCCATAAGCTGGCCATTTCTCTACAGTATTGGCTTTGTTGTTTGTGGCTGTTTAGTTGTAAGTAACTTACTGCTATTAGCATTATTTCCAATCAGTTCTGATATAGCCGACTATTTCGAGAAAAGATCAAATAAAAAACAAATATGAAAAATTTTTCTAAACTCAACGTACTCTTTTCTAAAGCTAAGCTCAACAAGCGCCCGTCACGAGGATTAGCCCAAAACACACTGTCTGAAATATAGACTTAGCTCAAGTCAAAACATCCAAAATCGTCCACCAGCCCTTCGTCACCGTTCTTAAAAAAAATCCTAAAATTTTTTTCGATCTCTACGTACTGTTTTCTAAAATCCTAAAATTTTATTTTTCAAGCACGCATAAGAGTGCTTGGAGTCCCACCGCCCACACCCCGGCCGGAGTGTCTTGCCATTCTCGCGCCTCTATAGGAGGGGGTGTATAGCGATATAGACAGAGAGCAAACGAAAGTACACAACAATTAGCCTTAGGTTACAGCCGATACGCTCGATCCTGTTGTCCCGGCCACTGCACAGTGTCTTGCCTCGAAAGCGGGCCTATACCCCTCGCGTTTTTCTCTCCAGCCAAAAAGCATTCTTATTCACCGGGCCGGGCTGTACGATAGCCTTGTGGCTTCCTACAGTGACCGTACAGCAATGATCTGTTGCATTGACAGCCTTACCTATGCACAAGCTTGGGCAATAAAAAACCCTATGCTGTGTTAGCCATAGGGTTTTTTATTCACTTTGAGACAAGCTTTTATTCAAAGATCACACCGTTATAAGCTTGCATACTGTCCGCAAGTAAAAGAAAATCATAAATATGATCAAACTTCAACGCCGGCAAATTATCGGCAAAACGATCATAGCTTTGCTTGTGTCGCTCGTACATTTCAAGCAATTCCGCTTTGTCAAACGTTGCTGTGCGCTTGTAATTGCGGATATTATTTTTTCTTTGCCAATTGCGACAATCGAGGTTATCCAATTGCACAAACTCAAACTCTTGTGTTTCCAGCGACTTGGTACTGTTATAGAGCATCATCATATAGCCGGATTCGACGCATTCCGCAAGACTACAGTCTGTCCCAATAATTGCGTTGAAATTTTTGTTTCGCATTGTAAACTCCGTTGTCTTAAAAGTGAATAGCTTCATGAATTAAACTTACACTTTTATAGTATACGCAAAAAATGCGAATTGCGCAAGCTAATTACGAAATCTTCACAAATAGCTTGCTCATGCTTGTTTTGCGGTATTTAGACGTAACGACACAGCTAATATTTAATTATTATGTAGACGTTGTCTTGTTACATTCTTTTAATCAAAAAGATTAGACTTGATTTCCGCATTTTATTTACGTATATTGTATTACTTCTATGAAGTAACAAATAACAGAAGCAATCACTTAAACTTATGCGAGGCACAAAATGGAAACTGTAAACGTTGCCACCCGCCCCCTGTCCGAAATTGCTCGTGAAATTCGCCGAGATTGGAAGCAAGTCAATTTTGGCGCGGCGCCTTACTTGCAGGCAATGGCAAGCCTTAATGCCATTAGTGACACTTACGGTTTAGATGATGCTAAAAGCATCGTAATCTATTTTCTTGCTAATGCTTCAACTTGGCGCGGTGAAACGGCTAAGCGTATCAAGGCTGAATTGAAACGCATGGCAAAAATCAAATAGTCTTATTCGCGTCTCAAACTAATGCCCTTGTGATCTAAATTCGCAAGGGCATTTTTATTTTCCCACCTAAATTAAAGTTACATTCTTTTAATCATAAAAGGTAGACTTGACTTTACGCATTTATTTACGCATGTCTGTAATACTCTTCAGAGTATATAAATAACAGAAACACTTTACTTTGCGAGGTGAGTCATGAATAAGCGTTTAGTCAACCTTATCGAATTGTCTGGGAATGTTCGCTTTTACGTACCTACTACAAACAACGTGAATCAGGCACAAGATACAGCTTCCCACGTGGAAAAAGTCGAAAAACTTTTTTCCGCTTGGTTTGGCGGAGCAACGCAGTACGATGCTTTAGGTTGCTGGTCTTCACCTGCTGCTGGTCTGGTAAAGGAAAAAGTTATCATTGTGGAATCATTCTGCAATGAGCAAGCTTTACAAGCTAATATTGAAAGCGTTGTAGACCTTGCGGAGCGTGTCAAGCAAGAGTTATCGCAAGAGTCTATAGCGATTGAAGTCAATAACCGTTTGTATCTTGTTTAACCTTAACTCTGGACACAAGGAAGTGTCCTAACTTCACTTTGAGAAGATGAAAAAGCTTATTGAATTAGCTTTAAGCAATCCTAATAGCCGTTTTTGGTATGCACAAGAGAAACGTTTCTTGAAACGCTATGCCAAAAAACGCAATTGGGATTTTTATCGTTTTTGTGACATTATCGCCATTACTTCGCCGCGAACACAATTGTCGCGTAATTGGAAGTTAGCTTGTAATTATATGGCTGGTGAAAACTTTTATACGCCAGCTTTGCCCTCGGTTATTTCAGGGTTGAAATATTACGAGCAGAGTGGTATTATCCGAGGGCCAAAAACAAGCCGTTTTTCTTTAGCCTTACAAGGTGATGAAAGTGCAATCGTTTTAGACATTTATATGGCGAGAATACTGCGTTTTGATTATGAAGCAATGTATCAACCTGAAAACTACTTGAGACTTTGCAGACGCATTGAGAAGCTTGCACAAGTTTTGGGCTATACGCCGGCGCAAACGCAAGCTTGCTTGTGGATCAATTATCTACAAGCTAACAATCGTTCAAACGGATTAAGTTATTCACAACTTGAGCTATAGGTGAGACTATGCGTACAATAACCGTTTATGTCACCGACAAGGATACTGGCTTAACTTACAAGGCATTCTCACGCCAGTATCGTGCTGATGAAGTGCTAAAGCACTTCTTTGGCTTGTTAGAAGCTTATGCCGCTTATGAGAAAGTGTTAGGCTGTTTTCACATTGAAATTGAATGAGAGGAACAAATATGAACCGAAAACAACAACTCGTTTGTTTTCTACTTAATGCGTATTGTTGCTTATATGGTGCGCAAGACACAAACGACGTTACAGCAGACCAATACTATGAGCAAGTGTCCGCAAGACTTGAGACTTTGCCACTTGCTGAATTGGAAGCATCTTACAAGGTCACTCGTGAGACTCTGGGTTATTAAAATCTTGTTCTGTTGTTAACCCGCATAGCTTGTATAGTATGCGGGTTTTTTATTTAAGTTTATCAAAAACAAGTCTATAAGCCAAAATCGCAGGTAATAGAATATCAAAATTTTATTGTTGAATGCTACCTGCATAGCTATTGTGTCATAATTCGCACTTGGACAGTTACAATACTTTCACAAGATTTTAGATAAAAAGACTTGACTTTTAGGAATTGTTTGCGTATATTGATTATACAGCAAACAAGTAGAAGCTGTGCTTGGTATACGGTAGAGTAGGATTTTTTCGCCGATTTTTGGCAAAAGAAAAAGGGATTTTAGCCTAACATACCAAGCACAGCTTAATTTGCAATCAACAAGAGAAGTGGAGTCAAAGCGAGGTGAGTTATGAGCAAGGCAAAACAACTTCAGGAAGCGATGTTTCTCCAGTCAATCGGAGAATTTGAGGGAATTGTAGTAAGTGACACCAGCGAAGTGCCGGAGGGCTATCGCGGTCAAGTTCTACATATCAATGATCACGGTAATGTAACTTTGTACAATGCTTTCAAAAATGGCAATTTGCATGAAGTTTACGCCATTGTCTAAGCTTCTGTCGAAAACTCCGCTTGTCTTACGGATTGCAGGCGGAGTTATATGCTAATTGGCTATTAGCATACTGAAGAGACAAGCCAAATGACCTTTATTTTTTATTATGGTATAACCCAAATGTGAGGTGAATCATGGATTTAGTCCTAAAAATCAATTGCGATAATGCTGCATTTGCAGACAATGCCGAAGATGAGATTTCTCGCATACTGCATAATGCCGCAGATGAAATTGCATATCGTTTTGACTCTCCGCCGTTTGAAATTCCGTTGCACGATGTTAATGGCAACAAGGTAGGTACTTGTAAAATCGAATAGGTGAACTATGCCAACAAATAAACTTTCAGTAAAAGAAGCGCGACTTGAAATTCACTCGGCAATTGCAAGTCTAGACAAGTTGTTAACTTGGGCTAAACTTAGTCCGCAAACAAGGGCTGACTTGACTCTTCAAGCCAATCAGCTTGAAAAGCAACTGCAACACAACGTAGATTTTAAGCCAACGGAGTAAAGCATGCCAAGAATAACTGCAAAAGAATGGGAAGCGCGTGCGAAACAAGCTGAGGCAGGAAACCATTTGCTTTTGCTTGGTTTGCAATGTGCTTTAGGCGGTGAGTTAGAGCAAATGGGCAGAGTGAAAACCAAAGACGGCGCAACGTATAAATTTGCTGTTGCTCGTTTGACTTCACCACACGGAGGCTTGTTTTTTACTTCTTTTTCCGCGTCTGGACAAAACACAAGCTTTACTGTCCAATATTTAGATGATGTTATTTTAGACCAACAGGACAAACCGTCAAGCGAGATTGCTCGAATCCGCTCTAAGGCCGTTGAAATTGCGCAGCTTATGCGCTATAAGCTGCTTGAGGCACAAAAGTAACGTTTTTTAACTTTAAAAGGAAACCCCATGAACTGGACACAATTGCACCAAAAAGAAGTCAACGCGCGTATTGCAAGGCGCCAAAAGCCTGTTGTGCGGGCTTCTCGCTTGCGTTTGAATGATCTTGGCAAAATTGCTACTGCTGAGACTCGTGCTGCATCGTTCAAACATTTTTGCAATCTTTTGTCAAGTTATCAGCAAAACAATTCACAGGAATTGAGAAAACAGATTGTTAAAATGGCCACCAACTGGAATTTCATGTTGCCGGCTTGGTTTTAGAAACTTTCTCGCCTCGCTTAACCCGCTTGTGAGTCTGTCCAGTTGCGACAGTAGCAAGCGGGTTTTTTATTTTATTCCGTATTATGCCTGGATATTGCGTTGGGATTGTACTGTTGCTGTATCGTAATAAGCGTTTGTTGAATTTAGATCATCGAAAGCAATTGATTAGCATTAGTTTAAGTGGTCTAAAAATATTTTAAAAAAAGACTTGACTTTTGAATGTTTTTTGATTATATTGATTATGTGATAAGCAATGAAGTAAGAATCACAAAACACTTTGAGAGTACCACCATGAAAAAATATCCGATCACTACACAAAGAGAGCTTCGCCGCCGATTCTGGCAAGAGCATCCACAACTTGCTCATTTAAAACGCCGTACCGTTGATTTTGGCAACGGCAAGCAGCACGTTGCCGATGTACGTGTCGCCTGGTGCGACTGGCTGGATGCAATGGCAAAATCGAACCAAATTTCACAAGCACTGCTGTACAAAGCAACACTTTAACACGAGTGTTTTCTCTACCTGATCTCACTAAGCTCCTGCTGTTTCATCCAAAAGCCTTGTTTCAAGTATGGCCTGACCTGACAGCAGGAGCTAAACTTAAAACGGAGTCAAATATGAGTCAGCATACACCTGGCCCCTGGTCTGTGATAGGATCAGGCGCAGGCCAAACACAAGTTTGTGGCCGCCGTAACGGACAAATTTGTGAGATCGCAAGTTATTTGTATGATGAAACAAATGAGCCAGAACTTGATGAGCTTGAAGCCAACGCCCGTTTGATCGCTGCCGCGCCTGAACTGCTTGAAGCTTTGAAAGAATTGCAATCCCAAATCCAGCAACATTTCAAACTGGATGTTAAAAAGCACTTCTCTTTAATGCTGGCCAATGTTGCTGCCAGCAAAGCAATTGACAAAGCCGAGAAAAGCTAAAGTCTCGCGTATGAGCATAATCGGCCTCAAGGTAGAGGCCAAAACTCGCCAGCATGTAAGTTGGCAGGCCGTGAATAAGCACGGTTGGCGGATCATACCCGCCTGTTGGCGCTAACTTTTGAAATAGCAAAATAACATTTTAGGCTATCTTTGCCTAAAGTTTCTTGTGCTACAAAATAAATTGTTGTTGCTTGCCAATAGCTAAACTGGCACTTTAAAGATTCAAGTCTTAAAGCACTATTCCGGAACCACAGCACAAGGACGTGCTGCCGGGGTGCTTAAAACCAAAGATGGAGAAACTAAAATGCTTATCCTTCGCAAAAGTGAAAACTTCGACGCCTCCGAGACAATTGGAGTATTTGATGACGGTACGACAATGCCGCAGGCAGATCGCTTTGTGCGTAATTTAAATTTAGCTGCTGAGACTATTTCAGAGCTTGACAGCTTAGATTGTTTATCGCCAGCACAAAAAATAAAACTTGAGCACAATAAAAACTTTATAGAACGCAAAACCGGCGAAAAGCCGCGCGGCGGTAATATTAGATTCTCGTTTATCAGTGTACCTAAAATTTCACCAAAGGAGTGATGCAAAATGGACACTTTGTTTTATCTTCAAGCTGCCGGCATAGCGTTGTTTATTCTGTGCTTATTATGGGATGAAATCAAGCAAAAAAATTCTTGAGAAAAAGCTTGACTTTCAAGTTTTATTTACGTATATTGATTATACAGTAAACAACGCAGTACATACAAAAACCAACTTTGAGAGGACAACATGAGACACTCACACCGTATCAAAGAAATTTTTCGGCCTGTTAAAAACTTGGCCGAAATCGCCACCCTGAATGCCGCCAGCGCATTTGGTGGAGTTTCCAACCGCTACAAGTTTATTCCCACTTCCGCGCCTTTAACTGTATTACAAGATCACGGCTGGCAGCCTTACGCCTATGCCGAAGAGCGCGTCAAAAACCAAGACAAACACGGTTTTCAAAAACACGCCATCAAGCTTCGCCACCCGCAGTATTCCCGCGACAATCTGCAAAATGTGGGCGATACCACGCCTGAACTCATGCTGCTCAATTCGCATATTGGCAATGCGGCCTTTCAGCTTATCTTGTGTCTGTTTGAGAAAGTCTGCTCGAACGGCCTGATCGTAGAAAAAGAAAGCCTTGCGGATCAGCGGGTTAGGCATGTAGGCTATACCGACCAAGCCGTTGCGGACGCTTTGCAAGCAATTCTGCCCGCTGTGCCACAAACTTTAGCAGATGTTGAACGCTTTCGCAATATCAAGCTTCTACCCGAAGAAACTCAAGCACTTTCCCAATCTGCAATAGAGTTAAGGTGGGACGGTGAAAAATTTGCCGTTGATCCTCGGCATGTAGCTTATGCGTATCGTTCAGCACAAAAAGAAGATAACCTTTGGAACGTAACAAATCGCCTGCAAGAATCGCTTGTACGTGGAGGCGTATACGTACAAAACAAAGAAACCGGCGTAAGCACTCGCGCTCGTGCTATTGGTTCGCTGTCTGAAAGCAATCGCCTGAACAAAGCAATTTGGACGCTTGCCGAGAAAATGGCAGAGCTGAAATCCAACTGACCTCTCAAAGTGACCACTGCCGCTTCGCCCGGAGGCGGCAGCGGGTTTAACCGGAGAAAAGCCATGACAAGCGAACAAAATAAAGCCGTCTTAGAGCAACTTTTTGACGTGCGCTTGCAAGATGCTTTAAAAGCATCAAGTCCGGATGGTCTTCCAACAAATATGAAATCAACAGGCGGGTTAAGGACTAACAACATGAAACGGAAAAAACTTGACGCCGTCGATATGCTCAACGAGCACTTGGCCAACGAGCCTTTTTTACTGGTTGGCGTCGATCCTGGAGAAGAGGAAGCCGACAATTTCGATCCGTTAAGCTTGCTTAATGATGATGAAGAGTTTAACATCTTCTTTTCCGATCTCACACCCGAAGCCCAAGCGCGTTACTTGCGCTGGCGCGAGACCAGTAAAGAAGATGAAAATTTTGAAATTTCACCGTTGGTTATTTTATGTAAAGAAGAAAGCGAGACTTAAACATGACCAGCAAACTCACCCAGTTATTGAATCTTATTAAGCTGATAAAAAAGATTTTCTCGAGGAGAAACCATGCTTGACATTACACAGGGCCCCTGGAAAGCCAGCGACCGATGGGGTAATTTTGGCGATCACAACCGTGCCGAAACCGACGCTCCGCTTGGACAAGTTTCAAGATTTTCATATTCGATAGCCGACGAAAGCGGCTTCATCGTGGCGCACTGCAACGGGCCAAATGTCACCATGAGTGCCGAAAGAAGCGAAGCCAATGCCAAGCTCATTGCTGCCGCGCCGGAGATTTTTGAAGCGCTGGTCTATGCTGAGAAAGTCTTGCGGACAATTGCGGCAGGCGAAACCAATACACCTATCAAAGATGCGCGTGCCTGTGCTGATTTTGCGCTGCAAGCGTTAGTCAATACCGGATTGCCAGTTGAATAGTAGAACCAAGCTATGACCAAACCCAACCACAAAACCGGACGCTTTACCGTAGTGCCTTCACAAGATCGTTATGGCGCCTACGAAGTAAAAGAGGCGGCAGAAGAGCAGATGTATCAAATAAGCCCCGAAGTATTTAGCAAAAACGACTCGGAGAACGCAAGGCTTTTTAGTGTTGCGCCGATCCTGCTCAAAATCCGCGCCGAAGCGGAAAAGCTGCTTTTGTCCTATCAAAACAAAGTTATTATCCCGCCCGACAGGATCGGATCACAGTGGGAGAAACTAAAACAACTTTTGGAGGCATCAAAATGAGTGCTTGGATTCCAACCACAAAATCACTGCCAAGAGGCAGCTTGAAAGTCGAAATTCAACTGCCTGATGGCTCTGTCACTAAAGCCCAGATTGAAGATGTCGAATATGACGAAACGATGTGGGTTTTGGACGATGGCAGAAAAGCGCATTTTGTCAATTACAGCGACGAAGATCGCAAGCGCTGGCAAGTTATCAACAAGCCAGACACCGACACGCCAGTAGCCTGGAGAAGGATAAAGGAGCAATTAAAAATATGAAACCACGTCTTTCAACCATTGTCATGCTCGGACTGCTTGCCTTTCTTTTCGGCGTGGTGTTCGAGCTTTCAGCACAGGAGAAAAAAGTTAAAGAGATCGACCTGGGACAAATCAAAATCGAAGCGCCCAAAGAGCTTCAGCTGCTTGCCGACAGCGTCAAGGCGGCTGAAATCAAGATTCACATGGCCGAAATCAAGCTTGAAATTCTGTATTATCGAGAGTTGTTGCTCTCAATTGGCCACGCCAGAAAAAAATATCAAGCTCGGCTGGACAGCTTGAATGCACAGATCAAGCGTCGGCAATAATTTATTTTGACTTGAGCCATGATGAATTACACCGTTTTTTCCAGAGTCGAATTGGAGCGAATGGCAAAAAGCCGCTTGGGTGACAGCCTGATTTTAAGTAATTGCGATGATTTGGCGCTTATGAAAGAGATCGCTGTTTATGATCTACAGAATAAAAATATAGGGCGCAAACAAAAAAGCAAAATTCTCGCTGCCATCGACAACGCCGAAAACAAAAAAGAACTGGCAAAAATTCTGCTTGCATTGACAGTTTAAATGCACAGAAAAACCAAGATAGAAGCTTTGAGATTATTCGAGTTAAGAATCAACCAGCTTCAAGATTAGAATGACACTTAAACTTTATCCCGACTGGCTGCCGGAACTGCTGTTGCGAGAAGGCTGTAACATTCCGGCAGCCGACTATATGGCCGAGATCGGTGATTTTATCCGAAGCATGGCCGAACGCCGAATCGAAGATAAGCCCGGCTTGGAGCTTTTGCTCAGAGAGTTTCCTGAACTGGACAGAAACGATTTTGCGAGGTTGATCCGATGGAAAATGGCACAAAGATGACAAAGAGTAATTTCGGATTGTGGCTGGCGCTGGCGGGAATTTTAATAACGGCATTTTGCCTGGGGTGGAGAATCTTTAACTTATTTTGAAAGTAGATTTATGAAATTCGGAGATTTTAAAATAACCAAACCAAGCACTCTTACGGCTTTGATAAAAGGCGATATTCACAATGCCATCATTAGCGAAACCACTGGTGGCATCGAAGCTCAGGAAGCAGCTGGACAAAGGAGTTTTGTCGCCAATGAAACACTGCCAATACAATGCCCACGCGCCGAACTCGAACAAATTGGCTTTGTTTTCGGAAAGCCAGTGGATGATTTGTTTGTCAGCGTTCAATTTCCCGCCGGTTGGCGCAAGCAGGCGACTGACCATAGCATGTGGTCAGATTTATTGGACGAAAAAGGCCGCAAGCGCGGCTCTATTTTCTACAAGGCCGCGTTTTATGACCGCGATGCTTTTATGCGCATAAATCGTCGTTATTCCACAGTGTGCACCTATGACAACCCTCGCGTTGCCCAGATCAAAGACGGCGATACTATTATTTGGCAGTCGCAGCCGTATGCGGGAGAAAAGACGTTGAGCTTTGAAATCAGCGAAGAGCTTGGCGGCATTGCCGAGACCATGCTTACCGAGATGTTTCCTGATTGGAAAAATCCGCTGGCTTATTGGGATTAAATCATGAAAACCTTCTCTCTGGCGCTCGTTGCCGAAAAGTGCAACGAGCCAAAAGCTTACGAAGTGGTTTTTACTGCTTCGCACACACAAGCGCTCTCACTCAAAGAAGCGCAAGCCAAAGGCATTACGCTGGCACGAGCGCTTTGGCCAGCAGCATACGGCTACAGAGAACACAAGGCCGGCGCTTGTGAGATTGCTAAAGAAAACACTTGACTTTGAGAATTTTATTACGTATATTGAACTATGAAAATGACCAAAGACTGTATTATGCAAGTTATTCAAGCTTGCGGATACTTGTATCCCTATGCTGACTTTAGCATAGATAGAAATGAAATTCTAATTGACTTCGCCACTGCATCTGATCCAAGCGCCTCGGTTGAAAGATTCGTTAAAGCAGGCATACCAAGAGAACAAATCAGAATGGCACTTATTATTCAAGCGAACGAGGAGTAACCAAAGGAAATATGTATGAAAAATCCCAGCGACTTCGCCAAGATATTTCCCTATAGCTCAGTTGCACGGAGCAACGAAACTGAGACAGTAGCGCGCAATATCATGGTTATTCTGTCGAGAACTGGCAATGTCTGGCGTGAACTGTCTTGGAAAGAATACACGGAACAACGTGACATAGATGGCAACTGGAGCCAGAGAGAAAAATTCTATTTTGACAAAGCTGTCGATTACTGCAAAAGCGCCGACACTGCCAAACTATTTAGTGGAGAGTGGAACCAAAAATGAAAACACGTCTTGAGCTTTTTCAGAAAGTCACAATTTCAGGCAAGCCCTACCGAGTGGTCAGCATCAAATATGGTGACGGTGATGTCACCTACAGAATGGCCGAAGAGAATAGCGATCTTGCAACTTTAGAGGTGACACAGGATAGAAATGGCACAATGGAAGCAATAACTGAAATTAAAAAGAGTGGGGCCAATGACAGCCCTTGAAACCGCCAAATGCTGCGGCACTTGCACAGGAGCCAACCAGCAAGCTCGGCCTAAGCCGGAAGATCATGCGCCGCACTATATGATCGCCAAAACCGAGCGCTGGTGCCAAAAGCACAATATTCCAACTGTTCGAGAAGCCGTATGTTGCGAGACAGTTGGTACAAAATGGATTGCAAGGCCAATCATTTTGACAAATTTTTGTTTGAGCAAAAGCCATGACACTCAACATCTCCGAACATGCTTTTAATCTGCTCACCTACATTTTGGAAGAGCTAACAGGCGAAGAATACGCGCATATAGACGAAAAAAACTGCGGCCTGCCAAGTTGTGTGTTTTGTGACGAAGTTTTTGTTGTTGGCCCCGACAAGATAAATCATGACGAACATTGTCTAACAGCAAAAGCATTGGAACTTTTGAAAGAATTGAGTCGTGAAAATCGAGCTTAAAACCGATCACAACACGCTGCGAGAGTGCTGGTTGGCTATTATAGACGGTGAAGTCGTTGGTAAGATATTCAGAACACCCGCATCACGTTGGAACTATGAAGCCTTTACTTTACCACCTGATGTCAAATCGGTCAGAATAAACACGCTGGATGAAGCTATTAAATTTTTCAAAACACAAAAAGGAGAATAGAACCCGTGTTTTCAGTGAGACAAAAGAGAGAGATCGCCGAGCAAATCCAAAAAATTCTGCGAGAAACTAATCATCCTGAGCTACCAAAAGGCGAAATTAGCTTCTGCCTGCACGTTGACGGCGCGGAATCCTGGAGTTGGGCTGACATCGTAAACAACGGCTCAGTCGAAAAACCAGATGTAAACCTGCACAACGAATTGCAAGACCCGAAAAGTGAAATTGGAAAGTTTTCAAGAATTTCTAAAAACTAAGGAGAAAACAATGTCAAAAACCTACGGAGACCGATTTAAAGAGGCTTTAGCTTGTAATACTAAAGCCGAGGCCGACGAATGGCTGTTAAAAGAGATTGAGCTTTGCTATACCCTTGCTGAGATATGAGACAGTTAATTGAAATCGAATCTTACGAGCATGACTGACTAAACCCCCCAGCCAAGTACAGAAAGTATGCACAAATTTGTTAAAATCAAAAGAGCTTTTAACGGCTTTAGCATTGAATATGACTATCTACTGTTAGTAGATAATACAGTCAGTTTTTCTGACTATTTAATGCACACAGCCGAACAAACCGGCCTGGATTATCTTGAGTTAAAAAGAAAGCCTCAAAATGGATGCCACTGGAGCCGTGTTCAAGAAGCCATCAGACTCAAGCTTGAGCTTACCAAAGGCAGGAAAACAATATTAGACGATTTATCAATTGCCAACAGCGTATTTGTTGAAACCGCAACAAAGCTATACGCACAGTATGGCGCATTTGTTGTCAATTCAAACGGCGGCATGTTTCCGTTGGACGGCAAATGTGAAATTTTAGAGACTGTCGAATCCGAGAAGCTGGTTTGGCCTTTTGGCAGGTTAAAAACCGAAGACAGAATTAAAATAACGCAGTGGCCGAACGGCACACACTGGTACGCTCGTGTGGATGGAGAAGACGTAGTCATGGATAACGAGCAGAAATGGAATACTTACAAAGAAGCTTACGATAAGGCCATACAGTATATCCAGCTTTATTCAAAAAATTAAAATAGAAGATTTAACTTGAAATCGTCAAAAAACTTTCGTATATTGATGTCAGTCGTTTTTTGACAATCTCGTGGCAAGTAGTTCAGCCTGAACCAACTGAGCTTAATGCCTGTGGCACCAAATCCATATCCCAACAGAATGAAATCGAGCAGTAACAATTTCGATAAAAGTGGTTTTGTAAACGAGCGCTTTCGGCTTTCTCACCATCGGGATATGGTAGTCGATAGCGCTTTTTTATTTTACCATACTATAATTGGCTATCAATCCTAAAACCCATCGCTGGTACAAGAAAGTATCACGAGAAGAACGGCAAAAAGAAAGACACGAACGCCGTCTTTATCGACGCGAAATAAAACAAAAACCGCGTCAAGGTAAACGCAAGTACCCTAAAATAAATCGTAAAAGGTACGTAACGGAAGACGTGCGCCTGCTTATCATTGAAATGAGCAGAATACAAAGCTATAACCAGCGCTTGATAGTTTTAGAGAAACAATTAAGAAGCTTGGGAGGATTCAAAGCCAGATCGAAATGGGGTATAAATAAAGATAAAATAATCAAGCTGCATCAAGAACGCAATCAAGTTCAAAGCTCTATTTCCGAATACAAGAAGTACGCCCAGCTTAAAAATGGCTACAATTGCAATCCGTATTATATTGCTAAAGCTTTAAAACTGGACGCAGCTATTGTTTATCGCGTTCAGCGAATGTTTGCCTGGACAGGAAATGTTATTTTCTGCCGGGACAGGCGAAACCATCTAAAGCCCGACGAGGCCAAAGAGAACCCATTGCCGAGAGAAGCAAAAGCACAAGCGGCCAATTCCGTTGAGAATAAGCAGGCGCTTTTGACCAAGACGGCAATGCTTAGAGCAAGAATAGCACCGAACCCTTGTGCTGCTCCCCATTCCGAAGAGACCAATTCATCCGGTCTGTACGACACTCCCCTCGCTCGCAAAGAAGGTTATCGCAACAACGCCGTATCAAAACGTCAGATCGACACCCAAGCAGTTTTGGCTAAAGCCGACTTTCTGCTAAATCACGATTATATCATCACTAACGAAGAGCTTCTTGAAAAAGAAATAAACTTCAATCCTGATGATTATTATCGTCAAACCACTGCCCACTATCAAAAAGTCTACCGAGGCTTTGGCAAGAATAAAAAGCCTGAGATCATCGAAGACTTTGATTGCCCTCCAGATTCCTACACCTATAAGCAACACGAAATGAGTTTAGGTATTCTGGAAAAAGACGGCATGAATTTAACAGAATTAGGCATGAAAGTCTATCATATTGATCCACCTAAGCCAAAAGAGTATTACGAGGCACTAAGCGCTCGTATGATCGCAATGGGTTTCTAATCGGATCGCAGTAAGACGTTTTGAGCGTTTAAAACAACATCAAGATTGTCTCTCGGAAGCAAGTGATAGGTTATAATAATCTATCTACTCTTCGGAGGGATAAATAGGGTTGTATTCTCTAAACTGAATTATAACTTATGCAACTGCAAGACAAAATAGAAATTCTGATTACCAACTTTCAAAGAAAGCATGGTTATCCTCCAACTACTGTGCTTTTACCTGAAATCGAAGAAAACAAGATCATGGGCTTGGTTGTGAAGCAAGGCCCAAAATTAGCGGTAGGCCTCGGCACTAAGCTTTTATTTTGGGATGATAGCCAAAATAAAGATTTCAAGCTCAAGCCGGTTGTTATAGTAAAGTCTTGGCAGGAAGTCTTAAATGATTATGACAACGACAAAGCGTCTTTATCTGTGCTATTAAGCAAAGTGGTCGAATTTGAAATGGAGCAAAGGCTGGCACAGTAATTTTCTAAAACCGGAGAAATCTTATGAACTTATTTGAAGATTTTGTTGAAGAAAACACAACCTATGAAATATCCTGCTCTTGTTGCGGATCAACCTACAACGATTTGCTAAGTGCAGATGAAGCTATTAAAATTGCTGTTGAAAAAGGATGGCAAGTAGTAGATGAGAAACTTTATTGTAATGATTGCTTAGAAGATGAGTAAGGTTTTATGAACGATATTTTCAGACCAAAACACAATCCTGCTCAATCTCTTTACGATGTCTTTCAAACCGAAGCCGAGAAACGTCCTAAAAGAGAGCTTGAAGAATGGCAGAGAAAAGAAGTTATGGCAGTCTACGAAGAAGCCTTGCGCTGGCATGAAAGAAATCCTGAGAAGTACAAAGAGATCACTGTTGCCGATGTGCAAGATGCACAAAGGCAAGCTTGGGGACACGTAGACTACGGAGCAAAATGGGCATACGCTGTGGTTGAGAGAATGCGTTATTAAACTTAAAGGCGAGTTAACTATGTCCAAAGTTCTCAAAAATGGCGGTGTTGTTTCCGATCCTGCTGGTGATGTTTTGTTTTCTTATGGTGCCAACCGTTGGAAATACCTGACTCCTGACGAGGCATTAGAAGCCTGTAATGGTAGTTGGGATTTGGTTAGCCAAGTCGATGCTTTGGTTGACGAAATATTCCAAGAACGCCAGGATAGCAGAGATGATCGAGCGCGGACTTGTGACAAAAGAAAAATAAAATAAGACTTGACTTTCTCAAATTTATTGCTTATATTAGAATCATGCAAAACAACGAAAAAATAGAAAGCCGCATTCAGACGCTGCACGTTATTTTCTGCGATTACTGCGGTACTTACGAGCATACCGACGCCGAGCGCCCAGCCTCAAAGCTGGCTGAGAAAATTTTAAGTCTCGGCTGGACAATTAACGAGCGCGGCGCGATTAAATGCGGGCCGTGCAATTGGAAAGAGCGCCACAGAGAATAAGGAAACATTATGAAATTGTTTGTTTTGTTTGGTCAGCGTCAAGAAAGGTATGCCGGCCAATTTGGTATTGAAGCTCTGGATTGCCAGACCGAATACGAGGTAGACGATAATCCAGAGCTTCTGCATAAGAAAAAGGAATGGCACCAAACACACGGCGATTTTGCGGCTCTGGAAATTGTTGAGCTTGATGTTGATGAAAAAGCGGTTGAAGCAATTTTATCTCCTGCGCATCAAGCGATCACAGCAAAAGTCAAAGCAAATGGATAATCCTGAAAGAAACTTAGCTGCTTATTTCCTGACAGCGCCCGAAGGCTCAGAATACTCGATTGAAAGCCTTGAGCCTGCCGACATTGTCGCCATTCTTAATGTGCTTGGCATGGCTTATCAAAAACATCACTGTGGTAATGATAGTATCGGTTGGAACGAGCTTTCCGACCAAATTCATTTAGTAATATGCCGTGTGGTTGGAACTCGAATCTATCAAAAGTGGTCGGCAGATTGTGAAGTGAAAGAAAGCTATGCCAACATTACATAATCTCAAAAACGGTACTCCTGACTTTGGCCTAAAAGCTGTTTACATAGGCCGCAAGTCGTCAGGAATGCACTACGGCAACCCATATTCGCATTTACCTTTGCACCGAACAAAAGCGGCTGTGCAAGTTAAAACTCTACAGGAAGCCATCAATAAATTTCGTGATTGGCTGGATGGCAAGATCGACCAAGACTTGGAGCCAGAGCGCCGCCAGTGGATTTTGTCGCATTTGGACGAATTACGCCAAGCTGATGTGCTGCTGTGTTTTTGCAGTCCGGAGCCTTGTCATGGCGATGTTTATTTGGAGAAATTGTAATGATCTGGACATCTACAATAGCTGCGTCTGGAATCGAATATGCCGAGATTCCAGGCTATATATTCAGCCTGGACGATTGGGGTAGTTTTGTCAATGTCGATGTCTGCTTCTGGCCGCCACAAGGTTTTAAGCCGCTGCAAGAAGCTACAGCCGGCAGCGTGCCCGAAGCCAAAGAGTGGGCGGAGCGAGTCGCAAAAACACTTGGAAAATAGTTTGGAAAATAATTTAGAAAGGAGCTTTTTATGCAGTCTAAAACCAAGTATTACGTCATTGGGTCGATTGTTTTAATTGTCCTTGTTGCTATAACTTATTTTGCTGTTCGTATTTCTTATTCAAATACTGAAGTACGCCAGCGCAATTTGGTTATGGCACAGCAAGAAACCTGCAAGGCTTTTTTTGATAAAATGTGGAAGGTTTTGCAGCAGAAAGCTCAAGTCTCGAATGAATACAAAAACGCTTTTAAGGAAATCTATCCTGGACTTATTGCTGGCCGCTATTCCAATGACAAAGGCGGCAGCCAAATGTTAATGAAATGGGTAACAGAGGCTAACCCCAACTTTGATATTTCGCTTTACAAAGAACTGTCCAGCGCTATTGAAAGCGAACGCACAGCCTTTTTCTATGAGCAAAAGAAACTCATATCAATGCAAAACGAACACAAGAACCAGCTTCAGACTTTTCCTGGCACGTGGTTTCTTTCTGGCCGTCAAGTTGTAGAAATTGCAGTTATTACGTCTGATGTGACTGCGACGGCTTATGAATCCAAACAAGAGAACAATGTTAGCCTTTTTAACCAATAAGCATCATGCTAATTTACTTAGCTTTACTTTTTCCGATTGTTACTGCTGTTTTGCTTCTGGCGTTCTATCGCAAATATTTGGTTTGGTGGGAAATTTCGATACCGTTTGTAGCCTCGCTTGTAGTCGTAATAATAACTAAGTGGGCTTCCGAAACTTCGCAAGTGCGGGATACTGAGTATTGGGGCAGTCTAGTTACTCAGGCTGAATATTATGAAGATTGGAATGAGCGTGTATCTTGCCGACATGATAGGTATTGTACCAGAACAGTTACAGACTCACAAGGTCAAACAAGAACAGAAAGCTATGTATGTGGTAAAGAGCATAGCTATGATGTAGACTACCACCCTGCTGAATGGTTGATGTTGACAGATTGTAAAGAGCGCTTTAGCATTGAACAAAGCTACTATTATAAGCTTGTGGAGCAATTTGGTAACGAAAACTTTGTTGAGCTTAATCGCGATTATCATTCCGATGACGGTGATAAATATATTTCGGTTTGGAATGGAGAAGAAAGCTCTGCTCGACCTGTGGTTACGCTACATACCTATGAAAATCGGGTTCAAGCTTCTAAAAGCGTTTTTAACTACGAGGCTGTTTCTGATTCTGACAAAGCTTTTTATACTTTGTTTGACTATCCAAATCCGAAGGGCTATTCTTGCAACTCTATCTTAGGTGCTGATTATCCTGATGCTGAAAAGAAACTGCGCTATCTAAATGGTTACTTGGGGCCAAAGAAGCAACTGCGAATCTGGGTTCTGGTATTTAAAAATCAGCCGCGTAACGCAGGTTTGGCGCAGGAAGCTTATTGGAAGGGTGGTAACAAGAATGAATTCGTAGTTTGTATTGGCATAACTGATTCAAACAGAGTCGCATGGTCTCATGTTTTTTCCTGGTCAGAAGTTTTTGATTTAAAAGCGGATGCAAAGAATTTTGTTGAATCACAAGCCAAACTTGATCTGTCTACGATAGCTATTTGGCTTGAGCGTAACTTGCAGAATCGCTTTGTGCGCAAGCAGTTTGCAGAGTTTTCTTATCTGACAGTAGAGCCTTCAGGGTTTGCAATAGCTTCGGGCTTTGTTATTGTGCTGTTGTCTTGTGTCGGCACCGGTATTTTTGTTGTAAAAAACGGTATCGAAAAATAAATTAGAAAAGACTTGACTCTTAGAAAAAGTTTACGTATATTAGAATCATGGAAACGACAAAACCAAATTTCGCTAATGGCCTGGTTATCGCTTATGTGACGAGCTTTGAGTTCGGACTGCCACACTTGGCTGAAGTAAAGATCAAATCTGAAACAGACGCATCCTATCTTGGCGTAGAAATGCTCCAAGACGGGCTGTGCAATCTTGGCCTCTTTTACCGAGTATCAAAACGCTTGTCTAAAAACGATCGGCATGCAAAGGTTTTTTCAACTGCTAAAGCTGCGCTTGATTATCTTTATGGACAAACGCTGGAAGTTGCAAAAGCAGCCGACGAACAAATGCAGCTTGTTAAGCTTGCAATGGAGCAAGCTAAAAATTTGTAAGGATGTGCAGGAATGAACAAAGCGTCAATCAAATCAAAAGATATTTATTTTGCAATTATTGGCAATCATACTAAAGAAGTAACCGGTGTTTGCACAGGTGAATCCTTGCTTGATGTGTGCAAGGAGGATCATTGTCCGGATTTTGTCGAGATTACTAAAGAGCAGTTTGATGATTTTGGTGACAATGGTATTGTGCTATCAGAAAATTTGAAAAGGTATACATCTAAAATTGTAATGAGAGTTAAATTGACACCGATACGAGCAAGTCGCCCAAAGCATACGTGATTGCCAAAGCAAGAGAAACCAAAAGGAGAATTAAAATGTTGACCAAAGACGACTTTATTTTTATCGAGGGCGGCACTTTTCAAATGGGCAGCCCTGAAACCGAGATTGATCGCTTTAGTGACGAGACTTTGCACCAAGTCACGGTTGCCGATTTTTACCTCGGCAAAACGCCCGTCACCCAAAAACAATGGCGCGAGATCATGGGCGGCAATCCCTCCCATTTTAAAAATTGCGATGATTGCCCGGTTGAAACCGTAAGCTGGTACGAGGCGCAGGCCTTCATTGATAAGCTGAATACAAAAACCGGCATGAAATTCCGCTTGCCGACTGAAGCCGAATGGGAATACGCCGCGCGTGGCGGGCGTAAATCTACCGCCTCAAATTTGTATGCCGGCAGCAACAATTTGGATGAAGTGGGATGGTATGATAAAAATTCAAACGGCAAGACTCATCCGGTTGCCGCAAAAAAGCCGAATGAATTGGGCCTGTACGACATGAGCAGCAATGTTTATGAGTGGTGTCAGGATTGGTATGACGAAAAATATTATGGTGAATGCCAAAAGAAAGGAACGGTGGAAAATCCTACGGGGCCGGAAAGCGGTTCGCGCCGGGTGGTGCGCGGCGGCAGTTGGTACTACGACGCGCGGTATTGCCGCTCCGCTTATCGCAACAGGATCAATCCTGCCTACTGCGGCGTCAACATTGGCTTCCGCCTGGTGTTCGTCCCGTAGTCCCAGAAAGGATTAGATATGGCGTCTCTAAACAGAATCAAGCTTTGAATGATCAGATTGAGAAAAAATTTACTGAAAGGACAAAACCAAAATGAACGATCTTATTCTTGCAAACCAGCCTGAGACCATTGTACAGGCTGTCGATCCTACCCAAGCTCGAAACGTGCTACACTTGACGCTTACTCCTGAATTGGGTGGTGATAGAACGTTTAACTTTGCAGACTTGGACTTGGATCGAGGTATTGAATCTACTCAAGAGCAAGTTTTCAATGCGCTCGACCGAGCTTTATCAGATGATGGCATTCGATTACCGCGAGGCAGCTATGTTGTTCAGCCTAATGCTACCTCTAACAGTCTGTCGGTTTTTCCAAAATCTGGATTTGGTAACATCTAACTTTTTCACAAACTTGAGTTAAGGAGAACTTGTGGATAATCTCAACACACTGCCTGAGCAAACCGATCAGCAACGTCTTGTCGCTTACAAGGCGATCATAGCCGCCTGCACACATACTTTCAGTAAAAACAAGCTGCAAGTAGACAAGATGAAAGACGCGCTCAGGGCTTTTTATCCGCTGGCTAAGACCGATCCGCTCTTTGCTTGCAAGTTAGCAGCTTGGAGCGCTTCGGACAAGAATGAGTCACGTGATCTGAAGCTGATTAGTATTTACACGAATAGCCTGTCAGACGCCGATGGAAGTTTATTCACTATTGGCGGTACGATCCGTAAGCCCAACTTACGGCAGGTCTCGGCAGCGCTCTTATCGAGCTTGAATCCCAAAGAACTCTTTCGCTTGGCTTATCTTCGTAAGCTCAAGTGGTCGCCCAACGGCCAGATCGAAGCGCAGCATTTTCCCAACAGCTTGCGGACAGCGATCCGGCAATATTTGGAGTCGTTGCCTGCCTCGGCACTTAAAGCTCATGTTAAAGCCGGCTTCTCGCGGCATTTGATCTCGACGTTTCGATTGGTTCATGCACAGCCTACAGCACAACAAGCTATAATCTTGCGCTGGCAACAGCAGGAAAAACGCGGTCTGAATGTCGAAGTTGCAGCAGCAGAGAATCCGTTTAAAGGCTTGTCCGACAAGAAGATTGCCCAAAAGATCGTAAACGAAAAATTCAAGTTTCGCCAGGCGCTGTCGCTGCTCGAAAAAGAGCCAAACTTAACTGTCTTGGAAGCTTTGCTTGAAGTTGGCAGTCCGAACGAGCTTTTGGTACAAACCAGCCTGTTCGACAAGGGCGGCCTTCTGGCTGTACCTGAGCTTGCTGAGAAGTTCTATGCCAAGCTTGCTCAAGCTAAAAGCGCTGACCGTCTCGATACGATCAAATTTGAGACGACCGAGGGGGTGAAAGAAAGACTGGCTGAGTCTCGTGCCAAGAGTCGGCAGGCTCAGTTCGGGCAGTTGGATGGTGAGCTTTGGATGGATGTTGACAAATCAGGCTCGATGAAAATTGCTATTGATCAGGCCAAAGAAAGTGCCGCTACGGTTTGCGAAATTGTCGGCGCTGAAAACTTCTTTTGGGGCTTGATCGGCTCAGGCGGTACAGTACTGACTGATAAGCCGACAACCAAAGAAAAGGCCATGTCAATTCTCTACTTGCACCAGGCCAACGATAGTAATACCGACTGCTTCGCCAATCTGCGTGGTGCGATGCAAAAACGGAATATCAAATACTGGATGATCCTGACTGACGGTGGACATAATCTCGGCTCAACCGACTTGTCAAAGATGAAAAAACCGGATGCGGCCATTATTGTCAAGCTTGGCAATTACACGCATGACCTGGAAGGCCACTTGCAGAAAAATAAAATTCCGTTTGCGGCGCATGATCCGAGCATTTTGAAATCCAGCAATCTGGTTGTGCAAAGCCTCAAAGCGATTTTGAAGGGCGAGACGGCGATCATCGAAGAAATAATGTCAACAAATTTGGCGCGTTACGGAGTCAATCTGTGAGCCACAGTAGAATTAAGCTTTGTCCTGTTGTAGCTGGACGAGCCTACAGCGACGAGTCAGTATTTTCTCTGAGTAAACCAGACGGCTGGCACGAAGTAGATGTGTTGAATCGAGAGTATATTCGTGCCAGCCGAATGCAGGACTTGTTGACTTACAAAGCGCCGGTCAAAGCTTACTTCTTACGTGGTCAACTGGTGCCAAAAAGCTTCGATGTTACCAAGCGTTTTGAAGTTTCGCTGAAAGAATATCTGCTTGGCAAAGACCAAACGTTTCAGGACTTCGATGTTTTGGCTTTTTGTAAAATTCGCAACAAAGTGTTTTTAGTAAGAAAAGAAGCTTCTGACGGCGCTTTGTTCTTGCCCAAGATGAAACTGGTCAACGGCGAGAAGTTGGAAAGCGCCAAAGGGCTATCACCTGAACAAGTTTACCTTCTCGGCTGCTATGCGATGATCTTGGCCGAGCAGAAAGCCAAGTTGGAAGCTGAGAACTTGCCGAATCGAATAAAACGTGTGTTTAGCTTAACTGGTGCGAAGCTGGTTGAGTTTAAAACAGCAGCTAAAGGCTTGATCGAAATTTCGTGGCAATATTTACAACACACATTTCTTTCAACAGTTTACGAAAAGGATTTGCGCGTTCTATCATCTGGTTTTTGTTTAGCAGGAAGTGATAGCAAACAGACTCTTGCGTCTTTGCCTTGTATAGCTAAAGAGGCTATCGAAGACGATAAGTTATATATAACTCGTCATGTAAATAGTTAGATAAGAAAATGAAAGAAGAATGGGCATTTATAAGAGGTTTTAAAAATAAGTACGATGTTTCTACTTTCGGTCGAGTTCGATCTATTGGGCGTATAATAACGTCTGGAAGAAGCTACAAGAATTTTAGAGCAACAAAGACATTTATAATGAAGTTGAAACTGAGAAATGACGGTTATTTGTCAGTTTCTTTATGTCGAAATGGCAGCCGTAAAAGTTATGCTGTGCATCGTTTAGTTGCTAAAGCTTTTATTCCTAATCCGTCAAACAAATCACAAGTTAATCATAAGGATGGAGTAAGATCAAATTGTCGAGTAAATAATCTGGAATGGTCTACTGTTTCGGAAAATCATAAACATTCCTTTGCCAAGCTAAATAGAAAGAAGCCTCAAGTTTGGCTTGGAAAAAAGGGTTTTGATAATTTTAATAGCAAAGCTGTTTTACAATTTACACTGGACAATAAGTTCGTAGCATTGCATGGTAGTGCTATGCTTGCAGCAAGTGCAGTCGGTTGTTCTTCTCATTCGCGTATTGCAAAAGTATGTCGAGACCAAAACGGAACGACATCAAGGAATCACAGATGGATATACGAGTCTGACTATTTGCAAGGTTTCGGAATAGAAGCAGAGTCGAAAAAGAAGAAGAATAAACGGTCTATTCATTATACAGGCTTTATTGCAGAACCTTTTAATAGCTTGTTTTGCTCTAAAATTTCAGCAAAGATTATAAAAAGAGGCAATCATTCTTATGCCGTGAATGAAGTTGATTGTAAGCTTTGTTTATCAAAATTAGGATCGGACAATCGCCAAACCTTAGCCAGCCTGCCAAATGTAGTCAAGCAGGCGGTAGACGGACATAAGCTGGTTATAACTCGTCATGTTGGCGATGATAACGGAGACGATGGCGAATGAAAGAAGTATTCCTGCTTAAATCAGCAAGAGAAGTTGTTTTTATCGACGGTACTGCAAGCTCTGTTTTAAAAAACGGAGATTTTTTTAGAATCCGAGATTTTATAAAAGAAGCTGATCGCCGGTACGGGAAAAAAGCGTACACTTTAATGTTGCATTCTCATCCCAATGGTTTTGAAAACCTGTCACAAGCCGATGTTGATACGATGATTGGCCTAAGATTGGGACTGGACAGAAATTTCATTTGTGGTATTGTAACCGAACGGATTGTAAAATTGTTTCGAGTGAAGCTGTGGAATAAGCAAGTTTATATTCAGAATTTGGATTGGTTGGATAGAGTGGTGACTAAATTATTGCTGAGAAATCTAATCAACGAATTGAGAGACAAGTCTAACTACTTATGAACAAAACCGTAACAATTTTTGGTCTGGGTGCGATTGGCTCCAATCTTGGCTATAACTTATTCCAGGCAGAGCCACGTCTTATCATAAACGGTATTGATAAAGATATTGTCGAGCAACGCAACCTCGGCAACCAAATCTATTCGCAGCCGTTTGTTGGCCAAAGCAAAGTCGATGCCTTTGTGGCCGAGCTTTACATGCGAACGCAGAGTATGCCGAAAGGCAAGTTTATCAAGGCCGAATTGGGCAAGGACAGATTGAGTTTAGACGGACTGTTCGTAGATGCTTTTGACAATTTCAAATCGAGAGATATTTTGCATCAAATTGCAAAATCTCGCAATGTCGAGTCTGAAATCGTTCATCTTGGCTTTGGAGTTATCGACAAATCTTTGTTCGGCACAATCCAGTGGAATGGCAGTTTTCAAACAGGACAAACCGACGCTCCAGGGCAAGACGTATGCCAAATCCCCGATGCAACGTGGTGGATCAAGGGAGCCGTTGCGATCATGACGCTAAACGTGCTGAATTTCTTGCGCAAGGGCGAGGTAAAGAATCTGGTTATCAAACCCGATCTTTCCACCAAAAATTTATAAGAAAAAGCTTGATTTTTAATTGTTCTTTGCTTATATTAGATCAGCGATAGTAATTGTTCTTTGATGATGAAAAAAGCGCCAGCCACGCTGATGAAGTTTGTCTACATGGATCGCCCAATTGGTAGGGCATATCACTGTTAATGATAATGTTGCGGGTTCAAGTCCCGTTCCAAATGCAGTTTGACAATATTCGCTTGTGTGGCTGGTTTTAGATTTGAAAAGCCTTTTGCGCTGATGTCAAGTTTTTACACGGACTCGAAATCCGAAGCTCTCTCCCCAAAACTGTCTCAAATGATCGGGATGGTTCTGGGGAGAGCAACAAGCAGTACAAAAACTTTACGCTTGTGCAAAAGGCCATCTCGAAAAAAAGTCCTTTCACGCTGATGCAAGTAGCCTACATGGTGCTTGGGTTCGAGTCCCAACGGAAGCTTCGGCTTTTGTAGCTCAGTTGGCAGAGCAAGTGTTTTCGGAACACTGTTAAAGTGAAAGCTATTAGCCCTTGTGTGCAGGACTCCCCGATATAAGCAGTATACGCTGATACTTCAGTTTCTACACGGATAAGTCGCCGGCCTAATAAGCCGGTTATCTTCGTTCAAATCGAAGGTTTCCCGCAAAAAGAATAGATTAAAAAACGGGAAACTTGACTAATGCAGTTTGAAACTATGTGCTTGTGTATGCTGCTTTTTATTTTTAGGAGATTTTAATTTGCTAATAAAGCATGGTCATCGTGCAATTTATAAAAATTGCGATGTTTGTGGTGTTCTATTTTTAGCCAGAGCAGACAGTCTAAGTAGACGAGGAGAGCGATTTTGTTCAAGAAAATGCGGTTGTAAGATTGGTGTTGCGTTGTTGTCTAAGTTAGACCGAGCAAAAGAAAAGAATGGTAATTGGAAAGGCGGTTTAAGCAAAAACCATTATCACTATAAAAAATTGCAAGTAAAACGCTATCCTGAAAAAGTAAATGCACGTGAGAGTGTTCACAGGGCAGTAAGATCGGGAAGACTAATAAAGCAACCTTGCAAAGTTTGTGGTGAGTCAAAAGTCTTTGCACATCATGTCGATTATTCCAAGCCTCTTGAAGTCGAATGGTTGTGTAGAAAACACCACCGAGAAGTTCACAATAATAGGCACTAAAATGCAAAAGGTAGGATTTAACAAAATCGACTTGCTTAAGTTTGGCAACGAAATTCAAACAGTCGGTTCGATCCTGTCTGACTCGAAGAATATCTATCTGCTCGAATACCCTGCTGCCAGCTTTGACGGCAAAGAAGTTAAGCAGATCGTACTCTCTGAAACCGAATGGCAAACGCTGCTGAATCAACTCGACTCCTGCCAGACCGAAGTGAGTTGGGATGGCAAGAAAGCGCTTTTTCGTAAATGCCAGCGCGTGATCGACAATTTCGTTTGCTGGAAAGTTTACAAGCGCGACAACTACACCTGCCGTTACTGTGGACGCGACGCTGTGCCGCTGACGGTCGATCACGTTATTCTGTGGGAAGAGGGTGGCCAGTCGGTGGAAGAAAATCTTATCACCTGCTGCAAGCCCTGCAACCGTGAACGCGGCAAGATGCAGTACGATGAATGGCTAATTTCGCCTTTCTACGAAAAGTCCATGCGTAGTCTTTCGGCAGATGTTCAAGAACAGAACTTACAAGTCGTCAGCAGATTGGATTATCTCCGCACTTTGAAGGGGCCAGTGCGGAGCAAAAGAAAATGACATTTTGTAAATAAGGCTTGACTTTGTCGATTTTATTACGTATATTGTGTAGGCAGGCTCTTTGTCCAATGGCGTCCGGTGTAGGATTGCTGCTTTGCATAAACCGGTTTCAATCCGGAGAATGAAGCGAGCTTACTTGACCGGATAAGAGCCTGCTGAATTTATATCGAGCGATCAGCAAGATAAATGGTGATTCAGACGAAGATTGAGATGCTTGAGATTTGCTTCAAGCACAGGTTCGGCAGGCTGCCCGAAGTTCTGTTTGCGCCGGAACCGAAGCGAGAAAGCAAATACGAGCCTAAAGACGCTTACAAGCCCAAGTTTCTAAAGTCTGATCGTCTCTCGGTACAGGGCTACGGCTGGCAACTGTTCTGGGATGTGCCTGAGCCAATAATGCTCGACCTGCTGGCAAAAGAAAAAGCCGAAGCCCGATTTAAGGAAGCGCTTGAGGAGATAAGAAAACAATGCAAGTCAAATACCAAATCATCAAAACCGAGATTCAGAGCAAGACCAGGCTTTGGATCATTAAAAACCAACGGTACAGAACATCAACTCGAAAGAATAGTAAAAGCTTGGGAAGCAACAGACCAAGAGCCTTACAGCCAGTTTGACCGCGGCGAATACACTGAGATCGAGTACGAGAAGATCGGCGGCATGACACCGCGGCATGACACCGAAGGGCGTGTTCTTGGATAACAAATTTGCGCCGTTCTCGCAAATGAAACTCGATGTAGACAACAGAATTTATATCAAAAACTGGCTCTATGAAAAGGAGTTTTCTTAGATGTCTCGCTCAATCAATCAAAAGCCTTCCGGCTACAACACGCCAAAGCTGATCTTGAAAGCTTCTACTAAACGCCGCAATCGGCAGTATACTCGCGCTTATTTGCACAGCGTCAAAACTGGTGTAGTGCCTAAAAAATAAATTCCAGCGTACAAACGCTGTGACGATCTGTGGAATTACGACTAAGATGAAAAGCATAATGAACTTGGCTTTTGCTGAAATGGTTGTAAAGAAACTCAAAGCACAAGGCATAGAAGCTCATATTTATAATGTTGCTCAAACCGGCTCGATCTATATTCGTTTTGCCAGAAAAGAATTTTGCTCTCTAAGGATAGGTGATCATGATGGAAGAGAAAAGTACAAGTATAAATTTAACCTGCGGAGTGACATCGAAAACTTTTACGAAGAGATCGACAAAAATATCAGACGGTACTATTATCCGTTTAGTGACGTTGACGAGCTAGTGCAGTCGATCAGACGCTTTCAAGAAAGCCGAAAAGACTATCATTATGAAAGTTGAAATTAAAAGTAAAAACCGTGTTTACGATGGCTTCTTCAAAATAGATGAAGTTGCAGTTGAACACGAGCGTTTCGACGGCTCCAAGCAAACAATTAAAAGACTGTGTTTCGAGCGCGGCGATGCGGTTGCTGCTGTAGTGCTTGATCCTAAAACCAACGAGCTTTTGTTTACCGAGCAATTTCGCTATCCGGCTTATTCTCGCAGTGGTGAATCAACAATAGTTGAGCTTGTAGCTGGAATGGTCAAGCCGGAAGAAGAATCCAGCAAGACGCTGGAGCGAGAGATTGTCGAGGAACTCGGCTATGAGATTGATAATTCAACTTATCTTGGCACGTACTTTCTTTCTCCTGGTGGCTCGTCTGAACGTGTTTTCTTGTATTTTGTTAAGCTTGGCGATAAGATTGGCAACGGTGGTGGTTTATTGGAAGAAAACGAAGATATAAGAATCATTCGTATCCCGGTAGACGAGCTTGTGCAGGAAAGCAAGTGGAGCTTAGGTTTGACTCCGTCTATTGCTAAGTACAATTTTGACGATGCCAAGACTCAACTTGGTTTGATGCTATCACAAAAGCTTTGGTCATGAGCTTATCGAATGGGCTTGGAGTTTCAATAGGTATTACATCAAATGGTCTTTATGACATGAACAAAACAGTTTCAAGGGGTTTGGACAAAACGGTTGGTTTTTAATCTTATGATCGAACTAAAAGCAAACATCTGGGACAAACAGTTCGACGGCTGCTGGCGTGTGATTCCTATCAATTGCCAAGTAAATTCAAAAGGCGAATTGATTATGGGAGCAGGACTGGCCAGAGAAGCAAAAAATCGTTATTCCACACTGCCTGAGTATTGGGGCAGACAATACAAAGATGGCTACACCGGACTCGATCCTTATAGTCCAAATGATGCAATAAAATTGCTGGCATTCCCAACAAAAGACCACTGGAAGGACGATTCGGACATTCGGCTTATAGCCATAAATTTGAAATCGCTTTATGGACTTTATCAGGCTGGCTATCTTGAGAAAATTGTTTGTCCTCGTCTCGGTTGTGGTCTTGGAAAGCTTGATTGGGACACGCAGGTTAAACCGTTGGTTGAGAAATATTTCGGTGATGATCCCAACTTTATTGTGGTGAATTTATAATATGAAGAAGATTAAGCTGTCTGGAATCGTACAGAGAAAGTTGTGCCAAACCAAAGCAAAAATAGAAAATTTCTCTCTTGAATCTCATCAAGAGTTTTGCTAAATTGACTCTGTAGAAAAAGAAAAACGCCCAGTGAATCATCTGGGCGTCAAAGGAAGGACAAAGGTTACAAAAGAATATACGCATATTTTGGCTTAAAGTTCAAGTAAAATATGCTAAAATTCTGTCCTGCCTGATTTTTCTCGCCTGTATTGTGTAGAAGGGTGGTTGTGATCGCCTCTTTGTCATTAAGCAATTCTGTGAATATTACATCGCATCCGCGTGAAGCTAAGACGCGAAAGCACAAAACTGTGCTCCGTTTGCACAGCATCTTTGGCAGTTTTATCATGACGGAAACCAGCAAAAAACATGCGTTGGCTTTTGATTTGAAGCAAGCGCTGACCAATCTTGATTTTTCCCACTCACACAGTGATAAAGTTTTGGGAGAATTCGCCAACTGGATTCTGGTGACGTATTTTGACTATGTCGAAGTTGCCTTGCTGAAGGATGCTGTTTTAGGACTGGCCAAGCTGGAAAAATCCGAAAAGCCTCTGACCATCGTTGAGCTTTTGGAGAAGTCCTTAGTTGTTGCTTTGGAAAGTAGCAAGACCTGGGATCAGCTTTTAGGATGGACGGCGGCCAAGCTTGCAGATGGAGCCAACACGGATTCGCTTGATGATCGTTTGCTTACTACAGTCAGGAACTTACCTCAGCATGAACGAGCAAAACTAATCAGGACGGTCAAATATGGTCAAGAACGATCTGCAATACGTAGACACGGCACTTTGGGGATATAGAAGCAGGAACAATCCGAAACGCCTCTCATGGTTGGTTAATTACCTCAACACCTTAAGCCTCGGCAACGCCCAAAATCTCGAAAACGTTTTTATCGGCCAATACCTTTTTGGTGCAGACTTTCTTTCGCACGTCGAAAAAGAAAAATCAATTTCAGGCTACAAGGGTTTGCACATCTCGCCTTTTATTATGACCGATACGGATGAAAAAGGCAGTGTCTTGGATAGCGTGGCAAAAGTCAAAGACCTGATCGAGCACTTTGATAGCTTTGGATTGACACTATTTGAAAACATGCTGATCAGATTGACCGGACACAAGGGCTTTAATTTGATCATACCGGCAGGAACCATTGGCTATGAGCCACGAGAAGATTTTTCTGACGTAGTTTACCGATTTGTCGAACTGCTCTTGCCAAACGAAGGAAAAACCAGAGGCTGGCTCAACTGGCATAGATCGGAAGATTCAGATTACGCCAGAGAAGCCAACAAGTTAAAACACACTGATTCGAGCATTTACGAAAAAAGCAAACTTTATCGTTTGCCATGCACAAAGAATGCACCAAAATCTCCGGAAGAAAACGATGGACAACCTTACGGATTCTGTCTTTACCTGGACAAAAATGAAACCGAAGCCGTTTTTAACAATCCCAAAGAAATCTTTGATATATGGAGCCAGCCCAATGGACGAGGAGTAACCAAAGAATATTTAGATGGCAGCCATTTTTGGACTTACAAACCCGTTCCCAAGTTGCAGGAGCTTTGGGAAAGAGCTATTGAGCTTGCCAAAACCAAACCAACCTATCATTTAGTCACTGGATCAAAAGGCAGTTTTAATCCGCTTGGCGCTTTAGCTCCTCGTTGTATAAAAAAAGCCTGGGATGTTATTAACAACGGTGGATTAGGCGTTGACAAAGACGGCAAAACGGTTGATCTTCTGGCCGGACGTTGCAATGATACTTTTGAGGCGATTTTGCCTTATGTCTACCGTATGTTTCCAGATGAAGATTTCTTCTGTGCTGCAATTAGACGACTCAACTCCAAGCTTGAGAAGCCGATGTCCAGCAGTTCGGTAGATGGTATGCTGGCGACGTTTTTGAAGAACAAGTATGGCTTCTCTTGTGGCAACGACTCTGGACGTGGAAAGCTCCTGCAAAGCTTCTGTGGCGGTTATTGCAGCAAGGAAAAGCGAACCTGGGTCTACGGCCACGAAGCTTATGACAAGATGAACAAATTCTGGCTACAAGGCGACAGCCCTGTGACTACCGGCATGAGATTCTGGGATGAAATGTTTCGAGGGCATCTACCGGGACAAGTTGTTTGCTTTCAGAGTTTGCCGGGGGTCGGTAAAACCAGTTTCAACGGCAGAATCTTTCGTCATCAAGTGCCGATTGGGAAGCAGCATGATAAGATTTGTGTGTTCTCAACACCTGAAGAAAATCACGAAATCATTCAAACTTATCTCTCGATGCAACAGGGCGAAATGACCCTTTCACGCTTAAAAGAGGAGATAAAACGAGATGGAAGAGCTAACGGAAAAATTCAGGATTTCAACGAAAAGTACGGCAGAGACTACGTGCTTGACTATATTAGGGGAAAAACGCCCAAAGCCATACGTGAGAATTTGGAGCAAATCAGGCAAAACAGTGGCAAGAATTTCTTCTCTATCATATTGGATAGCGTCACTTTCATCAAACCCGACAACGACAACTTGCAAGGCGCAGCCAGAGCCGAGTCGGTAGCCAATGCGATGGAAGATATTGCTGCTGAATTTAATACGACGTTGTTTATTTCCATTCATTTGCCAAAATTTGAAGCCTACAATAGTTTTGGCAAAAAACGTAAACAACGGCTTACTGATGGCCGTCCGAGCCTGGTAGGAGCCAAAGGCACAGTCGATTGGGCTGGCTTAGTCAGTCATTTGGCTTCGATCTATACCAGAGGCGACCGCGTTGTAATGTTGGCACCGGAAAAAGGAAGGCTTAGAGATGACGGCAGACCGTTACCACATCCTCAGCCCTACTTGCGATCAGGTCACTATATGTTATACTCACTTGAAGAAGCTGCACAGCTTTATGGTGATAGAGTCAATGATGTCTTTGGCGTGGACAGTTACGAATTAGAGACCATTGCAGAACATGGCGATCATGAGTTGGAGAGTCAGGAATGATACAGTTACGAACACCACTCTACGAAGTCAACAGGCTGAAGCAAACTGTCGATCCTGACTTCTTAAAGATTGCCAACAAACCGTGCAACCGTTGTGATCTGTCGCCAGTCAGAAACAAAGCTTGTAAGCAGCCGGTTCCTCCAGTTGGTAATTTGGAAACAGCCAAGATGCTTATTTTGATGCAAAACCCTGGCGACACTGAGAATTCTCACGGAATTCCGGCCTGTGGGCCAGCACGTACCTTTATCAACGAATTTCTAAAGCGTGGCTTGACCTTTGACGATTTTGTTCTGGCTAATGCCCTGTGGTGTTACACTGAAAGAGGCCAAAAGATTGGTGCTCGTCATGTCAATGCTTGTCGTTACAACTTGTCTTATCTTTTGACTAAAGGACATTTTGATTTAGTCGTTCCAGTTGGCGACTATGCTCTGAAAATGATCGAAGGACAAGACGCTCGGCTTGATCTTCGTGCTGGCAATCCTGGTCATGTCACTTGGTTTCCTGACCAAAATCAAAAAGGTGATCCAGTATTCAAGAAGTGCGAGTTTGACGATTTTCCGATTTATCATCCTACTCATATCGACTACCTGGAAAGCGATTATGGCAGAGTTCGGGCACGACAAGATATGTTCAGTCATATCGACTATATAGTTGCCCAATATAAAAACATCAAGACTGGCAAAAAATTAGAACTGCCTTATAAGCATTTTACCGCAAGGACTGAAGAGGAGAGCCACAAATGGATTGACTGGTTGGCCGAGAATGCCGAATGGCTGGCTATCGACTTTGAGACCTGGCAACTGACCCATACACCACAAGGCATCTTCTTTTCATGCTCATGGGCACCCTGGCACTCAATTGGGTTCTGGCTTTATCAATGTGTCGATCTGCCCGAAGATAAATATTACATGATGAAAGGAAATAAAAATTCCAAGTTTGAGATGAAATGGGAGCTAAAAGACTGGCATAACGAGGGGTCAGCCAAAAGAATCATGGCGCACTTTAATGATGCAATCATACAAAAGAAAAACCGGCCTTACATTTTCGGCCAGCACGTGCAGATTGAAATGTCCTGCTTGGATTACTTCGGCATCAAGCTCAAGCCCAAGTTTGACGATTATTCCAAACCAGGGGCAATAATTTTTGATACTATGGTCGGTCTTAGAACGGTGATGCAGACACAAAGCGTCTCGATGAAAGTCTTGATGCAGAAGTCCATGCCGCTTGAAGCTTCACAAAAGGACTGGGTTGATGATGTATTGACCGAAAATGAAGTGTTTTGTACTGGCTACGGTTTGTTAGCCAGGAAACCTGAGCGGCCTGATGACGAGTTAATCAAAATCGGATTGCAATACAACGATTGGCAAAGCATGGTTAGAGAAAAAGGACTGACACCAGCCAAAGCGCGAGATGCGTGTCCGCTCTCTCAAGCCGACCTTGCGGACATCGACAAGTATTGGCTCGAACGTCCGGCTATGCTCAGACACAGGCTTTTGGAGCATCGTTGTAAGCTTGATACAGACATTACAGGGCGTTTGCAAGATGCTTATTGGAAGTTGGCTTTGTCTGGTCAAGCTTTGGAAAATCTTAATTCAATCAATTTGACAAGAATGGAACAACTGCAAGGAGTGAACGAAGATGATTGATCTAAAACGTTATATCGAAAACCACATAGATTGGTCTGAACAAACTTTTGGCAATGGGCAGAGGACTATTGGAATAACAAAGCACATTGCTAAAGAGCTTGAAGAAATAAAAGCTAAACCAGATGATATTGAAGAATGGATTGATGTTATTATTTTAGCAATTGACGGAGCTTGGCGAGCAGGTTGGAGTGCTGAAGATATTGTTGACAATCTTGTTTTAAAACAAAAAATAAATATAAGTCGTGATTGGCCTCCAGTTGGAACCGTATCAGAAGATCAACCATCAGAACACTTGAAAAATTTATGATACCAGTCCCTCCAAATGTCACACAGGCTAATATTGACTTGCAGAACGTGAGTCAACGCTTGGTTCCAATTTTGTGGCGCTGTCATAAATATGGTTTTCCGATTGGCAGTGCAGACTTGAGTGACAACGTCTTTGCCTTCAAAGCCGAAGCCTGGCAAAAGCGCTTGGCTGATCTCAAGACCAAGCTGTTTGACTTTGTTGGCAAGCCGTTCAATCTGGATAATCATCATCCTACCAGCAAGAACGGTGTTCGGCACTTTCTCTATGCCAAAAAAGAACAAGGTGGTCTTGGTCTTGAGCCAGTGAAAGTTCATGGGAAAATCTGCTCAAATAAATACGCTGTTTGCAAACTGCATTACGATATTCAGCAAAACAAAGAAGAAGAGCTTAATCGAATCTTTAAGACCTTGATTGAGATTCGGATGCTTCAGCATCGTTATCGTTTTGCCACTGCCCGAATGCTCCTCTTTGAGTCCTGCAAGCGTTGTGACGATGACACTAAGTTCAAGTGTCTTTATTGCGGAGGCACAGGACACGGCAAAGTTTTGGGCTTCGATCCAAAATATTGCTCAGAAAAGAACGGCTGGATTTATTTGCATCCTTATTTCATCCAAACACAAATTACACTTCGGGTTGGTTGTGTCGATCCCAACTTGGAACAAGTGCCAAGAAATAACGAAGAATACGGCATTGACGTAAGAGATCAATATTGCACTGAGCCTGATGAAACCTTCGTTTTTGTCGATGGAGCTAAAACCGAACGACTCTTTGCAGCGATTCGGTTCAATGATCCGGTTATGCTGGACGAAGTTCGACGAGGACACGCAGCAGTAGCAGAATTTGGCGAGCAAATCTTTGGCGTACCAGCCAACCAAATTACTAAAAATAGCGTTGAATATGCTACTACAAAAACCCTGGTCTACGCAACTCAGCTTGGCGGTCAGGGTGATACTGTCCACAGAAAGTTCATGGAGAACTATCGCTACTTCGATCCCGAATATTGCCAGGAGATGGTAGACAAATGCCAAAAACGTTATGAAGCTTACTACACTAATGCCAAAGAAGAGGGCTGGAAAGCCTTGAATGACGGCTATTGGGTAACATATCATGGTCAGAGATTCTTGTGTGAAAAACCTTATAACCTTGATGGCTACAGCCATTGGAAATGGATTAAAAGTCCACGAGCACAACAAGAGTGGGATCGCTTCATGCGGTTTTTTATGGCCAGTCATATTCAGGGGCCGGCTACGGGATTTCACATTCAAAAGGCAGCGCTTGAATCTCAGGACGCTATTGACCGAATGCTAAACCCAAATTGGGACGAATCGAGAATCGAGAATGGCAAGCCAGAGATCGCACAGATTTGCTTACTTAAACACGATGAAATTAGCGTAAGATGCAAAAAAACAATAGCTTATGAGATAGAAAGAATTATAGCAAAAGCTATAACAAATTTAGAAGATGTTGGGCCTTATCTTAAGGGTACTGTGTTGCCTGATCTAAGATTTGATCTAAAATCGGAATCGGAGAGACAAATACAATGGGGTGTACACCCTGATCCCCAATGGCAAACAATGACAAAGGAGAAAAACAGTGAACACTACTACAACAGTAATGGCTTCAGGTTCAAATCGTAGACAAACGGTTATAGCAGATCAAAGAGGTGTTGAAGTAAGAAGAATAATCGGTTTTAGGAATCATTATATTAGTAGAGATGGCATTCCTTACTCTTTTTATAATAGAAAACTGAGAAAACTTACTTCGTTTATAAATAAACATGGCTATGTACAGATTGGCATAGGTGAAAGCAAAAGTATCAAAGCCATGAGATTACACCGTTGTGTTTTGTTGGCATTCTCAGGCAGACCAAAAAAGGGCCAAGTTGCTCGTCATTTGGATGGTAACAAATTGAATAATCATATTGAAAATTTGGTTTGGGGAACTCATAAAGAAAATCGTGCTGATATGGTTCGACATGGAACTGTATTAAATGGAGAAAAACACTGGAAAGTTCGTTTGAATGAATTGCAAGTTAGAATAATCAGGAGGTGTAAAAGTCTATCTGCAAAATTCATTGGAAGTATTTTTGATGTCAACCGAGAAACAATTTACTCAATTTGGAATGGCTCAAATTGGGACTGTTTGCCTGAGTCAAACAATAAGCGGGCTAATGCGCTGACAGCTATTTCGACAGTTTATAGAAAGCTAAACTTTGCTCAATACCGTATTATGCTAAGATGCAGACATCTGCCAACCAATTTCTTGTGCAGAATTTTCTCGGTTAGTGATTTTACTGTGTTAAAGTTCAAAAACAATAAGATTAGCTACAAGAGATGCAAGTGGCATAACAAGACTCTTGGTCAGTATGTTCGTGATCTCGTTGTTTAGCATTTTTGAGTGTGATGAAAACTTAACAAATATGTGCTTGACTTTTCAGTTTTAATTGCTTATATTAGAAGTGTAATGGATGAAGAGTAAGCAAGCTTGGCTGCGGCGAGTAATCGAGATCAACTGACCGCGATCCTACGACGCTATTTGTCAGACGGTCTAAAAAAATAATCTTCTAGTAGCCAGCCAAGCTTGCGATTTTTAACTTGAGTTAAGGAGAGCTAAAATGTACTCATCTAAAGGCGTTCCAAAACCGCACATCAACGCTGACGGTTCTTGTTCTTATATCTGGATGGATTTATACAAGCCATCTGGTAAGTGGGAATACGGAGGTGTTGTCTATGTCGGCGACGTTAAGCCCTGGCAAGACAGCGATTTGTTGATGGATGCAATTAGAGCGAACCAGGACATTGTTGTCGATAGCGCACTCGTTGGCAAGCACGGCGAGTATTGGACAATTGTTGTCGATGATCTGGTTAGCTTGGCCAAGTTGCCTGAATACAAGTTTCTCTGGAAACGCATTATGCAAATTGGTAGAGATGAGTAAAAAAGTAAAATTCTCGCATTATGCCGTCAAAGATGGGAAAGCATAGATAGCATTGCTGAACAGGTCTTTCCTAAATTTAAGCTTATGAAGGATGAGTTGGAACGCAGAGAATTAGAAGCTTGGTTAAAGGAGATAAAAACAGATGGTTGACAATCTCGATCTTGATTTTGGCCTGCCGAAAGAACCAAAGCAAAAACCATATCCTGCATCCAGCTTTCCGGTTCCAAAGCTGACAGAAGATTCTGGAAAAGACTACTTGCCAGAACACATATTCGGAGCATTTGGCGACAAGCGATTTACGCTGCCTGATTTTGTCAAACCTGATGAAGTTGCCCAAGCCACGACAACACTCAGTATTTTGCTTGGCGACCGAAACAAGCTCGATAAAATTCTTGAAAAAGAAAGAGAATGGACGACTATTCAGCGCCACAAATTTGCTGACATTCTCGACCAGATGGACAGAAAAGACGCGCATGATTCTTTGAATTGGCTGTTGGCGACTTTTGGTGATTTGACTAATCCGGCCAGTTCACTTGATTTGCAAGGAAAAATCTTGCAATGGCCACATTTGGGAGAGCAGTTCATCGGAGCAAAGGCCGTTGGCTTTTTGTTGCTCAAAGCGCTTAACCGTGAAAAAGAAACTATAGAAAAAGAACTGCTCAAATTTGAGGCGGAAACCCAGGCCGCCGCCGCAAAGGATACTTTTGAGAAACTGGTTGCCATTAAAATCTCAAGCCCAGGTGAAAAAGACAAAAATGTAGCTCCATCCAGTGTGCCTATGTCAGACGGCAACACAGAGAAAGGTCGAATCCGTCTTTATGGACAGAAGCTCGATGAATTTGACGAACGGCTGAAAGAAGTCGGTGAGCAGATCGACTACGTGAGCCAGATGGCTGTAGCTATAGCTGATACTTACAACTTGTTGCTGCATGTTTCGATTCAAAATCAGGGATTGAGAAAAAATAACATTCAGCAAGGTGCTTAATGTTTAATGAATCAAAGTTTTGTTCAAAATGTAGACACACTAAGGAGCCTAACCAATGATAGAATATAAAATAAAAATGATGCTGCCTGAAGGATGGTCAACTGCTGATCTTCAGGAATACATAAAAACTGCCATCGGGTTTGCTGGTGGATGGTTTCATCCTGATCATCCGTTTTTTAGCTTGAGAAGTTCTGATGTTCATATCGAAGAGGTCAAGCGTGTGCCAGAAAAGATCAATGGCGAACCTTATATTTTAGATGTCTGCTTGGACATTCACACTCAGAACTCAGGCTCACTTGAAAGACAGCCTGATTATGAAGAAACCATTGCTTTTCTAAAGCAAAAGCTACTTTCATGGAAGCCCTCGCCTGATTTTACTCGTGATTTTGACGATGCTGTGAAAAATCTTATTGCTACGACTTTGAAGGAGTCAGAGATCAGAAACAAGATTATTTAGGACTTTTATCAATTACTTATTATCAATTTATTTATCAAGGAGATTTATCTATGCCAGTTACTTCAACCCACGATTTTTTGGAACAGAACTTTGAAGCGCCGGATTGGGGCACCAGAGACACTGGAGCCAGCGCCTTTCCCTATCCGCGAAAAAAAGACATCACCAGCAATCTCTCTAAAGTGCTGTCTTGGACGTTCGAGTTCAGGCCGTTCTCAAAGATATTTCCGGTCTATCGTTTTCGCTATCCTACCTGGGTGGAAATTCAGGAAAATAACGAAAAACGACTGATCCCAAGTTCCAAAGTCATTAACCTGTCCAAGCCGATCTATTTGAACTTGGATGACGGCAAATGGCAATGGAACATTCACAAAGACGAAGAAGCTGAAGGCCGAACTTCTGGAGAGCTTCAGATGCTTAAGTTCTTTGCAGAAATTTTTGAGCCTGAATATGAGCGCATCGTTCATAAATTCAAGGATAAATTGGACGATAAGGCTCTTGCTGAAAAGGTTGGGAGCTACAAACCGGACAAATTCGGCCCGGACTCGAAAATTTATGGCTCTTTCGTCATCGTCAACGAAAAGGTTCAGGCGCTCGACATCAAGGCCACGAGCTTTAATCCCCAAGCCCAAAAGAACTTTCGCAAGACTTTGGACTTTGAGAACGGCATTCGTCAGTATCTCGAAATGACCAAAGACGCCAAAGTAGTTTGGCCGTTTCTTTTGACCAGCTTTATCTTCACGGCGCTCGAATCCAGCCAAAAGAACACCGATGGCTCGGTACGGATTGCCTACGAACCCAAGCCGATGGGCGTTGGTGATGACATGCCGGAACTGGACAAACTTTTCGTCTGCCAATTGAACAAGCGTGGTGAGCTTATCACTCCGCTTATGGTTCATCCTGCTGATGCCAGAGAAGTGGCCAAATACCTGGCTGAAGTTCGCAATCCCAATCTTAAACCTGAAGAAGCCCGTACCATCGAACGGCCAAAGTTTCGTCAGTATCCCGATCAAGACAGCGGCCACGTTGTTTTCATCAACCAGGGTATTGGCAAACCTGAAGGCGTCTCGATTGATCTTTGGAAGGGCAGCCGTAAGGATTACTTTTCGCCTAACGTTCTGAAAGAGTTGGCAACCGAGAAGAACCTGTTTAACTACAAGCCTAGCGACGCGCTTTCCATCTTCGGCGGCTTCAAGATCACAGTTAATGGTGAATGGATTCCAATTGCTGAAAAAGACCTAAAAGCCAATTATGCTGGCCAGCGTGAAGGCAAGCACTTCATGAAGTATCAAGACAAAGACGTTGAAGTGACCTATCACTTTGGACATCTTCAGGAAAACCCGCTTGACCCCGACTTGCCAACGTCTGAAGTCAAAGAAACTCCTATTTATTCTGACGATGTTCGCAAGCGCATTCGGCAGGCTGCCGATCTTTACAACATTCCGATCTGGGGCGGCTATCAGAAATCGGATGATCCTTTTGCCTTTCTAAAAGATAGCAAAACTGTCGTTCAAGCTGTAAGGGAAGAGACTGAAGAAGAGTTCAATCCTGAGCAGCCGGTTCCAAGTAAGAAACTGGTTCCTGAGTTTGCTTCAGTTTAACTTTTGACCCCTCGCAAGAGCCGCCAGCCGAGTCTCTCTTACTCCGGACAAAGCTGGCGGTGATTTTAAAAAATGGGTTAAAAAAGACTTGACTTTTGATAAAAATTTACTTATATTAGATTATGGAAATTAAATAAGGATAAACCAATGACACCGAAAAAAATCTATAACAAAATCGAGCAAAATGCCGAATATATTTTGATCCCTGGCGGCAGTTATAAATTTTCGGTGGCCAGAAAAACGACGCAAGTGCCGGATTTGTATTTCGCCAAATATAAGGAAAAAAACATGATCACACCAACAAAAAACTACATCGAACCACAAAATCCACTCGTGGGCAATCGTGTACCCTGTCCATTTGGCTGCACTCATCAACATCTGGTTGTAGCAGGCCGCCAAATCGTGCAAGACGCATTGCAACGGCCAGAATATCAATTCACTGGCGAACGGACATCAATCTGCGGCAGCCTCGCAAGCGCGACAAAACAAAAGGCCTGCCGGATTGTTTGGGCTTCCGGCAGACTGTTGACCGAATCCGAAGCCAATGAGCTTTACAAGCTTTGGCAAGCCGAAATTTTCAGAGAGGCGGCAGAGTATGGCGCTCATTAAAAAGTTGTCTATTGGCAAAATTGATTTCGATTCGTCTGGCCAGGTGGATGGCATTGACGCCATAACTGGCGTGCCTCCGATTCAAGAGCTTAAAATATACATCGAGCGTTCTGGCAAAGACCTAACCATACTGCCGACTGAAAAAATCTCCGGAAAATCTGTCAGGCTGCCGTTGAGACTGGCTGGCAAACTGCTTAGGCTGGTAAAAGACTTCGATAAAATTGGAAGAAAGGCTGTGGACTTATGAAAATACTTTTTGTACTTTCCATGTCGTGGTTGGAGATATAAATGAGCATAGTTATTTTTTCTGATACTCATTTCGATAGTGGCGATCCTTATAAGCTAAGTCAGCACAAAGAAAATGCTTTAAGGATCGCACTCGAATATGTGATAAAAAACGATCTCGGTGTTCATGCAGGCGATCTTTTTCATAGAAGGAATCCTAATACTGATATTTTAATTTGGGTTTCAAGAATATTTTCTGATGTCTTAGGCAATAGAATAAAAGACTTCATTACGTTAGTTGGTAATCATGGCGACAACGAGCGCGAGTTCAGCCCAATGGAGGTATTTGCCAACGGCGCAAAGTGTTACGGTGCTGCCATGACTTTCATCGGCAGCAAGTCTTATCCTTACGACACCATCCTTTTCAGAGGATGGCTTTCTAATAGTTTTGAAGGACTGAATAAAACTCCTGATGTCAAATATCTCATCACTCACGCCCGCGTCAAAGAGTGGGTGTTTGGCTCAAGCGAAAAAGCCTTTGCAAAATCGGAGCTTTTAAATCTCGGCTTCGATAGAATACTTTTGGGAGATAACCACAAGGCCAGAGACGAGGGAGTTTTAGTATCGGTAGGCTCGCTTTGTCCTAAGGACTTTGCTGATCGAGACGTAGTAGCGGGATTTGTCGTTTTCGATCCCGACCACAACGAGTACAAGCGTGTGACGATTCCAGACTATCCTATCTTTCGGATAGTTGAGATTTATGAGCACGTCGAATTTGAGCCAAATCCTGAATACATCAAAGCCAACATTATCCGATTGAAATTTATCGGAAGTCCTAAATTCGTCCAAGACAAGTCAAATCAAAAACTGTGGCTGCAAAAGATTTGGGCGATGCAGCCGTATCACGTGGACGAGCGGCCTGAGATATTTCAAATCAACCCTGAGCTTGCGCTGAACAGAGCGGAAGAAATTCCGATTGAAGAAGAGATAAAACAAGCTGCAAAGGCTCAGGATTGGTCACAAGGGTCGCTTAACGTTGCTTTAGGGTGCTGAGATGAAAGATAGAACAATCTACGCTGAAAAGTATAAAAAACGTAGTATGTTGGTAAGAAAGGACAGACTGCCCAAAAAGTTGCCAATGTTTAATGATAATGTGAAGATCGAAGAAATAGAAATTACTGAATTCGGCAAGCTCGAAAGAGATGGCAAAGAGTTTGAGTACGCTATCTGTAAAATACTTGTTTCCTAATGCAATACACTCTCCAAATAGACGGTCAGTTCTGCTCTTTGCAAGATCGAGAGTTTGAGTTCCCATCTGGGATGACGATTGTCAGCGGCAAAAACGGGAGCGGCAAAAGCTCATTGCTTCGCGCCCTGACATTAGCTATCACAGATAAAAGCTTGGGCGACCGAGGCAACCAGGGTAGCCGTCCAGATACCTACTACACACTCAAGCTTGCCAATGGTGTGTTTGAAACCGAATCTGGGCGTACTGAAAAAGAAGGCCTTATTTTTACCGGAAGCTACCCAAACGGAGAGTTAAAAGGCGAACGGCAAGAAAACATAAATAAATTCTTGGGCTGGCTTGAGATTAAGCCAGGGTCGGCGTTTGATACGTTGCTTGAAAGGATTCAGTTTAGCGAAGCCAGCCCAAGCATATTTACATTGACACAAAAGAAGTTGCTGGAAAGCGTGACCAGCAGCTTGTCCGACCGCACGAGGCAGTACCAAGTCAAATTTAACAACATCAAGATCGAACGCGACAGGATAGCAGCAGAATTAAAAACTGCAAGGCAACGAGCGCAAGATTTATCAGGCTCAGAGTTTGTTTCTACAGATGAGCTTGAAGAAAAGATCGTGCTCGAATCGGCAAAAATCAACAACAGGCCAGAACCGTTTAAAATACCTTATCTGCAAAAGCAGATAGAAGAGCAGAGAATCGAGCTTAAGCAATCAAATCAAAAGTTCGATGCACTTTGTCTGCAAGCGCAGAAAAGAATCGACGCGCTCAAAACCAAACTTGTAGATAAACAACTTGACGAAAAAGAAATAAAAAACACTCGTGATAAAGTTTTTCGAGAACTTTCAGTTTTAGATTCTGAGATTCAAAAACTCCGCGCCAGCCTGATAAAGCCTTTATATTGTCCGGAATGCAATACCGCTTTGGTCTTGGCTGGACAAACGCTAAAAATAGTAGCGATGGAATCTTTGGCAGAGCTACAACAACAGATCAAAGAAAAATCCGAAGCTAAAGCACAACTGGGAGCAAAAGAGAACGATTTAAACTATAAGCTCGATTTGCTTGAAGAAAAGAAAGAGCTTGACCGCCTGTTGACTGGATTAGAAAAGGCACATATCGAGCATCAAGCCAAAGGTGAGGAGATCACTGAAAAAATCAACAAACTCGGAGCCACGTTAAAAGACGCTATCGAAGCCGAGCCGTTCTGGAAGCGCGTAGACGAACTGCAAAAAGAATTGGCAGTTATCAAGAGCAACAACAAA